GGTGGTGGAGCTTCTATAGTTAGACTTACAGGTCAGACATTAACTGCATCTAGTTGGACACTAGTATCTGGTTATTACACATATACCTTTTCTAATGTAAACATAACTGTTAATACTAGGGTAGACTTTACTCCAGATAATACAAGTTATTTAGAAGTTACTACTTGTGGTATGCAAACCCAAGTAACTGTAGCAGCAGGTAGTTGTACATTCTTTTCTTTATTCCCACCCCAAACTAATATAACAGGAGAAGTAACTATATTCCCAACAATATAATTATGGCATTTAACTTACCAGTACAGAATTATTTTACTAGAGCAGCTGGTCCTACTTTATGGACTAGACCTGTTGACTGGCCAGTTATTACAGATACAGCTAATGAAGTACAGTTTTTAATGTCAGATTTAGGTGATGCTTCATGTCAAATAACAACTATTTTTACTAGAACATCAGGTACACAAAATATTATTATAGACTGGGGAGATGCCACAACAACAACAGTTACTACTACAGCTTCTACAGTTTCAACTAAAACATATACACCAGGGACAGGAACGCCTTGTTCATTAGGTTATACTACTTTTGTAGTAAGAGTTTACTTTACAGGAGTTGGAGTATCTGTACTTAATTCTTGCAGAATAACAGCGTTATTTATATCAGGCAATACTTTTAGTACTCAAAGTTGTGGAGTATTAGAAGCATATTATGGAGATGGAACAGTAGGATCTAACTTTCCAAGTTTTTATTCAACTCCAGGAAGCTCTTCTTCACTTAGTATGTTTAACTGGCTACAGTATGTAAAGTTACCAGCTACTGTAAGTTGGGGAGGTATAGGTAATATGTTTAATGGATGTAATGCATTAGCTAAAGTAGTAATGCCTACATCTGCATCTAGTTTAGGATCACTAGCAAATACGTTTCAAGATTGTTTTAATTTAGAAGAATTAACATTTCCAGCTAATGCTACTGGTATAACTTCTTTAGCTAATACTTTTCAGGCTTGTGTAAACTTAAGATCTGTTACATTCCCAACAACATTAAATAGTTGTACTAATTTTTCAAGCACATTTAGTGGTTGTTTTACATTAAAAAATATAACTTTTCCTTCTATAAATACAGCTAGTTTTTTTAATAATACTTTTATTAATTGTTATCAGTTAGAATGGGTTAAGTTTACTAGTATGCCTACTGTAGCATCTATAAATTTTACCTCTGCTTTTTCAAATTGTGCAAATTTACAAACAGTATATTTTCCTGCTACAGGTACTGCTAGTAGTGTATATGATTTTACAAATGTATTTTCATCATGTGCACAATTAAAAAATATTGTATTCCCTAGTAATATAAATGCAAGCACTTTTACAGGAGCATTTAATATATGTTCATCTTTAATATCTTGTATTTTACCAACAACAACTACAAGTTGTACAAATTTTAGTAACATGTTTTTTGGTTGTTCTACACTGAAAACAGTAGTACTACCAACTACGGTTTCAGCATCTGGAGTAACATTAAGTTTTATGTTTGGTAGCTGTTATAAACTTGAAGAAGTAACAATACCTAATTCATATCTTATTACTAATATGCAAAGTACTTTTACTAGTTGCTTATCACTAAAAACAATAAACTGGACACCTGGAGCACAGAACTCTTTAACAACTTTAAACAATGCATTTAATGGTTGTTATTCATTGGTATCAGTTAATTTGCCTACTAGTATGACAGCATTAACTAATTTGTCTAGTGCATTTGGTTTCTGTAGACAATTACAAACAGTTACTTTTCCAGCATCACTAAATGCTGTTACTACTGTATCTGGTTTATTTTCAGGATGTGATGATTTAGTTTCTGTAACACTTCCTACATCAATGAGTTCTTGCACAGATTTTTCTATTATGTTTAGCAATTGTAAAAGAATTCAGACTGTAACTTTACCTAATACTGTATCTGCATCTACTACAACATTTTCATCAGCTTTTAATAACTGTAATTCTCTTAAAACAGTTACATTCCCTGGAGCAGCTCAGTTATCTTTGGTTAATACTTTAAATACTATGTTTTCAAGTTGTTCTAACTTAACAACTATAAATAACTTTAACTTTATAGGATCATTAACAGCTACTCCATTAATAAATGCAGGAGGTAATCAATATAATAGACTTACATCTATTTCTTTTAGAGGACCATTATCTTTACTTGCATTAAATGGTCCACCTAACACAGCAGGAAGAACTGATGTTCAATCTGTTAGATTACTAAATACATCTGCTGGACAATGGACAGGAACATCTCCACAAATAAATGTTTCTTACACTAATATGTCTCAAGCTAACTTAGTACAGTTATTTAATGATATGGCAGCACAAGGACCAGTAACAGCTAAGACAATAAATATAACATTAGCTACAGGAGCAGCAGCATTAACAGCTGGTGAAAGAGCAATTATTACATCAATAGGTTGGACAATAATAGGATAAACTATGGAAGATACATCAGGATTTTATAAACAGAATGAAGAAGGAGAATGGTTATATGCACCTAACTTTGTATATTCATCTACATATGAACTAGTTAGGGAAAAGAAAGATGAGTATAACTATCCTATAGACGGATGGTACTGGTATGATAAACACCCCAATGAAAATTTAGAAAATCAATAATATGGTAAAGAACTACAAAACAAAACAGTTACTAGACAAGGTTAAGTCATTATCCAGCTATAAAGAGATACCAGAAGGTCACTGGATTGTAGCAATAAGAAGTGAAGAAGATGAATTTGATACCTTTGATGACAAGCTCTATCTTTTTAAAGGAGAGAAGTTTATCATGGTAACTAGTTGTACTACAAACCCTGGCGGTCCTATATTATTAGGAGGCTGGAAAAAACATAATGCTTTAGGAGCAGCAGTTATTAAGTCTAATGAATGGTACTATGATGCCTATAGATACGGGTTACATAATGGTAAAATGCTAGCACTTAGGCAAGTAAAGAAAATGAAGTACTTCCGGGATAACAATAATAACCGGATGATAGATGAATCAGGTACTATTTACACTGATATCTATAACACCAATATACACTTTAATAGCTACGATGTATTTGATAAGATAAACAATACTATTAAGAAACTTATAGGGTCATGGTCTGCCGGTTGTGTAGTATTAAACAATGAACCTGATTATGTTAATCTAATACATAAAGTTAAAGATGATTCTTTTGTTAGTCTAGTACTAATTAAAGAATTTTAATTTTGGTATTATTCAAAAGATTTACTATATTTACTGTATAAACAATTAAATTTTTATTATTATGGGACAGTATCCTGAATACTCATCTAAAATGAATTATGTATGGCAGAATGTTGCTTTAACATTAGAAAAATTTGCATTAAAGTTAGGTATATATATGGGAGCCTACAGCCGATATAAAGAAGTAAAACTTAATTCTTTAATTGGTCTAGGTACAGTAGAACTTCTTCCTTCATTACCAACTAATCAGTATTATAGCTTTAAGATTAATGCAGAATTTACTGCAGGATTAGTAGCTTATGATGGTGATACAGAAATTTTCTATGGTACAGAACTTGTAGATGGTATAACAACAACATCTGCTACTAGTTTAGTATCTCTTATATCTTCTGATGAAGAAGAAGTACCTTTTGGAGAAAATGTAACAATTCAAGAAACAGGTCCTATTACAGTAGGTAACGGTTCATTAGTATTAAAAATTTGGTATAATGTCCATAAAATAGGATAACTATGTCAGTAGGTAATCTAAAAACATCAGGCCAGAAAGGTAATAACTGGACATGGCAATATAAGATGCTCCGTACTTTAGGAGATCTTCTTAATATTAATATCGGGGTTACCAGATCTGTATTAATTACTAGAATAAGTTCTAGTACATCTTTAGGTGTAGATACATATTCATTTTCTGTAGCAAATACAGGATCTGTTAATGGTACTGTAGAAGGAACTATACTTAAACCAGGTGAAGTTGTAAACTTTGATGCTGGTAATAATAACTACTTTGCAGCAGGAACTATACAGATTGTCGGAACAGGAACAGATCTTCTTGTAACAGCAGTAGTGTAAGTATGAAAACATTAATACAGATAGTACCGGATATAATTCCAGCTACTAATTATGGGCTATTTGCACAGACAGCTAATAGTACTCCAATTACAGGTACTACTGTAGAAACATCATTAATCAATGGTGGTGTAGGTACTCTATCTGTACCTGCAAACGGTTTTCAAATAGGAGATAGTTTTACTGCTATAATGGCAGGAATATTAAATGCTGCTAATAACCAGACTATAAGAGTAAAAGTAAAGACCGGATCTGTTATACTTTTGGATAGTGGTATTCAAAATATAAATAATATTACTAATAACGTATTTTCTTTAAATATAAATTTTACCATTAGGCAGATTGGAGGTACAGGTACTGCATCGATAGTTTCATTAGGTACATTCCATTATGTTAAAACAGTGAATGGTGTAACTGAAGGTTTTGCATTTAATGTGGTTAATAATACTACATTTAATACAACGATTCCTAATACATTAGACATAACAGTTCAATGGGGTAGTAACAATGCAGGTAATAGTATCTATAGTGATATCTTTATTTTAAATAAAGTATACTAATGGCAACTGAGATTAACTTTAGAAAAATATCAGGTATAGTAAAAAAAACAAGTATATACCTACCTTTAATTGATCCAGATGCTCAAGCATTTATAGATGCAGCAGGTATTACAAATCCTACACAACAGGAAGCTATCAATACACTAGTGACAGATCTTAAAAATTGTCAGATCTGGACTAAGATGAAGGCCATTTATCCATTTGTTGGAGGTACATCTACAACCCATAAGTTTAATCTAAAGAATCCTTTAGATACTAATGCTGCTTTCAGAATAGTATTCTCTGGGGGTTGGACACATTCCTTAACAGGTGCTACACCTAATGGAGTTAATGGTACAGCTGATACATTTTTAAATGAAAATACTACACTTAATCTTAATGATGAACATATAAGTATTTATCTTAGAACTAATACAGCTACATTAGCAGGTGATATAGGAGCATTTAATACAGCTACATTCCAAAGTAATATTCTACCTAGATTTAGTGATGCTTTATATGGAAGAATTCATGCTACATCTGGAATAGCAGCAGCTAATACAGACTCAAGAGGTTTTTATGTAGCTAATAGAACTAATGCTAATGATGTTTTTGTATACAAAACTACAACTAAATATACAGTAGCATCTACAGTAACAGGTAAAGTAAATGATACTTTTATATTTGGTAGAAGAGCTAAGACAGAAGGAGTATATTCAGATAGGGAAATAGCATTTTCTACTATTGGAGATGGACTAACAGATGCAGAAGAAATTTGTTTGTATAATGCTATACAGACTTTCCAAACAACTTTAGGTAGATCTATAGGTACACAAACAGTATCAGATGCTGATGCTCAGGCTTTTGTTACTGCTGCTGATATACAGGATCAGGTACAGGCAGATGCAGTTAATAATCTTACAATAGGATTAAAAACTAATAATATATGGTCAAAAATGATTGCTATATATCCGTTTGTAGGTGGTACATCAAGTACACATAAATGGAACTTAAAAAACCCTGTTGATTCAGATGCAGCATTTAGATTAATATTTAATGGAGGTATTACTCATAATGCTAATGGAGTTACATTTAACGGAACAAATGGGTGGGCGGACACAAAGATGCCCGTAAATACAGTATTAACTTTAGACAATACTCATACCTCATTATATTCTAGAACTAATAATGCTATAGCTGCTGTAGATATGGGCTGTGCATTTGGAGCAAATGATATAAGAATGCACTTAAAGTGGAATGATAATAATGGTTATTATGATATGTATGATACTGGAACTAACAGAATAACATATAATATGTCTTCAACAGCATCTACTGGATTATTTGTTGCTAATAGAACATCTAATGTAGTATTTAATCTGTGGAGAAATTCAACTAAGTTAACTACCAATACAAATTTAAGAGTTTCTACATTTCCACCTAAAGTAATTATCATAGGTGCCGATAATGGTATTGCATATCAATTCTTTTCAAATAGAAATTTTGCTTTTGCTTCTATAGGTTTAGGTTTATCTGACACAGAAGCAACTAACTTTTATACAGTAATACAAGCTTATCAAACAGCATTAAGTAGACAAATATGACACAAGTAGGACTTTTAACAGTACAGGAAAAAGATTTATTAATAGGTCAACAATATACCTATGATTCTTATTTTAACCCTATCCAAGATATAGATGATAACTGGATTATATCTCTTGAAGAAATGGAGTATTGTACTAATTCTGAGTTTATCTGGGTAAAAAATTTACCTATTATAGATTATAAACCAAGACCAGAAATACCATGAAATATATCCTAATCATATTAATAGTTATACTACAGTCTTGTATTACTCAAGAAGAATGTACTAAAAGATTTCCTCCACAGATTAAAGAAATCCGGGAAACTACTTATGTAAAAAGAGATTCAGTTATACCTGGAGCTATTATCCGTGATACTCTTACATTAGAATCTATACAGTATCTTAAAGATGTAAAGATCATAAAAGATACTACTGGTAGGGCAGAACTAAGACTATACAAAGATGCATATGGTAGACTAATAGCAGAATGTCAAGCTAAGGATATTGATATTACCTGGTTTGAACAACAGATAAAAGATTACACTGAAAAGATAAACACTGTTAAAGAGAAATATATACCTGCCTGGGTATGGATTTTTTTAGGAATTATTTTAGTACCAGCCTTGGTTGGTATGTATAAAATTGCTATATTAATAGTGAAGTCTGGCTTCAAATTTTTGTAAATATGAGAAAGAAATTTAAGAAGGTCTGTAACTATTATGCATTACCTACACCTAAGAAGTGGAGAAAGATTGGAGATACTAGTCTTGCAATCTCTACCTTTTTAGTAGGCTTTACATTAATGGAAGACTGGTCTAAATGGATTGCTATAGTAGCTCTAATTACAGGTGTAGCCGGAAAGTTCCTAACAAACTTTTTTGCAGTAGAAGATAAAACTGATAATCATGAGCCTAACAGTTGAAGAAAAAGATAGACTATTTAGAAAACTAGACCATATAGAAAATAGAGTTGAGAAGGTTGAAAGAGGTATGTATGGAGATACTGATAATGGTTTCCCTGGAGTTATTAAAGATATGGGAGAACTTAAAAAGTTTAAGTCTAGTCTTACTAAGGTGGGTACAAGTATTTCTGCTGTAGTTTCACTTATTGTAAGTGGATTAATAACATGGTTTAAATCATAAGATATTCGCTCTAAATGTGTTTTTTGATGCAAGAGATCCTGGGGTAACCTGGGATTTTTTGTTTATATTTTGTTTTTTAAAATTAATTTATATACTTTAGCTTTAAATTTTAAAATTAAATTTATGTCTGAAGAAACCAAAACAGAAACTGGCAATGTATATGACAAGTTTCTAGAAAGAATCCAATCTGATAATGAGTATTATGAAAAGATGATACCATTCTTAAAAACTAAGCTAGAGTATGAAACACTTGTAGCTAACATTGAAGAGCAGGAATTAAAGAGTATGACTGTGATGGCTAGAAAAGCACAGATCATGGCTCCTCCACCATCAGAGGAAGGAGATGAAGAACCTGCAGATAACAAAAGAAAACTAAAGAAAGACTAAGCTGGTAAAACCAACATATGGCTTTAGTTAATCAAGTGAAGAAAAACATAAGGATGGAGCTCTGGGACATTGTAAGGTTCCAGATCCATCTTTACTGTTATCTTAACAAGATCCTGGTCACAGATCAGAATCTTGAGTGTCTTACTCTCTTGGCACTTAGATCAGAAGATGAGATAGGTGAATTCTGTGATAAAGCTGCAGATCAAAAAATCTTTGCTAATAGTCAGTCTGCCAGAAGTGCATTAGCTACCTTAGAAAAGAAAGGATTAATTAATACATTTAAAATTGGTAGATCAAAAAAAAGATTGAAACTTAATCCTGCAGTTATCATACAGAGTTCAGGAAATATATTGTTGGACTTAAAAATTATTAGAATTGAACCCCAAGAAGGTAAGTAAACTTATAGAAGAATTTAGTAAGGAGAATGATCTTAATAAAGATCTAGTGGAAGCAGTTATTACTTCTTATTGGAAAAATGTTAGAGCTAATATGAAAGATATAACATATCCTAGGTTATACCTTAATAACTTTGGAACATTTGTAGTATCTTTAAACAAGCTAGATAAGTATATAAATAAATACGTGTCTTATCTGGATAATACTCCACCTAATTCATTTAGTAACTTTGCTAAGTATGATCATACTAAAAAGGTATTAGAGAAGTTAGTAAAGACTAAGGAGTACTACACAGAAGACTATACAAAAATGGTAGAGTATTATAAAAAAAGAGATGAACTTAAAAAAGATTTGGAGCAACCGGGAACAGATTCTTGAGGGTATCAAGAACTCTGTATTTAAGAAAGAAGATGTTGAGGTTATAGCTGAACAAAGGTTGGGTATATGTAATCATTGTCCTAATCTAGATACAGTGGGAAGTAAATGTGAACTTCCTGGATCTCAACCTTGCTGTGGTTTATGTGGATGTAAGTTATCATATAAGGTTAGATCATTATCATCTAGCTGTCCTGAGAATAAATGGGATGCCTACCTAACTCAAGATGAAGAAGATAATTTAACTCTATAAATATGTCAGTAATTTTTATACCTCAGTCACATACTTATAAAAGTATAGAAGACAGTGAAAACATTGAATGGACCAGTGTTACTTCTGTAGTATCCAAGTTTAAAGAAAAGTTTGATGCAGAAGCTATAGCTGCTAAGTCTTCTAAGAATAAGAAGTCTAAGTGGTATGGTATGACTGCTAATGATATTATGTTAGCCTGGGAAGGAGAAGCTCAAAAAGCTATCAATCTAGGATCTTGGTATCATGATCAAAGAGAAGCAGATCTACTTGAGTTTAGTACAATATCTAGAAAGGGTAAAGAAGTACCTATTATAAGACCTATAACTAAAGATGGTGTTAAGTATGCACCTAATCAAAAACTAACTGATGGAGTATATCCTGAACACATGGTATACTTAAAGTCTGCAGGTATCTGTGGTCAATCAGATAGAGTAGAAGTTATTGATGGTTTTGTACATGTATCTGACTATAAGACTAACAAAGAGATTAAGACTGAGAGTTATACTAACTGGGAAGGTATAAGTAAAAAGATGCAGTCACCATTACAACACTTAGATGATTGTAACTTTTATCATTATGCTTTGCAACTTTCTATCTATATGTACATCATACTTAAACATAATCCTAAACTTAAGTATGGTAGTATGACTATAGAACATATTATTTTTGCTACAGATGGAACAGATGAGTATCATAATCGTATACTAAGATTTGATGCTAATCATGATCCTATTATAGAAGATGTAGTAACCTATGATGTACCTTACTTAAAAGAAGAAGTTATAACTTTAATTAATTATCTTAAAGAGAATGGCCAAACTAAATGAGAATATAGAATTGTTTAAGTGTTATGTAAGAGCATCTCACTTTACTAAAAATGAAGCTGATAATGATACATATCATAAAGCTTATGCTTTTGCTGTACAATCTTTAGCTGGTAAGATACTAACCTTTCATATTATGACTGATTATGGTATGCTAAGATCTAGAGTACCTATATCAGAAATATTTATAGAAATACCAGAAAATGATATACCTTTTCATTATAAACAACTATGGGATTGTTTCTCAGAAAATGTATCAGTTATTACTTATGATTATCTATATGAAAAGAGATGTCAAGTAGTTCTAAAAGATGGAACTAAAGTATGGGCTACATATTTAATGACTGTAGACTGGTATAGAAATCCTTATTCAGATGAAGCATCAGATTATAAATGTGGTCATATTCTAATAGCTGATGATGGTTACTTATTATGTCAACCTAATAATAGAATATACTGGAAAGATTCTAACTGGGTAACTAAGCAATTTCCTGTAGATCCTTCTACATTTAAAGTAGATACACACATAGAATCTGTAGAAGCACAATCTGATAAATGGGTATCTGAAGACTCTAACAGTTACTATTATGAAATAAAGAAAATTGAAGATGATAAGACTATTTGATATACAAAACGGTAAAGTAATACCTACAGAACATTGTCACACTCTAGGTACACTTAAGAAGATTATGGATGATTATCCTGATAACTATCTTAAGATATACCAGTATATATTCTATATGACCTGCCCTAATCCAGACTTTAACCCTTTCTTTCATCTTATACAATCAGAAAAAGAAGAGTTAATACTTAAAGAAATAGATGCTGATTTTTCTACAGAAGATGATGGTATACCAGAAGCTATTATTTTTTGTACTAAAATGTATGAGACAGAAACATCAAGAGCTTATAATGGTATTAAGAAGGCACTAGATAATATGGCTTACTATCTAGAAACAGCTCATATGAGAGATGGTAAAGATGGTAATATAACTCAGATACTAGCATTAGCTAAACAGTTTAATGAAGTAAGACAGAGTTATAAAGGAGTATTTAAAGATCTCCAAGATGAACAGAATAGTAAAATCAGAGGAGGTCAAGATTTAGCATATGATCAATATTAATAGATATGAAAAATGAATTTTTACATGACTGGGTGTTTCACTTCAGTCCTTATACCAGTTTATGGTATGCATTTAAAAGAGAACACTCTGCAGCATTCTTCAATGGTGATAGAGAGTTTGTTTTACATGGTCCTAGAATAGAAGACTTATACTTCTACTTAGTACAGAATCAAGGAGAGATATTTGAAGAATGAGTAATCTTATAATACCTACTTGGGATAATGGTACTTGGACTACTACATCTTTTGATTCTAAAGATGAGTTTAGAGATTTTCTTATACCCTTATTTAAAGAACCAGGTAAGTATGAGTTTAATGAAGATACTCTTATCTTTAATGAACAAGCTAGAATATTTAATCAACAGAAGTTTTATTGTGCTGCACCAATTAAATCTAAAGACTTTATAGCTTACTGGAATGATCAAAAGAATAAATGCAGATTAGGTATAATAGTTAAGTCTAAAGATAAAATCTGGTATCTTACAAGAGACTATTACATGTGGCTTAACTTCTTACCTATCTTTGATAAAGAAGAACAGTTATATGGATTTGCTAAAGTAAGGGATGCTCAGTATCATATGGCTCTATATGAAATACTAGCAGAATTACATTTTAAACATTCAGCTATATTAAAAAAACGTCAGATAGCTAGCTCATACTTTCATGGTGGTAAACTTATAAATCAGATATGGTTTGAAGAGGGTATTACTCTAAAGATGGGAGCTAGTCTTAAAGATTATATCAATGAGAAAGGTACCTGGAAGTTCTTAAATGAATATGCAGCCTTTCTTAATCAACACACTGCATGGTATAGACCTATGTCACCAGATAAAGTAATGATGTGGCAGCAGAAGATTGAGGTAAGAAAAGGTAACCGTAAAACAGAACTAGGATTAAAAGGTACTATACAAGGTATGTCTTTTGAGAAAGATCCTACAAATGGAGTAGGAGGTCCTTGTAAATACTTCTTTCATGAAGAGGCTGGTATTGCTCCTAAGATGGATCAGACATATGAGTATATTAAACCTGCTATGAAGTCTGGTATGATTACTACAGGTATGTTTATTGCTGCAGGATCTGTCGGAGACTTAGATCAATGTGAACCATTAAAAGAAATGGTGCTTAATCCTGCTGCTAATGATATATTTGATATAGAAACTAACTTAATAGATTCTAAAGGTACTCAAGGAAGATCTGCATTATTTATACCTGAACAATGGTCTATGCCACCATACATAGATGAATATGGTAACTCTAAAGTAGAAGAAGCATTAGAAGCACTTAATTCTCAGTTTGAACAATGGAAGAAAGACCTAGGTCCAGAAACATATCAGTTAAGAATATCACAGCATCCTAGAAATATAGAAGAAGCTTTTGCTTATAGAAAAGTATCTAAGTTTCCTATGAACTTAGTTAAAGCTCAAAGACAAAGGATAGCTGATAAAGAATATGGTTATGAGTTATTGGATATACAAAAAGATGCATCAGGTAAACCTGAATTTAAGACTACTAATAAGCTACCTATTAGAGATTTTCCAGTTAAGAAAAATATGGAAGATAAAGAAGGAGCAATTATTGTATGGGAAAGACCTGTTGCTAGTCCTGAGTTTGCTATGTATTATGCTTCTATTGACCCAGTGGCTGAAGGTAAGACAACTACTTCTGAGTCTCTTTGTTCTATTTATATCTATAAAAACTCTATAGAAGTAACAAGAAATAATGGAGAACAGATAGAAAACTTTATAGAACAAGGTAAGATTGTAGCATGCTGGTGTGGTAGGTTTGATGATATAAACAGAACTCATGAAAGACTAGAGTTACTTATTGAGATTTATAATGCCTGGGCTATTGTAGAAAATAACATTAGCTTGTTCTTACAACATATGATTGCTAAAAGAAAACAAAAGTATCTGGTTCCTAAGGATCAGATTATGTTTCTTAAAGACCTTGGAGCAAATAAAAATGTATACCAGGACTATGGATGGAAAAATACAGGTACTATATTTAAGACTCACTTATTATCTTATGCCATAGAATTTCTTAAAGAAGAGCTAGATGTAGAAACTAAAACAGATGGTACCATAGTTAAAACAAAATATGGTATTGAAAGAATACCTGATGATATGTTACTTGTAGAGATGGAAGCTTACCAAGATGGTGTTAACGTGGATAGACTTGTAGCATTCTGTGCATTAGTAGCTTTTGTAAGAATACAAGAATCTAATAGAGGGTTTAGGAAGAGATATGAAAACACTGGTACCCAAAAATTGGATAATTCTAAAAAAATTAGTACATTTACGGGAGGACCTTTTAGACATCTAGGTAGGTCTAGTAGTCCTTTTAGTAACATGAAGATACCAAAATCACCTTTTAAGAACTTTAAATAGTATGCAGATATATAACGCAATGCAATTAAAGAATGGAGCTAAGGCAGAGTATAACCGGATGGGTACTCTGAATCAGCCTATTCAATTTTTACCAGAAAAGAAAAAGGATGAAGAGTGGGGAGCATGGAACTTAGACTGGCTAGAGTGGGAAGGTCTAAAGCAGGTAAGAAGAAATGCTAGAAGATTAATGAAGAATTATAAACTAGCAAAAGGTATTATAGATAAAACAGATTACATTATTGAAGAAGATAATGAATATGCTGATCTTATTGAGGTACTTACTAAACAAGATAACTCAGCACTAGAACTTAAGTTTTATCCTATTATTCCTAATGTCATCAATACTATGGTGGCAGAGTTTGCTAAAAGAACTTCTAAGATAACATTTAGAACTGTTGATGAGAACTCATATAATGAATTACTAGAGGCTAAAAGACAGCAAGTAGAAGAAGTATTATTATCTGATGCATATGAGAAGATGATGATTAATCTTATGGAAGCTGGATTAGATCCTGAATCAGAAGAGTATCAACAACAAATGCAACCTGAGAATCTTAAAAGTCTTCCAGAAATAGAGAAGTACTTTAAAAAAGATTATAGATCTATGGTAGAACAATGGGCAGAACATCAAACCCATGTTGATCAAGAAAGATTTAAAATGGAAGAGCTTGAAGAAAGAGGCTTCCGTGATATGCTTATTACAGATAGAGAATTCTGGCACTTTCGTATGATGGAAGATGACTATGATGTAGAACTATGGAATCCTGTAGTATCATTCTATCATAAGTCACCAGAAGTAAGATATGTTTCTGATGGATCTTGGGTAGGTAAGTTTGATATGATGTCAGTAGCAGATGTTATTGATAGATATGGATGGTTACTTACTGAAGAACAAATGTTATCACTAGAGCAGATTTATCCTGTAAGATCTGCTGGTTACCCAATACAGGGTTATCAAAATGATGGATCTTATTATGATGCTACTAAATCACATGAGTGGAATACTCAAATGCCTTCTTTGGCTTACCGCCAGTTTACTTCTATGTGGGATAATAGTCTTCGGGGTGGAGACATTGTTAACTGGATTATGTCAGAGAATGAAGACTATTTTGACTTAGGTATGACTGACATGTTAAGAGTTACTACTGTATACTGGAAATCACAGAGAAAGGTAGGACACTTAACTAAGATAGATGAAACAGGATTAGTAACACAAGATATTGTAACAGAAGCTTACAAGGTTACAGATAAACCTATTTACAATACAGATTTATTTACTAACAAGACTAAAGATAATCTAGTATTTGGAGAACACATAGATTGGATATGGATTAACCAAGTATGGGGTGGAGTAAAGATAGGTCCACACCATCCAACTTTCTGGGGTACTAAAAGCCCAGGTGGTATCCAACCATTATACTTAGGTATTAACCAGAATAGAATTAAGCCTCTTAAGTTTCAATTTAAAGGAGATGACTCACTATATGGATGTAAACTTCCTGTAGAAGGATCAGTATTCTCAGATAGAAATACTAGATCTACATCTTTAGTAGACTTAATGAAGCCATTCCAGATAGCTTACAATATTGTAAATAATCAAATTGCAGATATCCTAGTAGATGAATTAGGTACTGTAATCATGTTAGATCAAAATGCATTACCAAGACATTCATTGGGAGAAGACTGGGGAAAGAATAATCTAGCAAAAGCATATGTTGCTATGAAGAACTTCCAGATGCTTCCATTGGATACATCTATAACTAATACAGAAAATGCATTATCATTCCAGCATTATCAGAAACTAGACTTATCTCAAACAGAAAGATTACTATCTAGAATTCAACTTGCTAGCTACTTTAAGATGCAGGCATTTGAAACTATAGGTATTACTCCACAAAGGATGGGTCAACAAATAGCTCAATCAGATACTGCTAAAGGTATTGAACAAGCTGTATCATCTAGTTATGCTCAGACAGAAATGTATTTTATACAGCATTCAGATTACCTAATGCCTAGAGTACACTCTATGAGAACAGACTTAGCTCAGTATTATCATTCTACTAAACCATCTTTAAGACTTCAATATATCACAAGTCTAGATGAGAAAAAGAATTTTGAGATAAATGGTACTGATCTATTACTAAGAGATATCAATGTATTCTGTGTAACAAGAGCAGATCAAAGAAATATAGTAGAACAACTTAAGCAATTAGCATTATCTAATAATACTTCTGGTGCTTCTATCTATGATCTAGGTAATATTATTAAAGCTACTTCTATGTCTGAGATTACTCATGTACTTAAAGATGTAGAAGAAAAGACTAATAATGCTAGAAGAGAAGAAATGCAACAGCAACAGCAGATGCAAGAACAAGCTCTTCAGGCTAAGGCACAAGAAGAAAAAATGAAGATGGAATTTGAAGCTGCTGAGAATGAGAAAGACAGACAGACTAGAATTGTTGAGAGACAAATTCAAGCTGCTGGTTATGGTGCTATGCAGGATATTAATAAGAATGAAGTATCTGACTTCCAAGATGCTATTAGAGACTTACAGCAAACTCAAGAATATCAAGCTGCAGCTACAATAGATCAGGAAAAGATTAATATGCAGAGACAATCTCATGCTGATAAAATGTCTATTGAAAGACAAAAGCTAGCAACACAGCAGCAGATAGCACAAACACAATTGCAAATTGCACAGGAGAATAAGAATAAATATGATGTTAAAAAGGATAAATCTACCACAAATAAGAAAAAGAAATAATGTGGTTAGCCATATAGTGCATCAAATTTAGTCTTAAACTTTAATTATATAAATTAAAATATATAATTTTGAGTATATTATTAATGAAACCAAATTGAATATGAGTACAGAAAACCAAAATTCTACAGTAGTAGAACAAGTTGACATCAACCTAGATGATTTACTAGGGACTCCAGGAGCAGAAAACATAATGCTACCACAAGAGACTAAGCCCTCAGTATTTACAAAAGGTAAAGTTGACACCACGTTCCTTGACAGTAAAGAAGATGAAGATTCTTCAGAATCTGCTAAAGAAGCTCTTTCTGATGTACTAGCTGAAATTGATCCATTAGAAGCATCTGCTCCTAAGACTGGTGAAGAAGAAACTAAGACAACAGGAAGACCTAAAGTAGAGAAGAGTGGAGTTGTAGAGCTTATGAATAAGCTTATAGAGAAAGGTCAATTAGTACCTTTTGATGATGACAAACCACTAGAAGAATACAGCATTAAAGACTTTGAAGAACTACTTGAAGCAAACATTCAAGATAGAGAGAGAAGTCTAGCAGAAAAACTTCCATCTGAATTCTTTGGATCTCTACCAGAAGAGTTACAAGCTGCTGCAGCTTATGTAATGGAAGGTGGTACTGATCTTAAAAGTGTATTCAGAGCTTTATCTCAAGTAGAAGAAGTTAAGTCTCTAGATCCTAATAGTCCTTCTGACCAAGAAAGAATTGTAAGAGAGTATCTTACTTTTACTAAGTATGGTTCAGCAGAAGAGATTGAGGAAGAGATAGAATCTTTAAGAGATAGAGATGAGCTAGAAAAGAAAGCACTTAAGTTTAAACCAAAATTAGAACAAAAGGAAAAAGAACAAGTTGCTAGAAAGATAGCTCAGCAGGAAGACTATAGAAAGAAGCAAGAAGAAGCTGCTCAGTTTTATATGCATAGTGTATATGAAACATTAAAACCAGGAGAAGTAAATGGTATTAAGTTAGATAAGAAAACTCAATCCTTACTATACAATGGTTTAACACAGCCTTCTTATCCTTCTATATCAGGACAACCTACAAATCTGTTAGGTCACTTACTGGAGAAATACCAGTTTATTGAACCTAATCATGGTCTTATAGCAGAAGCTCTGTGGTTATTATCTGACCCAGACAGTTATAAATCAAGAATTGCAGAAGTAGGTAAATCACAGGCAGTAGAGAAAACAGCAAGACAGTTAAAGACTGAACAAGTTAAAAGAACTACTGGAACACCTGTGATAGAGAAAGAAGAAACAGTAACCAAGAGGTTACCTAGAAACAATAATTTTTTTAAACGGTAAACAATTAAATCTCAATAAAAAATGGCAACACCAGTTTTAAACAATGGGGTCTTCTTGCGTGACACTAACTACCAAGCTAGTTCACATGTTGACTCCTATCACTTAGTAAATATGCTAAGAACAGCTGAACCTATGGATTTAGGTCCAGTAGATCTTTGGGCTATGGCTCAAAAAGTAGAAATGCCTCTTTACCAGATGTCATCATTTGGAGGAAAGAATGTTATCAATGTAGATAATGCTAGAGGAGAGTACAAGTGGCAAATACCAGTAGTACAAGATTTAGCTTATATCATTGAAGACATTGAACCTGCAAACTTGACTAAAGGTGTAGATGGTACTACTTTCAAGATTAAGATCAACAAACGTGAATTTGGACATGGTGATATTATCACTTATGACAAATACAATGGAGTTGAATTGTACATCACTCAAGATGATATTCTTCCAGTAGCTGATGGTTTTATCTACACTGTTCAATTAGTGAACACTGATAACTACCGTTTCTTGGATAATAAATTCTTAGCTGGTGGTACTAAAGTATTCCGTAAGGGTTCTGCACGTGGTGAGTATGGAGAAAGATTCTCTGATATTCAGACTCGTTCAGGATACCGTGAGTTCTACAACTTTGTTGGAGGAGCTGAAGCACACGTACATTATTCTATCTCTAGCCGTGCAGATCTTATGATCAAAGGTGGATTGAATGCTGATGGTACTGTACCTGTAACAGAAATCTGGAGAAACTTTGATAAGTCTTTAGACCCAGCAATTGCTGATATGGAGACTATGGTATCTCGTATGGGTAAAGATTATGTTAAGAGAGCTATGAACAATGGTACATTATCACGTACTTTCTTAACTACTATGGAAGCTGCTCACTTAACTAAAGTAGCAACTGACATTGAGACCTACTTAATGTGGGGACAAGGTGGACGTGTTAAGCAAGATGGTCCAGATGATATCCGTCTATCTGTCGGATTATGGAAGCAGTTGGATAACTCTTTCAAGAGAGTATACAACAAGTCTGGATTTAACTTAGACTTATTCCGTTCTGAGATCTATAACTTCTATGCTGGTAAGGTTGAATTCAAAGGACCAGATCCTAAGCGTCAACTTATTGTACAGACTGGTATGGGAGGTATGCGTCTTATCAATGAAGCTATCAAGCAAGAAGCATTTGGTTCAGGTCTAGTTATCCAGGCTGCTGGAGCTAACTCTATCAATGCTATCCAAGGAGAGCCTATGGATTTAGGATTTGGATACTCTTTCACTAGCTATGTAATTCCATTCTTAGCTAATGTGAAGTTTGTTCTTAACCCTGCATTTGATAACTTGAATACTAATGACATTGAAAACCCAATCATTGATGGTTTCCCATTGTCTTCTTATTCATTCATTATCTTTGATATCACTGATAACACTAATGACAACATCTTCTTGTTGAAACTTAGCTGGGATAACCAGTTGAAGTGGTGGTATCAGAATGGTACTATGGACTACATGGGACGTACTCAAGGATTCCAGTCTTCTGGTCAATTCAATGGTTACCGTGTATACATGACACAAACTATGCCTGCTATCTGGGTAAAAGACCCAAGTAAGGTATTGAAGATTGTGATGAGAAACCCAATTACTGGAGGATCATTCTAATCTCTAAAATAAGTATCTAAGGGGAGAGTTTTTATTCTCCCCTTTTTTACTAACTTTGTACATTAACTTTAAAAACCAAATAAATTATGTCTTACACAATGATTGAAAAGCATCAGGCTCTTAAGTCCGGGCCTATTGCTATTAAAGCTTTTTTTGACCCTTCAGTATCTAACATGGGTCTAGAAAAATATGGACTAGCTCTTTATGATGGTGTATTCCATGAAGAACAATTAGCATGCATTGAGCACAATGGTATCAAGAGATACTTATCAGGTCTTAATGAATTTGCTCCTGAAATTAAACTTATTAAGGACCCAGAAGAAAAACAGGCTAAGATTAATGAAATTAGAGCTGTTGTTTCTCAGTTAGAGAAAGAACTAGTAGCTAATGTTATTGATCCAGAAGATCCTGATTTCTGGAATAAGGTAAAACTTCTAAGACCAGATAATGATGAGTTCTGGCAGAAGATCACTATCCGTTGTGGTAATGAACCTTTATTCATTGATCCACTTAATGATCCTTATGATCTTATTAAGTTTTATGCTATTCAGGCAGGTGGGTTTTCTATTGTAGCTAAGAACTATGAGGATGCTAGATCAAGAGCAGTACCTACTAAGTTTTTCTTAGACAAGTATGAAGATACCATTACTACTAAAACTGAATTCAAGAAAATTAAAAATAAAGCACTTGCTGAACTAGATAAGTTATTCAATAAGAATACTAACAAGCTTATGTATATCTTAAAGGTAATTGATCTTAACAGTGTGCAGTATAAGAAGTCTACTCCTAATGATGTACTTTATGATAATGCAGATAAGTATATTAATGGAGATGGTACAGAGACTAATCCTAAGAGAGCAGTAGAAACTTTCCTTAAGACTGCTGAACTAGATATGGAAACTTTAAAGATCAGATCTTTAGTAAAAGACTGTACTTATTATAAGTTTATCACATTAAAGTCTGATGGTTTTATCTATGAAACAGATAGTAATACTATGATGGGTAGAAACCAAACTGATGTGGTTGAGTATCTTAAGAATCCTCTTAATGATGAAATTCTTACAAAACTTCTAAAAAAAGTTGAACCTTATTGGAATAAATAGTATATTAGTATAACACTTTAATATTTTTGTAAAATGAAAAAATCTATGACCAAAAAAGCATCTACTGCCTCAATGATGAAGAAAGGTGGTATGAAGTCTTTACCTAAGGCTAAGACTGGTGCTATGAATAACCCTAATCCACAAAGTGACTTCCAAGTAACTAAAGTACCTAGCTCAAGAGGAGTTATGGTAGGAGTTAATAAAGGAGCTACTGTACAAAAAGTTCCTGGATCTAGTGGAGTTATGACTAATGTTAATCCTAAAGCTACTGTATCTCCATTAAAATATGGTGGTATGATGAAGAAGGGTGGCATGAAGAAAATGGGTAAAAAGAAATAATATGATGAAAACACCTGGTGATAAAGCAAGAAAACTAGCAAGACTTCAGAAAAGAGAAGAACGTCTAGTTTATAAAGGCAATAAAGCTGTTGATGAAGGTAGAGAACAAAAAGCTAATAGACTATTAGGTAGAGCAGCTAAAGTTCAAGACCGTAAAATCAGAATAGCTGAGACTATGAAAAAAGGTGGTTCTACTAAGTCTAAGGTAAACCAGGCAGGTAATTATACCAAGCCTGGTATGCGTAAATCATTATTCAACAAGATAAAGGCTGGTACTAAAGGTGGAGATCCTGGAGAATGGTCAGCTAGAAAAAGTCAGTTGTTAGCTAAAGAGTACAAAAGTAAAGGTGGTGGATATAGAAACTAAAATATGTTCAAGTTGTAAAAAATCTAAAGATACTTCTGAGTTTAGAAGTAGAGGTGGATCACAAAAACATTTATTAAAAAGTAAATGTAATAAATGTTTATATAATGAACATAGAAACTGGACTGAAAATAATCCAGATAAAGTTAGAGAATATAGAGAGAAAGACTCGTGGACTCTAGCAAAAAGATGTCAAAGAAGAGGAATAACACCTGAAGAATTAATAGATGTTTATGAAAGGCAAGAAGAATGTTGTGCCATATGTAATAAACATATATTAATAAGTGAAAGCGCAATTGATCATAATCATAAGACAGATGAATTTAGAGGTCTGTTGTGTAAGAAGTGTAATAGGGCATTAGGTATGTTTGAAGATAGTCCTATTATATTACAGAATGCAATTGATTATTTAAAGATGTTTGGTTATTATGGAGAATAAGTTTAAATTAGAAAAAGAATGGCACTAGCTAAATCACAGAAGAGTTTAAAAGACTGGACAGCTCAGAAATGGATGACTTCTGGTACTCATGCTAATAAAAAGAAAGGCTTGAGTAAAGAAGTAAAATCTAAGGGTACTAAAAGGTATCTTCCTGAAGCTGCCTGGTCTGCTATGTCAGCAGGAGAAAAAGCTGCTACTAATAAGGTTAAAGCTGAAGGTAATAGGAAGGGTAAACAATTTGTAAAACAACCTAAATCAATAGCTAATAAAGCTAGTAAATATAGATAGTTATGGCAAAAGCAGGTGGTAAAGGTAAAGTAGAAAGAGGTAAAGTAACCTTTGGTGTTAAAACTACAGGCAAGCTTAAAAAGAAGTTTGGTCCTAAGGAACAGAAACCTAAAAGATATAGAGGTCAAGGTAGATAAAATATTACTATGACAAAGAATGCAAAACAACAAGCAGCAATAGCTATCTCAATGAAGAAAGCTGGTAAGACTCCTCAGATGAAGAAGGGAGGATCTACTCCTGCATGGCAGAGAAAAGAAGGTAAGAATCCTTCTGGTGGTCTTAATGCTAAAGGTGTTGCTTCTTACCGTAGAGAAAACCCTGGATCTAAACTTAAGACAGCTGTTACTACAGAACCTTCTAAGTTAAAGAAAGGTAGTGAAGCTGCTAATAGAAGAAAGTCTTTTTGTGCTAGAATGTCTGGTATGAAGAAGAAGCTTACTTCATCTAAGACTGCAAATGATCCTAACTCTAGGATTAATAAGTCATTAAGAAAATGGAACTGCTAATTATTTATATATGAAAAAGACTACTAAATTAAACATGAATCCAGGGTATGTTACCCGTCCTCAAGATAAAAAGAGTAAGGTAAATAAACTTAATGCTGATTATCAGAAGATGGAAAGTAAGAACTATAAGATGGGAGGATCAAAGTTTCCAGATCTTACAGGTGATGGTAAAGTAACTCAAGCAGACATCCTTAAAGGACGTGGAGTATTTAAAGCTGGTGGAGCTAAGAAAAATTGGATCAAGGGTGCTATTAAAAACCCAGGTGCATTCTCTGCTAAAGCTAAAGCTGCTGGTATGTCTACTGCTGCTTATGCTGCTAAGGTAACTAAACCAGGATCTAAAGCAAGTACAACAACTAAGAGACAAGCTAACTTAGCTAAAACTCTAGGTAAAATGCGTAGCAAGAAAGGATAATGTTAAATTCAACACTCCAAATAAAGGTTAAGCAAAGGCTAAACAAGTTAGATAGCCAGGATTATGACAATATTGAATGTTGGCAAATAATAGAAGCATTCAATAAAGGCATGATTCAATGGTGCCGTAGACAGCTTGTTGGTACTAATATTCTTAAACAAGGAGATGAACAATCTAAGAGAAGAGTAGATGACTTACAGATATTGTTAAATAAGTCTACCCTAGATCTAAGTAAGTTTGATGGTTATTATGAAACTACTCTGGATCTTCCAGAAAACTATATGGAGTTTAAGAGAGTTCATCTATCAGCTTTTTCAGAATGCTGTACTAACAAAGAAATGGTAGTATATTTAGCAGAAGAAGCTAACGTACCTAACTTACTTAGAGATTATCTTAAGAAACCTAGTTTTGAATGGGGAGAAACTTTTATGACCCTTATTAATAATAAACTTAGGATATATACAAACAATGAGTTTGATCTAGAAAATATAGATTTATACTTCTATAGAAAGCCTATCAATATACAGATTGAAGGTTGTGTTGATCCATACACAGGTCTAATTAGTACTACTAATGTAGAATGTGAATTCAAGGATGACATTACTGAAGTTCTTATTGATGAGGCTTGTGCTATTATAGCAGGTGATATAGAATCTATTGCTCAAGTACAGATTAATGCTCAATCAGGAGAACAGAACAATTAATTTTTATATAAATGGAAAACAATAGAATGCTTAAAAGAACAGGAGATGCAAGCTCAGCACCAAAAGTAGTTGGTGTTTCAGGTTTAAAAGGAGCTCCTCCACTTAAGACAGACAATCCTTTAATCTCACAAGAAGGTTTAGATTATCTTAACTACCGTATACAACAGGAAGAATATTCTGCTAGAATATATAAGTCTATGGCAATGTGGTTAGATGACAAAGGTTATCTAGGTGCTGCTAAACAATGGAATGGATATTCTGCAGAAGAAATGGGTCATGCTGATATAGCACGTAAGTATGTCTTATCATTTGGTTTACAACCATTAACTCCTGTACTTGATCAACCAGAACAAAACTATCCAGGTGGATTACCTGAGATTATTCAGAAGTCATATGATCATGAGATTGAGATTAGTTCTCAAATTAAAGATCTAGCTTCTAAAGCTTTAATGAGAGGTGATCATATTATGTATGAACTAGCATTAGGTTATCTTAAAGAACAAGTAGAAGAGATGGGCAAGATGCAAAACTGGATGGACCGTCTAGAAGCATTTGGTACAGACAAGATAGCTCTCCGTCTGCTAGATGATGAAATGATGGGGTAAATTTGGATATTAGTAAACTATTACTTATATTATATTATTATTTATTTGTATAACTTTTAAAACAAAAAACAATGGCTTATTTTAATCATGCGTTTAACAAGGTCTTCTTGGGTGGGCACCCTGCTCAAGTTGCATCTCCAACAGTTGCTGGTATTGATAATACTGGTATGTTGTTGTCTTCAGGTGTTGCTACCGTAGAATTATCTAATGGTACTTACAACACTGTACCTGATCCAAATCCTTATGGAGTTTATGGTGTATTTAATTCAGAAACTTACACTTCATTAGCACCTTTATCTACTCCAGAAGATTGTTGTCCTATTATCATTGCTAGCTCTCCTATCTTTCACAATGACAAGATTGGACCTTTTGCTGGTGGTTATAAAGAGACTACTAAATCTAAAGTAATCAATGCTAAGTATGTATCACGTGCTTACCGTGTTGACCCTTGTGCTCCTATTCAGAATATTGTGCACGTAGGTTCTACACCTTACACTGTTGAGAATACAGGATGTTGCAAAGATTTCTTGTGTGATGAGACTTACTATTTACGTCTTGACATCAAAGGATCTCCAGCATTACGTTTCTTAACTCGTAACTCATACTATACTGCAGATTACTACACTGGATGTTGTGTTGATGATACAGCTCCTGTAGCAGTAGATCCTACATTAGTTTACATTGGATGGGCTAAGCAATTCTTCAACAGTCCGTTGATTGCTCCATTCATTGCTATCCGTATTTATGATACAACTGGTGCTCCTGTAGGTCCATCTTATACAATTGATACTTATAATGCTGCAGTTGCTGCTGGTACTTTAGCTTGGGATCTTTACGTATCTCCTGCTGGTCCATTCGAAGGAGAATGTGCTGGTATGACATTTACTGGAGCTTATGTAGATACAGTATTTGGAAACTGTACATTCTATCCTAATGACTTCTATGAAAAAGAATTAGTTAAGATTCTTCCTTCTGAAGTAGATTACACTGGAGATCCTTGTTTATTTACAGGTATCTGTGTAGTAGAAGAATGTGCTCCACGTCAAGGTACTGGATTTGGTGATACAGCTCTTAAGAGTTTAATTTTATCTGAGTCTTATCAGCAGAACTACTTTGCTACTAACTCTGATCTTCGTATCCGTGAAGTAACTCAAGGTTATGACTTTAACTTAGCTATACCTAACAGAAATGCTTTCTATAGCCGTTTCTATGTACAGCACAATGTACCTCGTTTCAATAACCCAACTGGAGTATTTGATAATGATCAGTACTTGTTAGAGATTGTTGTTCCTAACTTATCTAACTTTGCTGGTGGATTAAACATTGCTCCTGGAGCTACAGCATTTGAAACATTCATGGATGCTTGGTTAGCTGCATGTAATGGTCCTTGCAAAGGTGTTGAGTATGTAGGATGTTTTGACTGCCGTGGTGTAGCAATCATTCCTGGAGTATTAGCATAATCTCACACTAGTATAACTTATAGAAAATTGGGAGAGTGGGAGTAAAATCTCTCCTCTCCCTTTTTCTTTTTCAATTATTATATGTAAATTAGTACTATGGCAAAGCATACATTAAGCTTAGAAATTCCTGATACTTTAAATAAGTGTATTATAAGAGTTATAGACACTAGTATATACAGTGAAGATGTTCCAGTAGAATGTCCTAAATTACAGATAACACCTCCTGGATTCTATCAATCTTATGAAGTACCAGATCTAACTGAGAACTTTACTGAGAATATTACAGCATGTGATATGGGATTACAGATATATAACTGTGGTCAGATTATTCAAGATCTACCAGATGGTGTATATGTAGTAAGATATTCTGTATCTCCTAATGAATATGTGTATGTAGAATATAATCATCTTAGGATTACTAATGCTTTAAATCTGATTAATCAGATACTTTGCTGTATGGACTTAGCTGCATGTGAACCTCAAAAACCTATTAAAGATAAGGTTAGAGAGCTTCAATTACTGCAAACACAATTACAAGCTGCTAAAGTAGAAGTAGAATATTGTCATCATCCTACTAAAGGTATGGATATGTACAACTATGTTTACAAAAAACTTAAGAAACTAGCTTGTGGATGTGGATGCAATGACTTATGTTAGTAACAAATAAAAACCAAAGAATATGACATGTGTAAATTGTAAATCTCAATTAAGTTGTGGATGCCAAAAGAGAACAGCAGCAGATGGTAAAATAGTATGTAGTAATTGTGTTGCATCTTATAATAGAACAGCAGCAAACTTACCAACAGCAAAACCTAGTAATACTCATTTAGCAGCTACAATTAATTCAATAAATTATAAAAAGTAATGGCAACATTAACATACTACTGTGGAAATTACGGATATGCTAGAAAGTATGATCATAGTACTTCTACCTGGTCTAATGCCAGTATAGCAAATGTAGATACTCTATATGATATTATGGCATTTCCAGGTAACTCTATAAGAGTAATTGCAGTAGGTAGACATACTACTCCTGGAACTGCATCTGTTTGGTTTAGTTCTAATGGAGGATCAACATGGACACCTTCTAATATTGTAGGACCTGGTAGTATACCAACAGTAATCTATGAAGTATGGGTACAGAGTGCAACATTTGTATATGCAGTAGGTCAAGATGAAGTTACAGGTAATCCGGTAATTTTAAGATCTATAAATGGAGGTGCTACATTTGAAAGTAGGACATTACCATCTACTGCTTCTACTCAATCTCCAGCAATGGCAGTACATTTTCCTACTCCTAATCTTGGAGTTGTGGCTATAGGTAATAAAGTATATTATACTACTGATAGTACAAATACATGGATATCTACAAACTTTGATTTACCTATTGCTATTAATGGACAAAACTGTGTATTAATAAAAGGTATTCATATAGCACAACAAGGATCTGGTAGTTATAGAATTACTGTACTTGCTGATCAAGGTATAGCTCAATCATTAGATTCAGGAGTTAATTTCTTAACTAGACATGACTATGGAATAAGAATTGGAGAACATTTAACTTGGTTTGGTGACAGTAACTTCTGGGCAACAGACTTAAATGGTGGTATTTTATTTTCAGAAACATATGGAACTACATGGGGTATTGCATCACCTACTGTTCTCTTTAGTCCTGATAATGTAAGAGGTGCTCATTTCTATAAAATAGTTACATCTACTCCATCACCAGTTACTGAATTTTTAGGATTCTTATGTACTAACTTTAATGGTACACCTCCAGGATTACACTATAGTATAACTACACAAAATACATCAGATATTCCTTTAACATTTCCTGCAAATCTTGCACCTACTGCAATTGCTGATGCTCCGCAAATAGCTGATCCTGAAGTACCTGAACCTGAATTTTATGCAGTATGGACAGAGTATGAAAACACTTTATGTGTTAGACTTAAAGAGTGTAATGGCACTAGAGAAGTAATTATAAAAGATATATATAATGTTGGTACAAATACATTATTATCATCTTATGGTGTAGGTGCTAGTGTTACAATTAATTGGAGTGGAGGTAACTCTGTATCACCTTGTTTAGCAGTTTCTGATTATCTTCCATCTATATGTTGGACTATAGAAGAAATTATACAAGACTGTGATATGGAAGCAATTTGTGAAGAAGTAATACCATAATATTATGAATTTTATAGGCTGGTTAATAGAAGAATGTACATGTCCTCCACCACAAGCTGATGGTTGGTTAATAGACCTATGTGAGTGTTGTGTAGAACCAGAACCTGTTCCAGCTCCACCACCTATTAGATCTATACCTAAGTATAGTAAAGAGTTTTATAGAATTACAAGATCTAGATGTGATATAGAAGCTAATGTAAAGTTTGGTAATGCATACTATGAACAAGTAAAACAATTAAGATATGGTATAGAAGCTTCTTGTCCAGTAAACTTTGATAAGATATGGATTAAGAAACAGCTATCTGATTTATCAATGTTATTTGATCCAACACTATGTGTTCCTGTTACAGTATCTACAGAGGCAGAACCTGTATGTGTATATCCTACACCAACACCTTTACTTTGTGAACCAGCTACTTTAGTAACAACATTTGCATCTTATGGTGAAATATGAATTTGATTTAGTTAAATAATTTTTGTATATTAAAAAGGTATGATACCAACAAATAAAGACAATCAAGAAGGCTGTGTGCCACTATCCTCAAACTGTGTAGTTTGGCAAGGACCAGATATCCCATGCATTCAATTATGTAAGGGAGATTCTGTATCAGATGTGGTAGCTAAATTAGCCCAGGAATTATGTGATCTATTAGGTCAATTAGATGTATCTACATTTGACCTTAACTGTTTATCTACAATATGTCCTGCTCCTCAAAATATTCATGATCTTATACAATTACTTATTAATAAGTATTGTGATTGTTGTGAAGGTACTACTACCCCTAGTCAGGTAGATCCTAAAAGTTTTAACTCTGATTGTCCCACTAATTGCTTTATTAACATAGCTCCATGTTTTCAATATGTAAATCAAACAGGAGACCTGGTTACTACAATGCAATTAACAGATTATGTTAAAGCAATAGCTACTAAGGTATGTACATTAGTAAGTGAGATTCAAACTATTAATATTACTCTTGCTAATCACGAAACAAGAATAAGTTATATAGAAGCTAACTGTTGCAATCCTCCTACACCACAACAAATTTATATCTTAAATAGTTGTTTATTAGGAACTAATCCTCCTAATGGATGGTTAATACAAACAGTACTTACTAACTTAGAAACTGCTTTCTGTGCATTACAAAATGCTACAGGTGGTCCTACAGAAATATTAACAGCTATTGGATATCAGTGTCCTAACTTAGCAGCTAGTCCATCACTTGCTTTCCCAGCAACTAATATGGGAAGTTTAGCAGGATGGGTACCAGATGCTAATTATAATACACTTGCAGATAGTATTACTAATATGTGGATTACTATCTGTGATCTTAGAGCTGCTGTAAGTAATCTTCAAGATTGTTGTTCTGCAGCATCATGTCCAGCTCCTACAATGTTTAACGCATCAGCATCATACTAATTATGGCACACTATTGTAAAACATGCAGTCAGTCAACAAGTCCACAAACAGGAAGATGTGGATGTAAAGATACTGCTCTTACTACTATACCAACATATACTTGTCCTCCTGGAGATTGTCCAGAACCACCAGTATGTGATGAGATATTTAACTCTAGATGTATTACTTATCAAGATGCTGTTATTACAGATCTACCTTTTACAGCTGATATGAGTATGCAGTCAATGATTCAAATGTTGACTATTTATTTAACTAATACAGCTTGTGCTACAGGTAATTGTAAATCTACATTTAACTTATTTCCTTCTGAGATAGGACAAACGTATATAACAATGGGTTGGGCATCTTCAGGTGCAAACTCATATACATTAGAATATAAACTACCTAGTGCACCAACTTGGTCTACATTTCCTAATCAAACTAATACAATTGCTACTATTCCTAACTTAACACCTAACACAACTTACTTAGTTAGAGTAGCATCAAACTGTATTTCTCCTCCTAGTATTTGTTATTCAGTAACCTTAAGTATAAAAACCAAAGCATAAATATGAGCACAATTACAATTAATTACACAGCAAACTATGGTGGTAACCACCGAATCTGCTACCGTCAAGTAGGAACAACTAACTATTGTTGTTTACTAGATACAGTAGCTGCAATTGGACCACAGACATTTACTATTGATTTTTCAGTACCTGCAGATTATTGTTTTGGTACAGCTAATCAAGTAACTACTCCAGTAGTATCTGATTGCGGACCTTATGAATATGAAGGATATGTTCAACCTATCTGTGAAACTATTGATTCACTAGATGCTAGAACACCTTTTACAGTATCATTTACTCAAGTACCTACATGTTTAAGTTATGAAGTAGAATGTATTACTACAGATGTAGCAAGTATAGCTCTTGACTCTGCAGGAGAAGCTTATTTATCTTTTCCTACTATAACATTTACAGGAGGTCCTTGTTCTGTTTCTTCAGCAGCAACAGTTACTACAATGGAAGCATTTAATGTACAATCTTCATTTCCTAATGTAAGTACAGGATACTCTCCATTAAATGTAATAACAATTACTGGTGGAGCAGGAACACCTATAACTATTAGAGTAGATACAGTAGATGGTGGTGGAAGCATTCAAACATTTACAGTACTTAATAATGGATCATATACAACCTTACCAGGTACAACAAATGTAGCATCAACAGTAGCACCAGCAGGTGGAACTGGAGCAACATTTAATATAAACTATCAAGTAGAAACTATTACTGTAGGTACATTAGGTACAGGATGTTCTGGTCCAGTACAAGCACAGTTTGTAGGAGGTACTCCAGAAGTACAAGGAGCTATTGTAGTAGCAATGGATCCATGTCCTACATTTGCTTCTCCTTCATGTGGAGCAGTACAGAATGTAGAAGGTGAAATTGCTGTACCAGTTATCTTCTGTGAAAGCACTGGAGCACCAGTATTGGACCCTGCTTATAATGTTACTCCTATAGGAACATGTTGTAACTGTAAAAGAGTTACGGCTATTGTAACTGGAGACTTAGGAACTGTATTACCATACTACTATTACACTGACTATTTAACTAAAAATGTTATATATGTAGCAGGACCTATTGCTCTTAACCCAGGTGGAGTAAACTTAGGTACATTCCAGATACAAGAGGGATCATTTGCAACTGCTCCAGGATTTAATGCTAATCTTACATTAACTGAAGCAGATTGTATCTAAAATAATAAGTCATGGTTTGTTGGTTTCCCTGACTGACAAAAGAGGCCCAGGCTAATCCCTGGGTCTTTTTATTTGGTAGTTACTAGTAAAAGAATTATTTTTATTCTTTGAAAAAAATTTGTAAATTAGTATATCTATGGCAGAGTTTAATAAACCAGATGTGAAGGGACCTAGATTTAGGAAAAAGGTTAAATACCTACTTAATGATGATGCACATAAAGCATTCATAAAAAAGAATCCTAAATATAAAGACCTAAGCAATAAAGAATTCTCTAATATAGTGAAGAAGTTTTCTACTTATATGTGGGAGCAGGTAATAGAGAATAGAGATGGAATAGAGTTACCAGAGGGGTTAGGATACATATTTATAGGTAGACATAAGATAAGCAGAGATATTGTAGATGTTACAAAATCTATCAAGTATGGTAAACGTATATTAGCTAAAAACTGGGAAACTGATGGAAATATCTCTAAGATTATCTATACTAACTATAGCCCTAAATATAAACTTGAGAATCGGGAAATCTGGGGATTCAAAGGAACAAGGGAGTTTAAGAGATCTGTCTCAAGAGCATTTAAAGAAAACTGGGAAAAATATGTAGTAGTGGATAATTACAGAACTATATCTAACTTATACACCAAAAGTATTCTAAAGGAAAGAAGAGAAAATCAATCCTTAGAAGACTATAATGAATTTGAAATATGACAACAATAGGAGAAGCAATATCACGTGTTAGAAACATTCTTAAAGCTGTAAAGGAAGATCCATTTCTTACAGATAGATTTATCTACAGTGAGATAATTAAGTATGGTAAACTACTTATTAAGAGACAAGATTCTTTAAACCAGATCTTAAAGTTTCAGAGCTTCTTTAAAACTTTACCTTGTGTAGAACTTATAGATGTAGATAGAGTAGAAGCATGTTGTGCTGGAGTAAAATCTAATGTTACATTTAAGAGAACTAAAGATAAGCTTCCTAGGATTATGGAAGGTCCTTTTGGTCCATTGTTTAGAACAATCAGTTCTATAGATGGATCTGAGAATGTATACATTACACAACCTGCTATTTTTCAAGCATCTAGAAATACATCAGGTGCTAAGTATGATAAAAAGAAATATTATTGGTATATTAATGATTATATATATGTACCAAATGTAGATTGGGATGCACTTAGTATTGAAGGTATCTTTGAAGATGATATATCTATTTATCAGTGTACAACTGAGGAGCAGAAGTGTGCTATTCGTCAAAGCCAGGCTTTACAAATACCAGACTTCTTACTTGCTGAGATTGAACAAATGGTGGTAAAAGATATGTCTATTAATATGCAGGTACCTGTAGACATGGCCGCAGATGACAAACAAAATGTTCTTAGATAATGAATTATAACTATACCCTCAAATACAGAACCTTTGACAGTCTATTAGATGATGTCAGGTTAGATCTATATACCCAATCTTTAGAAGGTAAAGTAGATCCTGCTCAACTTGTTAAGATAGCAATGAAGGTTAATTATGACCTTGGTCTAAGGATATATGTAACTAAAGAAGTAGTTCTTGAAATAGAAAAGAATAAAGCTAAGTTACCAGATGACTTCTTTGTAATGAACTTTGCTACTCTATGTGGAGAGATGACTACTACTTATGCTACACCACAGGGAACTAATATACAGCAGATTGATTATGTACCTCAATATAAAGAGTATCCAGCAACTATAAATATATGTTCTAGTCCTACTGTCAACTGTAGTAAATGTAATACAACAGTATGTGGTTGTGCTAATGCATCTTGCTTAGCTCCTAGAGTTTGTTCTTGTACAATGCCTGCTCCAGTATATAACCCAGCAGAACCACAAGGTGATACTTGTATCAAACCTAGACTAGTGGTTAACTGTAAACAAGGAGAAGCATATGAGATGGTACAAGTTATCAATACAGAAACTAGAGTATGGAGACATTTCTTTCCTATTAAGTTTAGAAACTCCATGTTTACAGACTGTGACTGTCCTAACGTAAATATGGCTGCTGCAGATGAAGCTTGGATAAAAGATGGTTTTGTACATACTACAATGGAATGTGGTCATCTATATATTAACTACCAAGGAATGATGGAAGATGATGATGGTAACTTAATGGTAGTAGATCATCCAATGATTAATGAATATTATGAGTATGCTATGAAGAAAAGAGTACTTGAGAATTTATTAATGTCTGGAGACAATGTTGTAGGCCAACTTCAATATATACAACAAGAATTAAGGGCAGCTAGAAATAATGCTTTATCTATAGTTAATACTCCTAACTTCTCTGAAATGCAGAAGGTATGGTTAATGAATAGAAAAGCACAGTATTCTAGATACTATGATATGTTTAAGAGCTACTTTTATAATCCTACTTTGAGAGTAAATAATGTTGTGTAATGGGTAAGAAGCAAACACCTTCATCAGGAAGCAGCTCTGTTAAAACACAGAGTTTTGTCAAAGGTCTTATAAAAGATTATAATGATTCATACTTTCCAGATAATGCTTGGTCACATGCAGTAAATACAGTTAATGCAACTAGTGAAGGAGACTTAGGTACATTAAGTAATGAACAGTCTAACTTACTTTGTGCTTCTATATGTACACCTGGTGGTAGAATTCATGGTAGAATACATTTGTTTGATAGCAACTGGGTAATCTTTGCAGCTAATGACTTTACACAATCTTCTGAGATAGGTTTGTTCAATGAAAAGAATTGTACTTATATACCTATTACTAGAGATACTTGCTTAAACTTTAGTACACTATATCCTATTACAGGTAAAGCTAAAAAGAACTTTGATTGTTCTTGGCAAATATATTGGGCTGATGGTAAGAATCCAGATAGATCTATGAATATAGGAGATCCCCAATTATGGCCTGCTGCAAATCAAGGATGTGAATATACTGGAGAATGGCCTGGTCTTCCTTATGAACAAGATTGTTCTTTTATAGATCCTGACTGTAAAACTAATCCTATTCCTTCTGATTCTGGTATTGGTTGTGAAGTATGTGTAAATAAACTTCCTCTTGCTTTAGATTGTGATAAAATAAGATTAGCTAGATTAGTTAAGACACCATGTGTTAAAGTAAGCAAAGGAATTGCCGGTGGTACTTTACCTAATGGTAGTTATTATGTAGTACTAGCTTATTCTATTAATGGACAAAAAGTAACAGACTATTTTAGTCCTTCTAATACTCAATCTCTATTTGCTCATAATAATCTTGCGGGATCATTAGATATTACTATAGAAGATATAGATCAAGACTTCTTTGATGAATTTGAATTAGTACTTGTATCTAACATTGCTCAGAATACTATAGCTAAAAGAGTAGGTTATTATAATACACGTGTAGGATCTATTACTCTAGATATATTTAATCTTGAGCTTCCTACTGTACCACTAGAGTTTATTCCTATCAGAACTCCTATATATGAGAAGTCTGAGATTATCTCTAGTGTTAATGACTACTTATTAAGACTTAGTCCTACCACAAGATTAGACTTTAACTATCAACCTTTAGCAAATAGAATTAAAGCTAAATGGGTAGCAGTTAAATATCCGGCAGACTATTACCGTAAAGGTGGTAACAAAACTGGATACTTAAGAGATGAGATATATTCATTCTGGATTAGATGGGTATATGAAACAGGAGAAAAATCAGCTAGCTATCATATTCCTGGTAGACCACCTAAAGAACAATTAGATTTAGGTAATTGTGTACCTCAAGGTTATGGAGATCTTAGTCAGTCTTTCCCTGTAGAAGATAACATCTATTTTGATAAATATTTCTTTGAAGTATATAACACAGCATCAGTAACACAATTAGTTCTTCCAGGTACAGAGTTTTCAGATGATGGTGGAGAAGTATTAGCAAGAGGAGATATGGGATACTGGCAGTCAACTGAAGTATATCCTAATAAACCTAATGTATGGAATACTTGTGCTCATCCTTGGTCTAATGAAGCATGTACTGAAGAACCTGAAGTTAATCTATGTAGTGAGTTTATTAGACATCATAAGATGCCAGATAATAAATGTATACCTCACTTTACAACAACAGGTGGTGTAAACAATAACAGTAGTAACCAGATTGGTCATCAGTATGGTATTGCTGATGGTTATGTATTACTAGGTGTTGAGTTTGACAATATAAGATACCCGGTTGATAATGATGGTATAGGTATACCTGGTATTGTTGGTTATGAAATATTAAGAGGTACTCGTGAAGGTAACAAAACTATTGTTGCTAAAGGTATTCTTAATAACATGAGAGAGTATACTATAGATGATGATGGTAATGGAGTAAGATCTGCATTATATCAGAACTATCCATATAATCCACTAGGTACTGATTTTTCTCTTGCTACTGATGAATTAAGTTATCCTCCTTTAGGATGTTCAAATTATAATGATGCTCAAGTAACATCCTCAAATGTTAAAACTCAACAGTTTACTTTTCATTCTCCTGATACTACATTTAGAGAACCATTCTTAGCTGAGACAGAACTTAAGTTATATGGTGAATTATTTGGTGATGTATATGGTAATTTTGATGATGTACCAGGACATCCTAAACATAAACTAGTTTCTGATTTTGCATTTACTGTATCAGCTATAGCAGGTATTGGTATTGCTGCTTTAGCTATATCCGGTGGTAAAAAGAAAAGAGTAACATCTGCAAGAACATTAAACATAGGAGGAGCTCAATACAATTTAGTATTAGGAGGACCTAATGGTGGAGTTATAACAGGTATAGTAGATCAACCAATAACTGCAGCAGCTGCTACATCAGCAGGAATAATTACAGGATCTGTAAATGGTGCTTTAGCAGCTCAAACTCCAATAGCAGAATTATTAAATTCTCTTGTACCATTAATTGGTTCAGCTGATGTTGGTGCTACAATAAGTTTTACAACAGCTACAGGTCAGCCTGCATCATTAGGACCAGAAACAGAATATGAATTTGAAGAGACTGCTTTTCAAAATAGTAATTCTATTATGCCGGTTGGTGCTATTACTACACTTATATATTATTGGACACAAGCAGCAGACTCTGTACTTAAACTTATAGAAGCTTTCTTATCATATGAACAGTATGCTCTTATGTATAGATCTCATGGAGCTTATACAGTATTTGATCCAGGAAGAGCTTGTGCTATAGGTAATCAAAGAAAACTTATAAATCAATCATTATACTTAGATACTAATCTACAAACTATACAGGTAGAAAACTTCCCATTAAATCCTAAAGAGTATACTATAAATAACTTATTTAGAAATAAATGTGTAGTACTAGATCTAGATAAACCTATAACTCTACAAGATAAAATACTTAATGCTATAGGTACTTGTATTACTAATCCTAATTCACAATATTTATTTACAGATAATACTATACAAACTTTAGGATCTGTTCAAGCTGCTACGAGTTTCCCTGCTTTATTTCCAACAGGTGCTGATAACTTAGGTAATAACCTATCTGCTAATTCACAAGATAAAGTATGGTTTGATAATTACACTGCTCAGTTTAGAACTAAAACAGCAGTTTATTATGGAGCTCTTAAGTATAGGATAAGAAACTTGTATGGTCAACTAGATCAAGTTAAACAAGTAGTAGCTTCTCCATGTATGTTTAAGATTGGTAGAATTACTAATGAACAACTAGCTAATCCTTGTGAGTTTGATAAAAAATATTCTACAGGATTAATGTTTGGTGGAGATACATATGTTGGTAGATATACAGAAAAAAATAAGTTCTTCTATTTCTATGACTGGTTATATAATTTACCAGATGGTACTGAACTAGACTATACACTTAAGTATATGATTCAGTATCCTAGATTCTGGGCAAATTTTACAGGCTTTGATTTAGGTAGTTTCTTAAATACACTATTTAATGGATCAACATTTACTGAACCTGATCCAGTATCTAATCCTTTATTCCCAAGTAATTTTCATCATCTAGATAGAGGACATTGTACAGCTGTACCATTTGCAGGTAGCAGTGGACTATTTAATGTACTTAATGGATTCTTCTATTTATTTAATACAGGAGTAAGAGACTTCATTGTAGAGTCAGAGATTAATGTAGATCAAAGAGACTGGGATGAAGAACCACAAGAAAGATTCTATGATCCATTTAGATATACAGATCTACAAGCATTGTTTGATACTGAGATTATAAAAGCTGATAACTACTATAAGTATGATTACTCACTAAGTATAACTAAGTTATTTAATAACTATATCTCATGGGGTAATATGCAAGATAGAGGTTATGACCCTAATGTATCTGAGTTTTGTTATACTTATTATCCAAACAGAGTTCTTTATTCTCTTCCTCAAAACTTGGAAGCTAAGAAAGATTTCTGGTATGCATTCCTAGCTAATAACTATAAAGAGTTCTTAAACAAACCTAACTCTATTAATGGTATTGCTAAGAATGGTGCTATTATAACATTTGAAACTGATAGTCCATTAATGTTCCAAGGAGTAGATGTTCTAGAAACAGAACTTGGTACTAAGGTAACTATTGGTGATGGAGGTCTATTCTCACAACCACAACAGTCAATTGTAAATGCAGATATAGCATTTGAATATGGATCATGCCAAGACAGATACTCAATAATAAGCACACCTACTGGAGTATATTGGATAAGTCAAAGTCAAGGTAAAATCTTTAGATACTTTGGTGGATTAAAAGAAATATCTGCTTCAGGATTAAGATGGTGGTTTGATTGGTATTTACCTTATAGACTAACACAAGATTTTCCAGAATATCCATTTACTGATAATCCAATATCTGGTGTAGGATGTCAAACTATATATGATAACTCTGATCAGTTAGTATACTTCTGTAAGAAAGACTTTAAACTTAAGGTTCCTAAGGAAGAAGTTAGATTTGTAAGATACCAAACAGATCCAGTAACTGGTAAAGAAACTGAAGTAAACCTATTTATTTACAGAGGTGGTGAGTATAAACTAGAAGAAAATGAAATCTTTGAAGATGCATCTTGGACAGTAAGTTATGATGCTAAATCAGAAGCTTGGATATCTTACCATGACTGGCACCCTGATATGGTTATACCTAGTAGAAGAAACTTCTATACTACAAAAGATACTGGTATTTGGAGACATAACTTTAGAACAGATAGCTTCTGTAACTTCTATAATCAAGATTACAGATTTGAAGTAGAGTATGCAATACCTACCGGTCAAACAGTAAATACTATAAGAAGTGTAGAGTATATTCTAGAAAACTATATTTACTCTACTAATGGTATAGATCAGTTTAATGTTCTTACAGATCCTAACACAGGACTAGACTTTAACTTTGATCATGCCGTTATTTACAATCCTGAACAAGTATCAGGACAGTTAATACTTAGAGGTACACCTAAGAATGATATCATAGGAAGACTACAATATCCTATTATCAATCTTAACAATATAGAAGTACTATTTTCTAAAGAAGAAAACAAATATAGATTCAATCAGTTCTGGGATATTACTGCAGATAGAGGAGAGTTCTTAAATCCTACTATTCCTGGTTATGCTCAAAGAGCTATATGGGATACATCAGAAAATGGTTATGATAGAGTTCTTAACCAGAACAACTTAAACTATAGCAAAGATCCATTACAGAGAAAGAAGTTTAGACATTATCTTAACTTTATAAATCTATATAGAGAAAAATCTGGAAATGTTAAAATGATATTCAAGATATCTAATACTAAAAACTTACTGTCACCACGATGAAGAAGAAGTTATACTATCAGAAGAAAGCTACTGAAGGTCTTAAAGGAGGTCCTAATTATGTTAAAAGAACTACATCAGGTTTTATAGAATCTGATTATGGTCAATGGGAATTCCCCGGAGAACCTACACTAATTAATAGTAATAGTATAACTATGAAAGGAGTTCCTTATCCAGTATTTGGAATGGATGATTTAGGTAACTCACAGATGATGTATCCAGAACAAGACTATCTCTATCCAGGTAACAAAGTATATGAGATACCTATGGCTCAGAAAGGATATAATGTAAAACCTAGAGTTGGATCAATAACATTAAAAGGACAAACTGAACCTTCTACTCATTACATGATGAGAGAATACGGACCTACAGGATGGGTAGCATTTCCTAGTATATTTCAAAATCCAGATAACTCATGGGTTAATATGTCTGATGAAAAAGACTGGATGAAGATATATAAGGAAGCTCAAAAAAGAGGTGAGGTATATAACTTTGGAGAAGATGAAGAAGCTGCTATAAATTTTGCAGATAAAGGATCTTGGAAAAAAGAACTAGGTATAAAGAAAAATGGAGGGTGGCTAGATAATATACCTAAAGCTCAAAGAGGAACTATCTATGTAGATAACCCTAATGATCCTAGACTACAGGATTATAATGATAGTTTAAGTTTATATAATAAATATAAAAAAGATTTAGCTACTAGAGGAAGTGAAAGTGTAGAAAGAAGATTTAATATAAATGACCCATTAATATCTGATTTACTTCCTTTGTATGGTATTGATAAAAATAAAATTAAACCTACAAGAATAGATCAATATACTTCTGGATATAATGGAGCAGGAACAGCATTTGTTCCTGTATATAAAAAACCAGTACAACCTGTAGTGTATAGAAATCCAGAAATAAGAGCTAAACAAGAAGAATTAGTAAATGCTGGATTTAATATTGGTGAAGTAGATGGTATATGGGGTAAAAAATCACAAGCTGCTTGGGAAGAATATCAGAAAAATAAAAATTCTGTAAAAAAAGAAGAACCAAAAAAAGAAATAATTACTGTAAAGAACCAAAAACCTAAACCTATAAATCACATATCAAAAGATTGGACTCAAGGAATAGGTGATACATACACAATATATTATGGTGATCCTACAAATAAAAATACTAAAACACAAACATTATCACCTAAAGAATATGATATACTAAAACAATCAGAATCTTATAAGCAATTTATAAATAAAAAGAAAACAGGAGGATGGTTAGATAGAGCACAAAAAGGAAGAATTCAAGTTAGTCCATATGGTTACATTGGTGGTTATCCAACATGGTCTGGAGATACAGGTATAGAAGGAGACTTTGGAGCTAATGTAGATTTTGGTAATATAAATTTTGACTTAGCTAATAGATTTAATATAGAATCTGACCCTGAATTAAGTCAATATATTAGTCCTAGTATAAGTGCTAATATACCCTTTAATAAAGGTAGAGGTAATGTAAACTTTTCTGCAGGATCATATTATAATCAACCCAATATAACTACAGGAGTAAGTTATAGATTTGGTAAAGGTGGGTGGTTAGATACTTATCAGGATAGAGGTGAAGTTAAACCTAAATTTCAATATAGTAAAAATAAAGATTTAGGTACATTTCTTAAAGAAGCTACTAAGCCTAAACCTAGTATGTATGAGTTTAATAATAAAGGTTTATCTAAACAAGAAGCTCTTGAAGCTAATAGAGCACAAGATGCAACTAGAGTAGCTGGTTTTAGACAAAACTTACCAGATATAGATCTAGGACCTAAACTAGATCCTTCTGGACAATACATGGCAGAAATATTATCATCACCTATTAATGCTGCTAGAGATATCTATAATAATCCTACTAAGTATGGTAAAACTTTCCTTAACCTAGTTGCTGGGGCATATGGTGCTACTCCTATTTTAGATGAAGCTGATGTAGAAAGATCACTTAATATGGCTGAGGTAACTCCTATGTTAGGAGGAATAGGATCATTAACTAAAAAACCATTATCAAATGCTGTTAATGCATTACGATATAGAGATCTTAGTTCTGAAGAGTTAAAAAACTTTTTTAAAGAACTTACTACTAAGCTTAAGAATAACTTAGATAATAAGCTTATAACCCCTTTACAATTTAGAAAAGAGATTAAAGATCTTAAAGAATATTCTAATAAATCAGCAGAGTTTTGGAAAACACCAGAAGGTAGAAGAAGATTAGAAGATATTGGTATTACACCTGACAAAATGATACCTTATAATTTAACATTTAGATCAGGTGAAAAGACCAAGTATTTTTCTCCAACAGCTACAGTTAATATAGACTTTAGAGAATTAAATAACTTAAAAAAACAACGAGGTTTAGATTTAACTCCTAGAACTGCATTAGAACATGAAACAGGTCACCATTTACAAAGAGAATATTATAGAATGAATGAATACTTGAAAGATATTAAAAAATTTCAAGATGAATTAGCTGAATGGAAACAAAGACAAATTGAAGCTAAAAAAACTACCAATCCATTTAAACGTAATATATATAATTGGTTATATGATCCTGAACCAACAGGACCAACATTATTAAGTAAACCTACTAAAATAGATGAAGCTTTAAAAACATTAGAAGCTAAACCTGAAGCTATACAACAATTAGCTAATATTGAAGGCTCATCTAGAACAATGACAAATACACCTGAACTTACAAGAGCAGCAGAATCTTTAGATTATTGGCACCACCTTGAGAAAGGAGATGTTGAAAGATTACCTCATTTAAGAGAGTTAAGACAGAATATGATGAATAAAGGCATTATTAAAAACTTAGAAGATCGTATTACTAAAGATATGGTAATAGATTATTTTAATAGTACTAAAGGAGACAGAATAGGTAGTTTTATAAAAAAGAGTCCTATTAATCTTAGATTCTTAACAGAACAGTTAAATAATGCTCCAGCTTTAATACCAGCAATAGGTTTAACTGGATTAGGTGCTGCAGGATATAATCAATTAAATAATAATACAATGTATAAAAAAGGAGGATGGTTAGATAATCTACCTAAAGCACAAGTAGGTGAAGAAGTTCCTACTATAGGACCTATAGATTTACCAGCTATAGAAATATCTGATAAAGCAGATCCTAGAGCATTAATAAATCAAGGAGCATTCTTTGGTAAAGAACCTAATAAGTTTATTAAAGAATTTAGAAATAGACTACCTCAATTATTTTATACAGAGCAAGGAACATCAGGATATGGACCAATGAATCAAGGGTCTATTAATCTACCTTCTACAGATATATCGGCTCCATTTGTGGATCCTAATACTGGAGAAGTAGATTATACTAAAATGGCATTAACTGGTGCTGAAGGTATACTTTCTTCATTTGCTGGTCAACCACAATTTACTAGAGGTAAAGGTAAACCTACATATGTAAATCCTAAGAAGTTAGAATATAGAGATGCTTCTGGAAGACTTGTATACAAAGCAGATCCTGAAGATTATCAAAATTTTACTCAAAGAAAATATTACGATGAGGCTATTAAAGATGTAAAAGACTATGCTAGGAAATGGAAAAAAGAACAACTAACTAATAAAAAAAATCTAGTAAATGAGGCAAAAAGTCTAGCTACTAAAGAACCTCTTTTAACAGAAAAAGATTTTTATACAAATGCTGAAATCAATCAACTTATAAAAAATAATAAAGAATATTTAAAAAGAATAGATGCTATTTATGATAAATATGGTAAAATAGATCCTAATAAAACTCCTAATGATATAAATGAAATATATCCAAATTTAAAAAAGGAATGGGAAGATATAATGAAAATAAATCATAGTTTTAGAGATAAAGAACTTACTCCTGAACAAGCAAGAAAAATTAATAAATTATTTAAACCTGCAGATACAGGATTAGATATTTCAAAAAGATCTAGATTAAGTGATTATGCTGCAGGAAATGAAAGAAGATATTCAGCAAAACTTTTTAATTTTTTACAAAGTATAGGAAGAGATCCAAGTTATAGTGATAGATGGGTAAATGAACGTCCTGCAATAATTCTTCCATTTCAAAATACAGGAAAAGCTATTAATGTGCCTTTAGGATTTACTACTGGTCAAATGAATAAATATGGAGGACAAAAGAGAGGCTGGCTAGATAATTTGAATAATTAACATTATATTTGTATATTAGTATATTAATATGTATTCTATGAGAAAAGAAGACTACCTAAGCATGGCAGGGTATCCAAACACCCCAGAAGGAGAAGCAGCATTTTATAGAGAGTATGATACCCCAGAAAAATTTCAGATGAAGTTTGGTGGTACTACAGCTTTTCCCCAAGCTAGAACAGAAGCAGAGTTTTATAACTTTGGTGCTCCTATGCAGTTTAGTACTGTTACCATGAAGAATGGGGGGTCTCCTTATTATGCAGCTCCTACTGCAGCTCAAATGTTTAGCTATGGTATACCTGCTCCTAATATGATGATGTTCATGAAAGGTGGTCAGCCATGTTTTGAATGTGGGGGAGGATTAAGAAAAAGACAAGATGGTGGTCAGAGTCAACAAGATATGATAGCTCAAGTACTTGCTATATATGCTGAATCTATAAACTCAAGTGTAGAAGATGTAATAGCACAACTACAGCAACTTAGTCCTGAAGAACAAGAACAAGCTTTAATGCAGATCATTGAAGAAGTAAGACCTATTATGGAAGCTCAATCTTCTTCACCACAAACTGAAGCTCCTATGGATCAACAGATGATGGAACAAGAAATGCAAGCTCAACAAATGCAACCCCAACAAATGGGAGAAATGCAAGAAGAGGCTATGCCAATGGCACAAGATGGTGGTATGGCAGGATACTCAGAAGGACCAGATAGTTATTTAGGTAAGACAACTAACTTTATCAATTATCTAAGAAGTACAGCTGCCATGGCTAATCTTAAAGAAACATATCCTTTCTTAATGAAGAATGGAGGAATGAAAAAGATGGCAGATGGTGGTAATACTAATGAACTTAACTTTGATCCATTTAGTAACTGGGAATCTTTTCAAGATGCTTATGAAGCTTCTGAAACAGAACCAGGATTTAGAGAAGGGTTATCAGCATTCTTTGGTGGTAGATTTGATAATATGAGATCTGATCAGTTTACTCCATTTAGTCAATACTTAAAGAATCAAGAAGAGCTAGAAAAAGAAGATGAAGCATTAGAACAAGCTCAAGTAGGAAAAGCTGTTCAACCTGGTACACCTGAGTATAATAAAGCATATGATATTGTTGCTAATACAATAGATCGTGAGACTAGATTAGGTTATGACAATTATGGATTTACACAAGATCCAGAAAAATCATATTCACCATATACAGGAGGAAGAGATGAAGCTATTAAAGATGCTATAGATAAGTACTATAATAAGTATGGACTTTATGAACTTCCACTATCCCAACAAGCTATGGGTTTTGACTTTGCTTTTAATAGTGAAGATCCTAGAGCTTCTATGATGGTAGCTGCTGGTAAATTAACACCTGCAGAAAAAGTTGCTATGTATAAGTCAGGAAAATTAGATCCTACTGCTGTAGATGCAGCTTGGCAAAAATATGGTAAAGATGTTATGGCAATGGGAGATGCTTTAGGTGATCCTTTTGCTGCAGAAAAAATTAGAAGTTATACTAATACTTCAGGTGTTACTCCTTCTAAACTAGCTGAATGGACAAATAGAGTAAATGAAACAAAAGATTATGCTAAGAAATATTATAGTTCTAATGCAGGATCAGCTACTACTAGTAATCTTCCAACAGGTGTTAATGTTGCTGGACCTTCTGGTGGAACAGATAGTAAAGCTAATACTGGGACAGATGGTAAAACAAGTGGACTAGAAAAAGGAGATATAAGAGTAATAGATGGTAAATATAAAAGATGGGATGGTACAACTTGGGTAGATGTAAGTTCTAAAACTAATGTACAAACAAGTCCAAGACCTACAGGTGGTTTATTTGATTTACTACCTATTAACTGGCAACCATATTCTAATGTTAAACTTAAAGGTAATTTCCCTGGTGGTTTTACAGGATTTGCTGGTCCTTTAAATCAAATAGTTGTTAATGAACTAAAAACTAGAAATCCTATATTCTGGGGATCTCCTTCACTTAAAAGATTCAAAGGGATATTAAACTTTGGTCCAGGTACAGCAACAAGTAATACTGCCAATACAACTAACACATCTAATACAACTACTAGTAATCTTACTAATACTAATACAACACCTTCAACAGCTACAAATACTGCTGCTAATAATTATAATACTCCAGCTCCTACTATGGATAATACTACTGGACAAGGTGAAGGACAACCAGGTACTAAGTTATATGATATGACTTATAGAAGATATGGAGGTATGCCTAAATATGCAGATGGATCTGGATTTAATAAAACATTCAAATTTAAAAACCTATTAAATAATTCTGTAGAAGCTGATATTAAAGAAGGTCTAAGACCTACTAATCAATCTATAGCAGATCTATCATTGATGGGTGTTAATATGCTTACAGGTATAGGAAAAGATCTAGAAGCTAATAAAAGAAAGCAAGACTTTAGAAAGAAGATGCAAGACCCTACTTCTTTGTTTATGCAAAACTATGATACTAACCGTGGAGATTATTCTACTAACTGGAATTCATTTAGACCTAATGAACTAGTATATACTGGACCATATGCACAACAAGGTGGTGTATTTGTAAATGGTATGACACAATTCTTAACTAGCCCTGTTATAAGAAAAATCAAAAATATTGGAGGTAATACATATGAGTAAGAAATTCATATTTAAAAATGGTGGTATCTGGTATAATCAGATGGCTCCCCAGTTTATTCCTGATAAATTATCTGAACCAAAGCTTAAGGTAAATAAAAGTCTTCCTGGTGTACCTAGAGAAGAAGCTGATCTAGAAGCTGAGAAAGGTGAAATTATTATGATACCTTCTAAGTTTGGTGGTATTCCTGCAACATATAAGATTGGAGGTAAAAGACATTATGAGGGAGGCACACCTTTAAAAGCTCCTAATGATTCTTTTATATACAGTGATACCAACAGTATGAAGATCAAAGAAAAAGAACTCTTAGAACAATTTGGTAAAACTAAAAAGAAAGGAGTTAAAGGTTATACACCTGCAGAGCTTGCTAATAAATATGACATTAATGAATATGTAAAGATTCTTGCTAGTCCAGACTCTGATAAGTTTGCTAAGAAAACTGCTGAACTAATGATTAAGAACTATAACATTAAGTTAGGAAAGCTAGCATTAGTACAAGAAGCTAAAAAAGGATTTCCTCAAGGAGTTCCAATAGTAGCTTTACCTTATATGGATAAAGTAGGTACTACAGCAGAGTCTATTTTACCACAGATGGCACCTCAACAAATGCAACAAGGTATGCCACAACAAAATGCAATGGCTCAATCAGAAGCACAATATGAAATGGTACCACCTATGCAATATGGGGGATCACCAGAAATGGAAGAAGACACAGAATTAGACTATGATGTTATTAGTAATATTATATCACAGTTTGCACAACTTACTGGTGGAGATGCTAAACAAATAATGATGCAGCTTCAAGAACTACCAGAAGAAGATCAGATGGTTACTATTCAACAAATGGCTGAAGCATTGCAGCAACCTATGACAATGGAAGCTCCTATGGAAGAACAAGTCATGTTTGAAGAACCAGCTTATATGCAAGGCCAAGCAATGATGAAACAAGGAGGTAGTTTAAAAAAATACCAAGATGGAGAACAAGTTACTAAGAAATATAAGAATGGACCAAGAGAAGGTAAAGATCTTATTGTATCTAGAATAAAAGGAGAATCCGATATAGACTTCCAAGCAAGACTACAACAAACTCAAAAGATAGCTACTAAAGACCAAAAAATATTTGTAGAAAAACCAGGTGGAGGATATCAGTTGCTTAAAGGTGTTGTAATGCCTTCAACTAAAATTGATGATCCTAGATTAGGTAAACTACAAACTCAGTATGGTCAGTTAGATTATCTTTTCAGAAACAATAAAAATTTACAACAAGATTTATATAAACAGTTTCAAGAAAAAATTAAAGGTTTTAGAAGTGGACTAAGTCAAGGTCAAAAAGATGAGCTTTTAAAACTTACACCTGAAGAAGTAACTGAGATATTCTTAGAAGGACAAAAACAGAACTATGCTATTAATGCATCTGGTACTAAAGTAGTTGGTGATCCATCCTGGGATACATACCCAAGAAATAAAAGATATAAAGAAGTAATGTCTCAACTAGGGTTTGATGCTTTTGATGATACTAAAATCAGAGCATTCCAAGGAATTTTTAAATCTATACAAGAGCTAGCTGATGATCCTAAGTATAAAGATGTTCTTGCTAACTTTGATGTTACACCTATAGGTAAAAAAGATCAAACAGATGAAAAAGGAAGACCAATTTCTCCAATAGATGCTATCTATGGAAATACTACAGCAGGTGAAATTATTCTTCCTAAAGATGCAGCTTATAATCTATTAGATTTAGAAGAAGAAAAAGAAGAAGATAAAGTAGAACCTTATGATGTTGAACCATTAGATGCTACTGAAACTGGTGTTACTCCAGCTAGATGGTGGACACAAGATGTAGCAAATACTTTAGGATCAATAGGTGATATCTATTCAGTTAACAGATACTACCCAACACTACAGACAGTTAACTATGAGTTACCTAGTCCTACTTTTATATCTCCAGAAAGAGCTCTTGCAGCTAATGCTGAACAAGCAGCTATAGCATCACAAGCATTAGGAGCATTTGCAGGACCACAAGCTTTATCATCTAGAGTATCTAGTGTACAAGGAAAGGCAGCAGCTAATGCAGCTAACATTATGGATCAAGTAAATAAACAGAATGTTGGTATTGCTAATACATTTGAGCTTACTAGAAAACAAATATCTAATGAGCAGAATAGACAGAATGCTGCTATTATGAAAAACTTCTATGATGAAACTGTAGCTACTAATCAAAACTATGATGATACTACAAGAGCATTAAGAGTTGCTGCAAGACAAAACTATATTACAGGTCTTACTAATGCTGGTAAGACAGCAGCTATGAATGCAATGTATCCTCACTTTCAAACAGATCCTGTTACAGGTAATGTTATATTTACTAGAGGTTCTACAATGAAACCAAGTGCAGGTTCTGCTAAAACACCACTTGAGCTATATGACATATATAGATCAGATCCAAACTATTCTGATTTATCTAATGCAGAGCTTATTAAACTTATAACAGCAAGTTCAAAAAATCAACCACAAGATGAATATGAACTTCCTGATTATTATAGTTATCCAACAGCTTCTAATCCACAAAATAAGCAATAGATTAAGTTTCTAAGTACAAATTAACTTTTAAAATTAATTTTATATTTAGATTTTAAATGCTTATATTTACTCTATAAATGACACTATGGCAACATATCTAAAAGGTTCTAGAGATTACATACCACAGATACAACCGTTTCAGCCAGACTTCAATTTTTATAATGCTGTATTACAAACTAAAGAATCACAGTATCAAGCTGGTTATGATAAACTAAGTAAGTTATATGATACTCTTCTTAACTCTGAACTATCCAGAGATATTAACATAGAACGAAGAAACAAGTTTTTTCAACAGATTGGTAATGATATTAAAAAGATATCTTCACTAGATCTATCCTTAGAACAAAATGTAGATGCTGCATATAATGTATTCAAGCCTTTTATTAATGACAAGAATGTTGTTAAAGATATGGCATGGACTAAAACATATAATAAAGCACTAGGTAAGTCTGAATACTTTAAGAATTGTACTAGTGAAGAATGTAAAGACCAATACTGGTCAGATGGAGTAAGGTATCTTAACTATATGAGAAATGATTTCTCTAAAGCTACTGATGATGAAGCAATGATGTTTCAGTCTCCTAGATATGTTCCTTATGTTAATGTAGTAAAAGATGCTACCAAGTTTGCAAAAGAAATGGGAGTATCTATACAATATATAGATAATGATGGTAAGTATCTTATAACAACTACTAATGGTGAGAAATTAATTCCTACATTAACTGATTACTTTGTTAGTGTATATGGTAATGATCCAAGAGTAAAAGATGTATACGAAGTTAAAGGAGCTTTAGCTAGAAAAGATTATATAATGAGTAAAGCTCCTGAAATAGGAGAAGAAGCTGCAGAAAGAGAATTCTTAGGTACTGTGTTTGATGCAGTTAAAAAACAACAGAAAGCTCTAGAAGATCTTAACAATCAACATCTAGGTAAAATCATAGATAAGAAACAAGCATTGGCAGAATCAGTTAAACAAGATGGGGTTGATATGGATGACCCTAGTATTGCTGAAATGATCTCTAATCTAAATCAACAAGAGCAAGTAGCAAGAACAAATGTTAATATAGCTTCTACTAATCTACAAATAGTAAATGATGATGCTATAGCTGACCAAGATATTTCTAGTTTAAGATATAGAGCAGATAGTGCATTAGCAAGTTCCTTATTATTAGGTGACTTATATAATGCTGCATATTCTTACTCAATGATGACTAAAAAGCAAGAAGATATTAAACCTGATCCTTATGCATTAGCTAAATATCAGAATGACCTTGCAATGAAGTTAGAAGAGTATAAGACCATAATGGACATTACTAAAGAAAGAGCTAAAGGATCTGGTTCTACCAAAGATCTTATTACTAAGTCTATTACAGGTAATGATTATGCAGCAACAGAAGATGCTAACTATGTAGCTCCAGAAACTGATATTGATCTACAAGGAAACTTTAACGCTATTCTAAGAAATTATTCTGATGCTGCTTATGATAAAGGTAAGAACTTCTTAACCGATGTATATGCAGAACTTAACCACATAGCTGTTAATAATAAAGGTAATAAGCTAGGTGAGTATGCTAATGAACAAATATTATCAATTTTTGGTGCCCCTCTGATTAATCACTTAAAAGAAAAAGGCAGAGGAATGGATTCTAATGGTAACCTAAATGACTATGGTGTTAAGTGGATATTAGACAATATGCCTAATATGAATAACACTGTTGATAAAGCATATGAAGTAATAGCAGACAAAGACAATCAGAAGATTCTTTTTAATAATCCTAGAAGACTAGAGGTACTTAACAACTTAAAAAGAACCAAGACTGATTATGATGTGTATAGTGAAACTAACAAACTTATAAAAACTGCACATACAGAAAATTTTGAAAATGCAGTTAACTATATTAAAGGTATTCAACTTAGTGATGAATACGAAGGAGGTATAAGATCTACATTAGCAGATATTACAGCTACAGTTTATTCTTGGTTAACACCTGATTCAATGATGCCAGGTAATGGTACAACTAAAGAATTAGAAGATATGTTAAAAGATAAAATGTTAGTTGAAAAAGATCCCAAAGCTCCAAAAAGATTAAGGATAGATTATATGATGGGTCCAGATAAAACTATGAGACCTAAGAGTTCATATATCAATGAAATATATAAAAAACAAGTTGCAAATAAACCTATTGAGTTAGATGTTAATATTGATGCCAATATAGCTTATGTTAAAGATCCTATTACAGGAGATCAATATGAAATAAGTAATCAACTAGCAGAACGTATTGGTAAAGGTGTTTATAATACCTATAAAGATTTAGAAACTGTAAAAGAAAATCTAGGTTATTGGATAAATAATAAAGATGCTTCTATTATATCTAGAATAAATAAAAGTATAGGTGAAGAGTATGATGATTTTGCATCATCTATTAAAGAAGTATATAACTCAGGTAATCAAGCAGTAGGTGTTAAATCTATAGATCAAGTACCAGGTGGACAAAGTATATTTGTTAGAGCTGGTGTTGCTACAATAGATCCTGCTAAATTTGAGTCTCAAGCTTGGGCAGATGGTTTATCAGTATTTGATAATTTAAGAGATGTAGAAGGTATAAATCCAGAAGCTAGAATTATATACGGTCCTGCTAAAAATATTATCTCTACTGAATTAGATCCAGAAAAACTTGATAGAGCAGATGCTGCAGCTAAAGCTTTCTTAACTAAATTCTTCTATACTGATTGGAAAGAAGATAATGCTAATAGACCTTTTGTTCAATTTTATCCATCATCTATAGGGTATAACAAAGGAGATCTAACAGCTTATACTTTTAAAATCTTAAATGTTGATGACTATATTAAAAATAATAAGTCTTCAGCTACAGATGCAGAAAAGAATATGTATGACTATTTAGATGATACTGGTATAGATGGTGAGTTTACTATAGTTATTCCTAGAAAAAATACAAACAATCTATGGTTTAATAGAACAACAGAAAGTCCATATGAACTACAGTACAAAATGAATGGTAAAGTATCTATTAATGATCCAGAATCTGGTAGCATAGATATAACAAGAACTGGTACTGGTGCCAAAATAACAGGTAGTTTTATATATACTAATCCTATAAATGGAGCACCTCAAGTAGTTAATCTTGATAATGATGGACCTATCTTTGTTAAAGGAATGCCTGCTATAGATGATATTATTGCTGACTTCCAAGGAGAAACACAAAAGATCTATGCTCAGAACCTTATGACTAAGATGGCTCTTAGAAATAATAAGAATGTTTCATATGATATAAACCAATACTTAAATAAGTAATCATGCCAGAAAATCCTTTACAAAATTTTGACTGGAATTCATATTACAAAAATAAGGATGAAGCTACTAAGATAGTTCAGGATGTAACTAGTGAGTTTAATCAGCAATATGAAAATGAGAAAAATACTTATGCTCTTACCTCTGCATTAAAAAATGCTGTACCAAATGGGTTTGAGAAATCAGTAAATATTCAAAATTATTTATCAGGTAATGTAATGACTGGTCCTAATCCAGCTAGATCATTAAATATGCCTGCTGATAAACGTGTATCTTTATTTGCAGATAAGTTAAGAAATGGTGCTGCTTATCAAGATGAGATGGCAGCTTTCAAACCAATAAGCTTTAATGGCTCAATGTATGGTTTGAATTATAATAGATATTATCATCATCCAAAGTTTAAAGAACTTGGCTTTTCACCATTCAGAGATAATGAATCATTATATAATGCTAACTCTAGCTGGGCAGATGATTTTTCTAGAATGACTGGTCAATGGGGTACCCTATGGCAAGATGCAATTGTAGGTAACTTTGAAAACTGGGGAGACTATAGTTTAGCTGGTGATATCAAAAATGCTGAGAAGATGGAAAAAGCAATGTCCATAGCTAACTCATCAAGAGGAGGGACAGGTGCTTTCTTTACTAACTTAGTAGGTAACTTTGCATATACAGCTGGTATATTAACAGAAATACTTCTTGAAGAAGTAGCTTTAATGGGTGTGTCTTTTGCTACTGGTGGTGGAGCTAGTGGATTTGCAGCAGCTAAAACTGGACAAAATGTATTTAGATTAGGTAATGAAATATCTAAAGTATTAGATTATGTAAAAGGAGTTAAGTCCTTAAAACAAACTGTACATACTCTTAGAGATGTATCTACTGCTAGAAACTTTTTTGCAGGAGCTAAAGCATTTGGAGCAGGAGCTGGTAGAGCTGCTCTAGACTTTTTTAACCCTTTAGAACAAACAACAGATTATATAAGAGGTTTTAATCAACTAAAACATGTAGATAAACTATCTGATGCAGCAATGTTAAGAAAAGGCTTTGGTGCATTCTATAGAGATATGAGGATGATTAATGCTGCTTTTGATGAAGCTAAACTAGAAGGTGGATTTGTACAAAAAGATCAGTTTGATAAACTCATGCATGAATACTATCAACAGAATGGAAGAATACCAGATGCTGAAAGTGATGCTGCAAAAGAAATATATCAAAATGCTAAGACTGCTGGTGATAAAACAACACTAGCCAATATACCTGCTATCTTATATAGCAATAAGCTTGTATTAGATAAAGCATTAAAAGGATTTAACTTTACTAGATTACAAACAGCTGGTAAAATAATTCTTAAAAATAATGATTGGAAAAAACTAGGTACTGATGCCTATAAAGCATATGAAAGAGGATTAGGACTTTTAACTAAAAGAGCTTTTTATAAACAAGCTGGATTAGCTGGAACTGGTGGACTATTAAGATATGGTGCAGCTAATTATATTGAGGGTGTACAAGAACTTTATCAAGAAGGAGTATCAGTAGCAATAAAAGATTACTACTCATCTATATACAAGAATCCTCAGCTAGCTGGTAATAAAGAAATTATGTTAAAAGCATTTGGTGCTGGTGTAGAAAGTCAAATGTCTGCACAAGGATTAGATGTATTCCTATCTGGTTTATTAATGGGTGGTTTATCACAAGTTACTCAAAAAGTAGTTTTTGAAGCACCTGTTTCTATTTATCAAAAGTATGGACCTGATAAGATTTTAGGAGTAGAAATACAAAACAAAGAAGCTCTTAAGAAAGAAAAAGAAGCTAGAGATAAAGCTTTAGATAATCTTATAGAAGCAATGAATGCTGTTGAGATGCAAAAGAGTGGCTCAACACCTCAAGAGATCTTCTCTCTTATAGAACAGAATGCTTTAGAACAAAGGAATCTAGCATTAGAAATGCAGACAGCTGCAGAACTAGGTGATGCAAAAAGATTCCATGATGGTAAAGATGCTTCTCTTGCACTTCATATACATACATTACTAGCTAATGATAAAGCAGATATAATCTTAGATCAGCTCAAAAGTTTAAGAGATCTAACTGATGATGAACTCTTACAAGCAATTGAAGCAAAACCAGAACAAGAAGATGGTGCTAATGTTAGAAAAAGATTAGAAAATACTATTACTAATGCTGAGAAGTATATAAGTAACTGGAACTACTTTAATAACAAATATGGTAGATATGATTTTCCTAAAGATAATATAACAGGAAGAGCATATGATATAGCTAGATTACACTTTACATTCAATAACTATAATATTGAAAGAATAGCTGATAGGATGGAAACAATGCTTAATGAAGTAGTTGCTAGTCCTGGTGGTAAAAAAATTAAAGCTACCGATGTAAGTATTCTTTTTGATTTAGGTTTCATATCTAATGAACTAGGTATTCTATCTTCAGAGATAAGTGCTTATTCATCTAAGGAAGCTACAGCTGAACAGAAAAAACAAGCTAAAGAAAAACAAGCTAAGTATGATAGATTATCTAAAATGTATAACTCTATCAAATCACTATCTGATATAAGAGCTAGATTAGAATCAAAAGATACCCGTGCTGCTGAATTATCTGAGAAATATAAAACAGATGAAGAATTCAGAACAAAACTATCTGAACAAAGAGAAACTACATCAAAAGAAATTACTCAGGATATAGATCAAGCTAATCTTATAATTGATGAGTTAGAAGTAGACTTAGAAACAGAAACTGATCCAGTTAAAAGAAAAGAAATAGAAGATGCTATTGAAGCTAATAAAAGCTATATTAGTGCATTAGAGCAAAGACTAACTGAGCAGACTCAAGAATATGATAAGATTCTTTCTATGACAAGAGAAGAATTCTTAGACTATGAAACAGAAAAAGATAATGAGCTTCTTAATAACTCAGTAGCCAATTTAAAAGAAGCTTACTTTGGTTACATGAAAGAATTGGCAGCTAAAGAAGATGAGTCATTACTAGATGATAACCTAGAAGAAAGCTTACAAAAACTAATTGACTTCTATGCTCTTAAACAAGATCAAAGGTCTGCTGTAACGGCAGTAAACATTTTATCTAATCCTAGAAACTTTGCTGAGCATGTAGAAAGACTATCTAACATATTAAAAGATGTAGCTGCTAATCGTAAAACATATCTTAAAGAAGGCTACTTAGAATTTAAAAAGATACTATCTACTAATAAATTTTTCCAGAAACTATTTGATAATGGAATGTTCTTAGACCCAGATAGTGTAGCTGACTTCAGAGCAGGTAGAATGCCTAAGTTTTTACTAATACCAGCAGATATAGATAAAGGTGATTATGTAGAAGTAAATGCTGCATCTAATGATCCTGCTATAATTGAAAAATATAATAAAGCATTAGAGCTTATTGCTGAACATGAACGTGAAATAGGCAGACCTTTAATGCAAAAGACTATTATTGAAAGAAGACCTGCTGGTGAATTTGATGAAAGTTTTGCTACAAAAGATGCTTCAGATACCAGAACTCTAGCTCAGTTAGCTGCTACATTTGGTGTTGACCCTAAAGTATCTACTGCTAAAAGTGCTAAGGATGTACTAGCTGCAATACTAGCTAGTCCACAAGCTACAGAAGGAGAAGCATTACTTGCAAGACTACTTATACCTATAGTAAGACCAGATACAACTGTAAACTTTGTTACTGGATTAACACAACCAGGAACTACAGGAGTTGCAACTGGTATACAAATAGACTTAAGATATGGAGCAGCAGAATTTAATAATGCTAATACTCCTATGGAGAGAGTTATTATCCGTGAAGTTCTTAAATCTATATTAACTACAGAATATTCTAAAGACTCTGCTTTTAAAGAAGAGATTGATAGAATGTTTGAGAATGCTAATAACTGGTTTGCCTTAGAAGAAAACAAAGAAAAATATGCTGCATTATATCAGATAAAACCATTAGGATTGTCTACTCCTGAAGAGTTTATGACGGAGGCTATGACTAATCCTAGATTCCAAGCATTACTAGCATTAATTAAAAGTACTAAGCCTGCATATAAATCTTTATTCCAAGAACTATTTGATGCATTTAAACAAGTACTAAGAGAATTAATAAGAGGTGATATAGATGGCTCTTTAGTAAAAGAAGCTGTAGATATTATTAGTTCTAGAATATTTGCTGCTCCATCTCCCGGTGGAATAGTAACTAAACTAGATGTAACATCTGTAGAAAATCTTACCAATGCTATTAAGAATGAAGAGTTTGATACTTTACCTAATGATCTACTTGCAGAGATGCAGGCAGAAGCAATGGCAAATGGAGCTTCAGATTATGTAGAGTTTTATAAGAGCTCTCCTAATATCCCACCTCTTTTACAAAGATATGCATTAAGAACTCAGAAGATGGAAGAACCTACACCAGGTGAGATTCTTTCTCTGACCCCAGCTGAGAAAGTAGAACTTCTAAAAGATCTAGGATATTCTGAAGACCAGATATCTAAAATGCCTGAAGAAGACCAGAATACAATTATTGATAATATGATCTTTGAACCTAGCTCAGAAGTAGCTACAAAGAGAAGTGTTATCATGATGGATATAAAGAAAAGATTACTACCTCTTACTAGCAAACCTTTACAACTTAAAACTATAACAGATGCTGATGGTAAAGTTAAAAGTGTATATGTTGATGAAGATGATAATGAGTATGGTAGAGTATCAGATCTTAAACCAGAGTTCAAAGGTACAGCCAACAAACTTAAAGCAGCTACTGCTAGAGGTACACATATAGATGACCTTCTTAGAGAATACTTAGATCCAGATTCTACTATTACATCTCTAGATCAATTCTATAGAAAAGCTATGGAATTATTAGAGCAAAAAAGAAATTCATCTAATCCTGAAACAAGAGAAGACTTCTCTAACCTTAATACAACACCAGAGTTTTATAAACAACTATATGTAGTACTTAAAGATATCCGTGTTACATTAAAGAAAAAAGGATTTGTACTTCTTACTAATGTACCTACATTATATGGTGAGATTAAAGGTAAGAGAGCTGGTACTATAGACATGCTTGCAGTAAATAGTGAGGGAGAAGTATTTATCATTGACCTTAAAACTACAGAAGAAGGAGTAAACAGATTTAACACTCCTGATAAGACTAAAGCTGATGAGATACAACTTAATGCATATAGAGAATTACTTAAGCAAAGAACAGGTATAGAAGTTAAAAGAATATTAGTACTTCCTTTAGAAGCTACATTTGATATTAAAACTAGATCTTATACATCTGTTAAAAGAAGTTCTAATCCTGATAAAGCTGATGATAAGACTATTATTATAGATAGCTCAAGAGATATCTTCCAAATACTTGGTATACCTAAACCAGAAGTTACAGAGGTTACAGAAACCCCAATAGTAGTAGAAGCTAGACTAGCACTTGAGAAATCTCCAGAAGCTTATGGTCTTACAGCAGAACAGGTAACAGCACTTACTAGTGATCAGATCCTAGAAATATATAATAAAGGACCAGTACCTGTTACTCCTACTACTGATATACAAGATAAAAAAGCTGAAATAGAAACATTAAAAGAAAGTATTAAATTAAGACAAAAAAGAAGTTTAAGTAAAGTAGTTCCTCAAACAAAAACAGATGTTAAAACAGGTGCAAAACGTATTACAGGATATGCTATGTTATATTATCCTCCAAGTTTTGATGGAGTTACTAATTGGAATATTGTAGAAAAAATAGAAGCTAAAACAGAACAAGAAGTAATTAATAAAATCAATGCTAAATATGATGCAGAACTAGATGCTTTAGAAACTAAGCCAGTAACTGGTACTCAAGGTACAACTGAAGTAGCTATTAAGCCAGAGTATATAGGTAAAATTATATATGCTACTCCGGGTACTGGTAAAACTACACTAGGAAGAATGTTCCCTGGTCTTATTATAGATATGGATCAAGTACTAGCTGACTTGATAGAAGAACAAACAGGAGATGTACTTACTGACCTAGAAAGAAATAATATAGGTAAAGCTATCTATGATAGACTTGCCACTGGTGCACTTAAGAACAAGACCTTCTATTCTGAAGCATTCCGTAAAATGAAAGAACTTAAAGCAGATAACCCAGATAAGATCATACTTACAGGAACATATGCTTTTATAGATACTCCTACATATAAGAAAGCTCTAGATGTATTGTTTATATCTTCTGAAGATCAAGACTTTATGAATCATATGGCTGTTAGAGGTAACACTCCAGAAGAAATTACTAGTACACTAGCAAAATATAGAGCAGCTGAATCAGTATTTGTACCTACTAAAAAACAAAAAGTAATTAGAATAGGTGGTGTAGCAAGCTCTAATAACCTAGCTAATGTATTAACTGGTCAAGCAGAAGTTACTGAGGCTATGCAAGTTAGTAAAGCTGACTCTCAAATGATACTTGACTTTGCTAAACAAGTAAGAGAAGCCGAAGGTGATATTGCTAAACTTACAGAGATAAAAGATAAGGTTGCTGAATACATTGCGGAAAGAGCAAAAAATATGGTAACAATAGATACTAAGTTTCTTTCTGAATTAATTGAGACTAAAATGAAGCAAGCTTCAGGAAAAAATATTAAATTTGATTCAGAAACTAAAGATGGTATATCAAAAGATGATTCAGACTTCCCTAATGGACCAGCTGATCCAGATGACTCTGATCTACCAAGTGATTGTGGTTTATAATTAAAATACTATAGAATATGTTTTGTGGATTTTCAGATGAACAATTACCTCAGATAAAAGCTAAATTACGTAACAGTATATATAAGACTGTAAAGAATGTAGGGATAACTAATCCAGAAACATTCTTAAGACATGTCTATAATAACTTTATAGAATTTGGTACTAATCCACAATATGCATTATTCTATACCTATAATACTCCATCTGCATTAATTAGCTTACTTAGTGATAAAACTATATCCGATAGTATTGCCCCACATGCAGCTAAGCTTATAGAGCTAAGAGATAAGATTGAAAAAGATCCTGACTTTCTATCTAAGATACTTAACATTGCTACTAAAAAAGATGAGCCCGTATTTACAGAAAGACCAGAAAGCCCATCTGTACAAGCTATTATTGGCAAGAAAATAGTAAGAGTTCCATTAAGCAGAAGACCTAGTAATTTATTTACTACAACAGGAGCACAGACAGATCCTGAAGATCCTAAATACAAAGTAATCAATAACATCCTTGGTATAATAGAGAAGTCTAATAATGACAGCTCTGAGACAGAAGTTGTACCTGGTGGTATATACTTAACCATGAGTATGCTATCTGAGATACCAAACTATGAAATGCCAGCAGGTACTGAAGACAGAATAGTAAATGTACTAACTGATGTTGATGGTAATGCTTTATATTTCAATAGTAATAATGAGATAGTAGATATATCTGAACCATCTGCCCGCATAGAATTCTTTGACGTAAGAACACAAGATCCTACTAAAAGACAAACACCTCAAGAGTTTGCTAAGACTATTCTTAGAGATAAACCATATCTTACACCTGAGCAAGCACTGGCTGAAGCTAATGAGATTTATCAACGTGATGAAGAAACATTAGATCTTATCATTAATCATATTCTTAAGAACCCAGGTGCAAGAGTTAAATCTAAAATCATAGGTGGTAGTAAGGGGCTTAGGAACTTTACAGATAAGAAAACTTACTTTACAGAGATTGCAGAAGTATTTAATCCTACTACTCCAGACACTGAAGGTAAAGTATATATCCAAGTACCATACATGGATGAACCTATTGAAGTACAAACTCAACCATTATCTGATGCTAAGATAAATGATATTGTTACTTTAGTAACTACTCCAGTATATGATGAGACTGGTAAACAGTTAAGTCCATATGCAATTATCAAATTACTAAACCTATTTGTATTCTCTAGAAAAGAAGGTATCAACTATGATGACATGACTGATACAGAGATCACAATAGACGGTACTACATATAATAGATTTGATCCTGCTACTAGAGATATCTTATACAACCGTCTAAAAGGACAGTTTCAATATCCTAAAGAAGTAAATGTTAAACAATATAGCAAGCTTCCAGTATTTGAAAGCTTTGATAAGACAACTTCTTTACCTACTCTAAATCCTGAAATAAACAATCAACTAGATGCTAGCATTAAAGCTAACCATGTTAGTTTATTCTCCGGGGACGGTTATACTTTCTATGATGCTAAGATGGATAAAGCCTTAGGTATCAAGAAAGGTATGTCTATGTTATTTAAACTAGATAATACTAACTATGTACTTACTAAGACAGGAGATAAGTCTATGATTATTAAACCTTATACTTCTGATGGTCTATTATTTAAAGATGGTAAGTATACTCTACTAGTAAAAGAAATACAAAATCTTAATGGTAAATATTTAGCTCAGTCTGATATCAGTGTAAATGACTTCTCACTTAAAACAGTTGATGGTCAGGTAACACTTGTATCTAACTTTATGCCCTATAAAGATTGGGTTAAAGCTAATACATATACTAGACTAGAAGTTAAGAATGGTAGGTTAATGGCTCTTAATGGATACTTATCATTTATACCACTTACTGAAGAAGTAGAAGCTATCCGTACTCCTGAAGCCGCAGAAGAAAAACCTATAGAGTTAAATGTAGAAGCTTTACAGAATGACCTAGATATCTTAAAGAACATTAAGTATAAAACTGGAAGTCAGAAAGCTCTCAATGAAAAACTCTCAGCAGAAGAACTACAAGAAAAAGTTAATGCAGCTGAAGCTTGGGCTAAGACTAAAAAAGTTACAGTTAAAAAGATAGATCCTAAAACAGGTGAAGCTAAAACTGTTACTACTACATTCAATAGTTTGTGGCCAGTAACAGAAGCATTCAATGCAGTAAATACAAGTAACCCTAATGCTGTAGCATCATGGGTATCTAATGCTATTACTTTATACAAAGGATCAGACTATACAGATATATATCATGAAGCATGGCATGGATTTGAAGAAAGCTTCTTAACTCCTGCACAGAAAGAAGCACTACATGCTGAAGTAAGAAAACAATTCCCTTCAGTAGATCCTAGTGAATTCTTAGCTGAAGACTTTAGAAAGTTTGCTATGTCTGGTGGTAAGAGAACTATTAAATCACCAGTTAGAAAATCAATGTTCCAAAAGATATGGGATTTCTTAACAGCATTATTCTATGGTACAAACATAGAAGATGTTATGATAGATCCTTACTCTATACCAATGGTTAAAGAGATGTATGACAATTTGTATGTTGGTAATCTAAATCAATATACATTCCGTCAGTCTAACTCAGCTCTAGTTTATAATAAGACTATTGAGAACCTAAGTGTAGATGAAAAAGAAGAACTGTCTTATGAAGATTCAGAAAAGATAGTTACATCTATTAACTCAATCATTGCTAAGTTAGTTGCTAGCTATAACTTACTTGGTCAAACTAAGAAGTTTTCTACTGTACTTTTATCTAATAAAGAGTCTCTTAATGTAGTACTTAAAAGGGTAAAAGCAGAACTTCAAGCTAACCGTAACTTAGTATTATATGAGATACAAACTAAGTTTAAAGATACAGATAAACTTACTATAGACCAGGTTAAAGAACTACAAGCTCTAAACTATAAAGCTGATCTGTTAGATTGGACAGTAAAGAACTTTGGTGAAAATGAAGAGAGTCCTGCAGATTCTAAGAAAGGAGTAGTTCCTTACTATATAATGAAGACTAAGTTCTTAACAGCTGATGAGAAACTAAGTCTAGAAGAAGAATCAAAAGATGAAAGTACTACATATGATAAAAGAGGTAATGAGAAATCATTATCTGATATGGCAGCACCAGAAATTAATAGGATTCTATCTTTCATTAATGACTATGATGCATCTGGTAATGTTGTTACTGATGAATTAGGTTTTGAAAAACTAGATAGTCTAGGTAATAACTGGTTTGACTTTGCTAACTTACTTGAAGACAACTTAGGTCTTACAGATATCTTAACCCGCTTAAATGAAAAGGCTAAAGAAAAAACTAGACTTGGAGCTAAAGTAAGACAGTTCTTAAGCTATTTAGGTAATCCTGATAGCCCTGATCAGAGTGAACAAACATTATTAAGTGTAGTACAAAGTGCATTTAATATCACTAATATTCAACTTATCAGAACTACTCTAGCATATAACAATGCTGAGGGTACATTTGAATCAACAGTGACTACATCTGGTAGAAATGTATTCCAGACTAAGAGAAGAATAGATGATGCTTTCTACTTATCTACAGGACATCCTTATATAGTTATTGACTCACAAGGAAGATACCTTAATACTAATGCTTTAAGATCTGCATATCCTGCAGTAAGTGATATAGAAAAAGCTCTTACTAAAGATGCATACCAAACATTATATAACTTTGGTGTAATCCTTACAGATAGCAGAGAAGTTAGAGATGCCCTAAGTAAGTCTAAGAAATTAAGAAACATTGCATATGCTCTAGGTAAAGCTCTAGGTTATAACAAAGAGCTAGATAGAAGTAAAGATGTTATCCGTTTTATAAATGATAAGAATGTAGCATCATCTTTATTTAGAGATGAGAATACAGCATTCAATGAGATAGCCAATATTGAGAATGATTTCTCTGGTAAGAATGTATCCTTTATGGTTATGACAGCTGAGAATAATATGCAGTATGTGCACTCTCAGAACATGTCTCTTACTATGATGATTAACCCGGTTAATGCTGTAAGCAACTTATCACAGTTACTAGCCATGCCTCACATGTCACACTTAGATAAGTCTAGAAATCCAATGTTAAAAAATCATACTTGGATGTCTAGCTTATTTGAGAAGAACGGTAATAAGAGAGGAGATAATAAACTAGTTATTGAGAACTTATCTGGTGCTAGATTAGTTGATGAGCATGATATATTCTTAATGGGTATTGAGTCTTTTAGTGCAGATAACTCTACAAGAATTTTATCTGATATAGAAACATTCATGCAAAGAGGATTTACTAGCACTCTTCAAGCTGGTGATAAGTCTAGTACATATAGAACAGGGCCCGAGAAACTATATGTAGATATAGATAAATTATCTGGTTCTGTAGTCACTGATAAGTTTTATATTCACCCTGCTAGATTCTTAAGTAAACTTGATGACACTGATCTAAGCTGGAAAAATAATGTAACTAATATCATGTTACCTAAAGTATACAATGAGATTAGTAGGATTATATATATGACAGCTATTAATAATGATCCTAATCCAAGTAGGTTTACTGAATACAATGCTGTTATTGGTGGACAAAGAATATCTGAAGTAGGTGCTGACTTTGTTGACTTCAAAGATATGCTTAGTGAAGATACTATGGCAGCTATTAAAAAAGCTATCAAAGATAATAATGTAGCTCAAGCAGATGTAGATAAATTCTTTGCAACTAAAGGAGCTGATATACAAGGTCTAATAGCTGAGGATTTATTAACCTACTTTGATGCTAAACTAAGTCTGTTCAACACAGGCATAGCAAAGTTAATGGGTGGTATATCTAATAAGACTGCTAATACTTTATTTAATAGATACCGTACACAATCATTTGGTAAACAAATAGGTATATCAAATGATAGTGAAAATAAACAAGCTATTGCAAATGCTTTCTATGTTAACCAATTAATACATAACTTAGAATCAGTATTCTTCTTCTATGGTGATTTTATAAACTATAATCATTCTAAGAATGAGTTTCATAAAAGAAACACAGGTATTCAGTCTACTGGAAACTTCATGAGAACAGATCCTGGTTTTGAAACTTATATCAATGTTCATAAGAATGTTATTGGAAGTTATATAAATTCTCCTGTATTTACTGGTAATAGACCTGCAGCAATTCCAACATATAATGGTGTTATAAATACAGCTATTGTAGAAGATGTTAATGTAAGATCTATCTACTATGATACAATGTATGCTGCTAAACTAAAAGAAAGTTTAGAACAAGGTATTGAGCTAGAGGAAGCTAAAAGAAGAGCTGAAAGAGATCTTAAGAACTATGAAGAAATGAATGAGGCTGATGGTCAAGGTTATATCTCATTCCCAGGTATAAGAATAGTTATGGAAGGTCTTGGTATCTGGACACCATCTCATCAACGTATATATGATCTTATCTTATCAGGTAAGAATGTAGATACTAAGACATTTAATTACTTCTTCCCAACACTTAAAATGCAGATGTGGGGACCATTAGCAACAGAAGGTTTCCCAGTATTTGGATTTCATAAGTTCTCACTAACACCACTTAACCCTGCAGTAATAAAAGGAACTAAGTTAGAATCATTCCATAATAGAATGGTAGAACAGAATGTTCACTACTCTACATATATATCTGGTTCTAAGATGGTATCTATTACTTCTAGAACTGAAAATGGTAAACCAGCTTATGATAAATTCTATGATACTGAAACAACTCAATTAGCTACTATTAATGTTGATTATAAGTTTACAGTAAATCCAGTTTATCCTCAGTATTTTAAACATCAGTTAGAAACTGGTAGTGAGTTTAAAGGTAAAGTAACTTTATCTACACAGCTTAAGAAGTTAATACCATTAGGTTTGATGGAGAATGGTGTACCTGTTGGATATACTGGTACAATAGATGAATGGGAAGCTTTAGCAGAGAATGAAAAACTTAAGTTTGAAAAATATAAATTATACAGTAACTATCTAAAAGTACTTAACAAATTAGCTGCCAGATTAGAAAAGAATCTTGCTGAAGAATTTGGCTTTACTATCTCATATGAGAATGGTAAAAAAGTATATGATATTAAAGATGGTAATTTTGAAAAGTTTGTAACTAAGATAAGAAGACACTTAGATAATAAAGGTCTTCCTAATCACATTGTAAACTATATTGCAGCTACAACAGATGGTAATGGTATTCAACGTGATCTATCTGCATCTTTACAAGCTACTGAAATAGAAAATGCAATAGCATCTTTAATCATGAAGAGATTAGTTAAACCTAAACTTCATGGTGAAGCTCTTATCCAAGTAGCATCTTCTGGATATGAACCTACAGAACTTAAAAGATCTGGATTCCGTAAACCTACAGAAGAAGAGTATAATAAATGGAAAGGTACAACCGGTACTAATGACTTACCATATTACTACTCTAAAGAAGATGGCACTACAGCAGCTATGAAAATTAAAGTTGCTTTAACTGGCAGCTTTAAGAAGTTACTTAAGCTTCCATCCGTAATAAAATATGCTGAAGAAAATAATGTATCTACATTCAAAGCTCTCAATATTCTTATTAAACAAGAAGACTGGTTAAAAGAAAATAGAGATATGATTACTCTATTAGGAGTACGTATTCCTGTTCAAGGTTTTGCTCAGATGGATGTTATGGAAGTATATGAGTTCTTACCAGAATCTGCAGGTAACATTATTATTCTACCATCAGAGATAGTTGCTAAATCAGGTGGTGACTTTGATATTGATAAACTTACAATCCTTATGCCTTCTTATAGAATGGAAAAAGGAGCTCCTAAGTTAGTTGAAGATGTTGATATTACTGAGTCTATAGATGACCTACAAAAATCTAGAGAAGATCTTAAAGCTAAACTAGATAAAGTTGATGAAGACTTTAATGAGCAGCTTAAGAAGTTTGATTATGTATTCACTCCTGAAGATAAAGCTAAGATAAAAGAATTCAGAAAAGAATTCAAAGACAGTAAAAAGCAATTGATTACTAGAGGACTTACAGCTAGTACTGATGAAGAATTAGATAGTATTCATGAAAGCCTAATTAGTCTTACTGAAGATTATATTACTAGTCAAGGTAAGTTTATTAAATCAATTGTTACGGGTTCTAAAGACTATAACAATATATTAGATGCCTGGACAGCTGCAAGAAAACCAATCTTAGATTCACTAGAAGAAGTAAGAACTAAGATTGATCAGTATTCTTATAATGGTATACAGAATGACTTGATTAAAGCTATGAGAGAAATTCTTCTTAGCAAAGATAGTTATACTAAGCTTATTACTCCTAATGATACTTACTATACACAACCACTTGCTGAAGATGAGAAAGATGGTCTTCAGATGTTTGTAATGGGTAACTTCAATAGTAAGAGCACTGTGTTCTCTAAGCCTGCCAAGAAAGGTATTATACCTACTAAGATTATTGAACCAGATGTGAACTATCACATGAGAGAAGTAAACTCTGTAAGTAAAGAAACATTAGGTATTGGTGCTAAGAATAATGTTACTAATGTACAGTTTAACTCATCAGGCATGTATTTACTACCTGTTGGACAAAGTGCATCTGGTAAATCTAGCTACACTCAAAGACTTTTAATGCCTGCTTATAATTCTATCATGGTTGATGGACAACCTGCAATATCATTAGCAGGAATATTTGATGCTAACTTTGAAAGAAATATTGCAGAACAGATATCTCAGCTTATGAATGGATGGGTAGATGCTGCAAAGAATCCTTACATCTATTACTTACAAGGTAACAAAAAAGTATCTCCTGTTATTCTATTTTTAGTACAGGCAGGTGTAGACTTAAAGACCGCTATATACTTTGTATCACAACCACTTATCAGAGAGTATACTAGAACTAAAGATCTTCTAACTGGTCCATATGCTAGAACAATTGTACCAGATCAGTTTATACCTAGAAATATATCTCAAGTAAATCAAAATGCATTTTCATACCTAATGAATAAGGGTATATACAAAAATGTATTTAATAGAACTCTAGCTAGTGAAGGAAGAGACTTTGTATCATTATTACAGAATCTACTTAATACTACTTATGCTAGTCCTGAAAGAAAAGAGATACTAGATATTCTTAGAGATAGTTTTATTGATATACAAGATAATGAAAATGAAGAGATCTTCAGAAAAACTGTAAATAATAAATACAACCAATATATGGAGTCATTACGTACTCCACAGTATTGGCTAGCACTAGGTAATGAAGGTCAAGCTATGTTCTCTATGGATGAGAACTGGGCAGAGATGTTTGATAATAATAACCTTTTACAGACTATTAAAGATACAGCTACTGAAAGAGGTGAGAATGAAGATAACTGGAAAGAAAAAATAAAAGCAGATAAGAATAAGGTTCTTAACCAACAGATGATGTTCTTAATGCATTACTTACAAATCCAGGAGATGTCTGAAGCAGTAAGAAAAGTATCTGCTAATACTGACTTTGATGTTATCAACATTGGATCAATATTTGAATTATACAATAGAGATATTAAGATAGAGAAATTATTAGCTAGTGGAAGATTACCACAAAGACCTATTGAAAGAATCATAAGTGATAGCCCTGTATCTCCATTTAATGCTGAAGATGCATTAAGAGCTTTAGTAACTAGATTATTCAAGCTTAGGAGAAGTGAAACTATGGAGACTTTCATAAAGAAAAAGATGGCTGATCCTACTATTTATAATAAAGTTGATTCTAGTTATTTCCCTACAGTTGAGAGCTACATGGATAACTTTGTTAATGACTTCATGTTATTTGTATTTCAGAACACCATTCTTAATACTAATACTACTGGTAAGGAATATAAGAGTAGAGCTCTATCTTATGATGTTACAATTAAAGATGCTCCTTATCTTCAGTATGGTGCATTTGTAAAAGATAATGTTCTTTATGTAAACAGAGCTAAGCTAGTTAATGAGTTTCAATCTAAAGCATATATTAAGTCAGCTGACTATAAATATACAGTGCAAGATGAAACAGATGGTACACAAAGAGAACTTGCTATTAATCTAGCTACAATCCCTGCTAACTATATTACTACTAGTGAAGAGTATGTTAAGTTTGTAATGGAGAGAGAAGTACTAAGAAGCATTTATCCATCTATTGACTCACTATATTCTGAAGGTACATACAAAAGTATTGAATATAAGATTATTGTAGATGATTTAGTTGCTACTGGTAGATCTCAAGAAGAAGCATTAGCTACCGGCTATGAAGTATTCTTAAGAAATAAAGCTTTAGAAAACATAGGTAATGTGAACTTCATGTTCTATAGCCGTCATGCATTAGCTAACAAGTTAAACTACATTAAACAAAACTATCCTGAACTAGCAGATACATACAGTGTACTTAATGTAATTGAGTCTAACTGGGGTCCTGGTAGAGATGAAGCTTCAAGAATAAAGAACATAATGATCAACAAGGCTTCACTAGATCAAGATGAAAAGAATAAATACAACAATAATATTATTAAGCTTTCAGATCCAACAGTAGTTAAAGTACCTAATGATCCAGCAGCTAATAAGTTTATTAGTGATGTATTTACAATGCTTCCTATATACTCTTTCTTACAGGCTGGGTTAAACAATGCATCTAGATTCTCACTTAATAGTATTGTTCCTACTGAAGCTATTGATAAAATACTAGAGAAACCTATAGCATTCTACTCTAAGAATCTAAATGAAGAAATGTTAAAGCTATACTTTGATAAGTTTAATAGAGTTAATGCATATACTAACATTGAAAAGAGAGACCGTTTAAGAGACTATAGAATCTTTGGTCAACAGGCAGCATCTATTCTAAGAGGACTAGATCAACCTACAGCAATAGTAACTGCAGAAGTACAAACTACTCCGATCCCAGGAAAGAATAATGTAAACTTATTCTATTTTGATCCAAACAAAGCAGTAGAAACTGCTAAAGCTATATCAGCTAATGTAAATAACTATTACTTAGTAAACTCATCAGTAGTACCTACATCTAAAGCTAGACCTGAAGGTCAATGGGATAATACACTAGTAGATCCTAAAAACTGGACTAAACTATCTAAAGCTAATTTATTAGGACTAAGAACATTAAGAGGTCTTACTCAATCTGAACAACTAGCTGAACTTTCTAAAAAACCAGGTGCAAAGAAACCAGTTATAACAACTCCAGTTAAAGAATTATCTTTAAAAGATACAATAGAAGAACTTAATAGTACAATAAATGAACTAACAAACCTAAGAGAAAATACAAGACTATTTGAAAAAGGTGATGATATTGAAGTTTACTTTGTTAAAAGTGATTCAGAATCAGAACTTGAACTTAAATCATTTAGTAAAACTAAATTAGGTTATAGAGTAGTATTACTTAGTGGAGAAAAAGAATATACTTATTTTGTTAATAATGAAGGTAAAGGAGAAAAAATTGAAATATTAACAGGTGGAGTATTTGAAATAACTCCAGAGATTAAAGAAAAAAAACAAGAGCTTCAGAAAAAAGCAGAAGAACTATGGACATCTTATAATACAAAACGTGACCAACAAGTATTTATTCAAGGTCGTGTACCAAGCTATGTAATAAGTCCTATCCCTGAAAAAATATCTTTAAGTAGAGAAATAGTAGATAATGATGGAAATTTAATAAGACGTGAAGCTGAAGATGAAGTAGGTTACAAAGTTATCATACCTGGTCATAATCTTAAATTCTATTTAATTGAGTCAACAGGTAATATAGAGGACTTAACAAGTGGTAGAAGAATAGACCGTACTCAATTTAAGAAAGGTTTATTAAGTATTGGAACAAATCTTGAAAAAGGTTCTGAGAATGAACAAAGGTTGGCTGAATTAGGATTTGATGTATCTAAACTTTATAAACCAGAAAAAGATTTATCAGATGTATCAGAATTTACAGATGTAACTGTAACTGAAACTCCTATAATAGAAGAAGTTAGTTTACCAGCATACTCTTATAAGATATCTAGTACCGAATCATTAGAAAAAGCTAAAGGATTAATTGATGAGGATATAGATAAGTTAGTAAACCTAAACAAAGCAGGAGCAGTAGTTAATCTAAACCCAGAAGGGTACGGCACTTATCTTAAAGACTCACCTAATAAGTATAACAGAGAGTTGTTTACACATATATCAAAAAGACTATACGAATCTTTTGGATATGTTAACCCAGGATATTATCTTAGTGGTGAGGAAAAAGCAATGGCTCAGCCCCCTATAGAGGTTACTGACCAAGACGTGGCAGATTATATAATTAAATGTTTAACAGGTCTATAATGAGAAGAGATTGTATAAATACATCTAACCCAGACTATATAGCTATAGTTCAAGCACTTAAGGATGCTGGTGTTATTACTGCAGAATTTGAAGCAAAAAGAGATTATCTAGAGTATGGTACTTTTAGAAACCCAGAAGATGTTGTAGCTAAGGTACTTACAAAAATGCCAGAGGTTATAGCTTTTGCAAAACCTCAAATACAAGATATATCAAAATTAGGTGGTCTTACTGGAGAGTTAATGCAATCTGAAAAAGGATCTATAGGAGTTAATAAACAACAGTTATTAATGCTTTTAGGTCCAACTATGTATAATAAACCATTAGCCCAAGTTGCTATAAAAGAATTATTACAAAATAGTTTTGATGCAATTAAGGCAAGAATGAATATTACTGGAAATACAACAACTGGGAATCTCAATATTACAGTAGATTATAATAACAGGACAATATCTATTCAAGATGATGGTATAGGTATGACACCTGACATTGTTAAAAATGCATTTTTATCTATAGGTGGAACTAATAAAGAAGGTCTTGATGTTTCAGAAAGAAGTGGTGGATTTGGATTAGCAAAAGTACAATTTTTACTTGGTTCAGAATATGTTAGAGTAGTTACAATAAGAGATGGTATTAAAACATCTATCAATGCTACAGCTATACAACTTTATAATGATGATTTTTTAATTACAACAGAACAAACAACAGAACCTAATGGTAGTTTTGTTGAAGTAAAAATACCAGAATCATATACTACAGCAGAAGGAGTAAAAAGATCTATTGATTTTCCAGGAGAGTATTCATCAACACCATATGAAAGATTTGATATATTAGATAAACCTTTAATAGGTGATCTTAATGTTAACTTTACTTGGGTTAAAGGAGATAAAACAAATACTAAAGTTCTTCCACTAGGTAAAAATATAACTGAAGAAGTACTACCTCCATTATTTTCTAAATTAGAATTTTCATGGGGTACTGCTGATCTTTACATGAGTACTGAAAAAAAAGAATACCCTAGTCATAAAATATTATCTTCAGGAATATATCAGTTTGAAACATCTTTTAGTTTTAGAGATTGGGAAAATATTCCCTATGATATAGTTGTAAATATTAAACCATCTGTAGCATCCACATCAGAACAATATCCTTTTAATAATCAAAGAGAAGGCTTCAAAAATACAGTTAAAAATGATATAAAAGCATTAAATAATTACTTAAAGAAGTATGCAAGTGGAGAAGCAGAAAAAGATGCAAAAGCTGTTTTTAGTAATATCACAGGTTTACCAAAAGTAGATCCTAATAAAGTACTTACACCAGAAGAAAGATCTAAACTTTATGCTGATGTAGAAAAAACTATAGAGGAAAATAAAAGAAGGAGAATAGAAAAAGGTTTAGAATCAGCAGAAGAAGAAGTAAGAAAAGTAATTAAACTCATAATATCAGAAAAGGGTGTAAAAAATGCAGAAACAGGAAAATTAGAAGTAAGTACTGAAAAAGATTATGATACATCTTTTAAAGCTGAAAAAGAAATAGAAGCAGTAGAAGCTATTGTAACTACTGATTTTAATCCGGCTCTTCCACAATATCATAATAATACAAATGTTGATTACTTAAATACTCCAGGTGCTGCAGAATTCTTTTCTGACTTTGGATCTGTAGTACTAGACATGGTAAGATTTGCTGGTAATGAATTAGGATATGAATATAAAAAATTAAAATCTATAGATGAAAAGTTTTTTGCTGGTGTATCTATAGATAAACAATATGCAGGAATACATATTAGAAAAATAATTAATGCTATATTTGTTAATCCTTTAGCATTTGATGTTAAATCTTTAGAAGAAGCAGTTGGCGTAGCTCTTCATGTAACAATTCATGAAATTAATCATACTACAGTAAGTGGTGAAGGAGCTAATTTTACAACTGCTTTAGGTATATTATATGGTAAAATATATGGCACTGGTAAGTATGCTTTATATGAAGGATTATTTAGATCTGTTTATAAAAAACATTTTGATACATTTGTAAAACTTAAAATAGAATATGACAAGTCCAATACAAGAAATTTATCAGAAAGCTTCGAAGGAGACGAAGTCAAAAGAGACACTTCTAGGGATATTCAAAGGGATGTTGATGATGTATCAACAAGACAAACTGCCGAAGAAAGATATAGAAGAGATCAAGAAGATAATAAAAAAGATAAAACAGGAGATGTAATATTATCTAAACTTGAACAAGCTAATCAAGTAGTGGAAAGTATAGAAGAAGTAGCTTTAATTACCAATCCAGAAAGAAGTAATAACCCAGATGTTGGTGAAACATCAGTTAAAACTGCAGAAGTAGTAGACAATGCTAATGCTACAGCTAACTTAACCCAGCTTGCTGAAATGTTAATGGTTAACCTAGGTGTTAACTATGAACTAGTTACAGCTGAAAGAGCTAAGCAAATGCTTGGTGATAAGTATAATGGTGAACCAGCTTTCTACTATGGTGATACTGTATTCTTTGTAGGAGAAAGACTAACTATGGAAATGGTATTCCATGAGTTTTCTCACCCACTAGTAAGAGCTATTAGAAAAGGTAACCCACAGTTATTTGAAAACTTATATGATAGTCTAGAAGCTAATAGCCCAGATATTATAGATTATGTAAAGACTGAATATCAAGAATTAGTAGAAGGTACTCCAGCATTTATGGAGGAAGTAATAGTGACTGCATTAGGAAGGATGGCAACCCTTAAAAGTCAGAATGCACCTATTGAAAAAGGCTTTGCTAAAGTAATCAAAGATATCTTGGCAGCTATAAAGAAAATGCTTAGACAGTTATTTGGTAAAGTAAATGTTTCTACACTAGATGTAGATACTTCACTAGATACACTAGCTAACATGTTAGTTGAAGGTAATAGATTTGCTCTATCCCAGCTTACTGCAGAAACAGATACTGAAGCTATGTTCTTTAAAAATACTGAGCAGGAAGTAGAAGAACTTACCCGGTTAGTAGATAGAAGAACTAAGAACAGTACTGCACAACAAGCAGCTAACATTGTATATGAAAGAACTAGAAGACATATTCAAGAGTTAAGATTTAATAAAGACTATAAAGAGATTGCAAAATTATTCAGAGATCAGTTTGGTGAAGCTCAGTATAGTATTATTACTAAGAACTTATCTAAGTATCAGAACCTTCTAGAAGATAAACTAGAAGAAATAGAAAATGATGTAACACAAGCTAAGAACCGAGCAGATGCAGTTATCAATACTCTTGTCCAGATTGAGATAATGGCAGAGAAGCTGGATAATTATTTTAATACAGACTTTGATTCAGTAGATAATAAAGATACCCTTGCTAAGATAATGAACTATAACAAAATCATTATGAGCTGGGAAAACATGATTACTGAACTAAAAGAAGTCATGAGAAATGCTGAGTACACTGTAGATGGTGTAACTAAAAGACTCAGTGATAAGAATGCTACATATGATTTAGTTATTAGAATTGGGGAAAAGGTAGGAAGAATTAAAGAAAGAGTTAATGAAATAGTTACTGAAACTACTTCTGAAACCTATGAAGAAATCCTTGGTCCTATACAAGAGGCTATAGATGAGAAATACAAAAGACTAATAGATCTTGCTAAGTCAACTAATCAACCTGCATGGTTAATAAAGAGCTATGAAGATGAGTATGCAAATATAACTCTTAAAGATGCTAATGGTCAGATTAAAGATAAAATTAAAAAGCTACTAGGTGGTGAGTTAAATGATGCTAACTTCTTAAACTCATACTTAGAAGGATATATGTATAATCAAGATCCTACAGTATTTGGATTAGCAAAGTATATCAAAGATAACTATATAGATGCTCTTAACAATGCTCAGAGATACTATAATGAGTTTGCTACTGAGATGCTACCTATCTTAGAGAAGTTAGGCTTCAACCCTAATAATATTAGAGAGCTAGGTAATATACTTACATTCTTAGATGATGATGGTTTTGTAGATGAGAAAGGAGTATTTCAAAAAAGAAAAGTACATACTTTCTTAAATGCTAATAAAAACTGGAGACATGATCTTAAAGAATGGGAGAATAAACTAGAAGAAGAAAAACTAAAAGCTAAAAGTAGAGGAGACTATAGCACATATAGAAAGATGGAAGCTGAGTTTGAGAAGTGGCAAAGAAAATACTTCTATGAGCCTTTTGCTAGAGAAATCTATGACTTAAATAAACTCTTCCAGGACTCTATTGGTCAAGAAGCTAAGAGACTTAAAGATGAAGCTCTTAACAATATTAATAGTCTATCTCAGAAAGTAGATGATCCTAATGACTTTGTAGAAATGAAAACTATAGAGGATGCATGGGATCAATACAATCAGTTATTCTCTCTTACATATCCAGATGGTACTGATAAAAAAGGTGCAGATCTTAAGATAGCAGAAAGACTTATTGAATATAGAACTAAATCCAGACAATACTATAAATATGTAGACCGTCCTGGTGCATTCCAAGCTGCCTTTTCTAGCTTCCTAGAGAAACTTACCTATGAATTAAATTCTGGTAAGATTACTAAAGAACAATTTGATATTAAGAAAGAACAATGGTTAAGAGCTAATAGTGTAGTAAAAATTAAAGAAGAGTTCTATGCTGAAAAGAATAGAATCTTAAATGCTATTAAAATTCTTACTGATAAGATTAATATACCTAGTGATGTAGATAAAGAAATATCTGACTTATATAGGAGAAGAGCAAACATTATTTCTGGTAATAGAGATGATAACAGACAGCTTAATCTAGATTCTCTTAGTCCTGAAGCACTAGAAGAGTTAAATCAAATTGAAGATCAGTTAGAAAAACTTAAAGATGAGAAGCTGACAAGTAATGGTCTTACTAAAGCAGAAGCTAGAGATTATTATGATCTAAATCAAATGTCATCTGCTCTTCTAACAGATGAAGAGATAGAAAGACTAGAGATGTATGAACAAAAAATGCAAGACTTTAAAGACTCTGGTCAAGCTAAAAATGGTTTAACTGATGAAGAAAAACTAGCTTTAGAATCTTTATTTAAAGAACTTGAAGATTTAGAAACTATTAAACCAAGTAACTATTATCTAAATCAATTTGCTGCTCAGTTAAAGAACATACAAGATGATCCTAGTCAACCATTCCAGTTAAGAACTATTTTATATGAAATCTTTACTAATGATCTAGGTGAAACTATTACAGATGTAGATAAGCTTTATGAAAAAGGATTGTTAGATGCTTTTGAAAAAGCTATCATTACTCCTAGATATGAAAGTGAAGGTAAACAATTATCATTTATACAATTACCAGGTAATGAAAATCTGAGAGCATGGTTTAATAAGACTCATAGAGTTGCTAGAAAGTATGATAAGAAATCTAAAGGATATAAAAAACAAGTAGTAAGAAGAAATGCTTATAGTTATACTGAACCTACTGATAATAAATATAAAGAATCTACTGTTATCTTAGATGAGAATGGTGTAGAACAAACTATCTATAGAGTTCCTAGTCTTAAGTTTAAGAAAAGAGTAGAGAATGAAGCATATGCTAATACTGAAAGAACTGTCTATAAAACTATAGATAACAGAGGTCAATGGCTTCCTAAGAATAAAGAAGACATGATAGCTTATAGACAAGCTTATCCTGAAGAATTTGATCCATCTGATCCTAATGAACATCTAAGATATATCAATGAGAAGTATTATGAGCTTAAAGAAGATCCTTCAAAAAGAAATTACTTTGAAGCTTTACAGAAACTTACTGACTTCTATCTAAAGTACCAGGAAGGATTAAGCTTAAATGCAAAACTATACTTGGATGTACCTAGATATAGAATGGGATCACTAGAAACATTCCAATTAAATGGTACTAGAAAGACAGTTAAGAATATATGGGAGTCTATCAAAAATATATTCACGGCTACCAAAGATGGCTACTTAAATGGTCAGAACTTTGAAGATGAGGTAGTAATGACTAACATGGATATGTTTGATGAAAATGATACCCGTGTACCTATAGATGGTAAGAACTATATTGATCATGAAATAGTATCTCTAAATGTTATTAATAGTGTGATGAGATACATGCTCTCTGGAGAAAAACATAAGGTTAAACTTAAGATGCTTCCTTTTGCTAAAGGTATACAAGAAGCAGTTAAAGATCCTAACACTAATGCTCCTAAGAAAAATAAAGATATGTCCAGGTTCTACAAAAGTGCTTTTAAAAATCTAGGACGTATGGTATTCTTAAACAAGAAAGGAGAGAACCTGAGAGCTAAAGTAATAGATAACTTATTTGAAAGAGAATTTGAAGGAGTATTACAAGCTGGTCCTACTGCAGAATGGCAGGGATTAAATAAGTTCTCTGACTTCTTATTCAGAAGAGCTAGTATGGGATTCTTTGCACTTAACGTACCTTCTGCATTAAAGAATAACTTTGGAGCTCAATACCAAGCATTCTTAGAAGGTGTTGGTGGTAAATACTATAACACAAAAGATCTAGCTAAGGGTAATGCATGGGCTTCTAAGACCATGTTACAGCTATCCATGAATATTTATAACCGTGGTCCACATAGTTTAGAACTTCAGAAGGTAGAAATATTTGATCCATCTCAGGGTAGATATGAAAGTAAAATGGATGAGAGAATAACTAGAACATTACTAAAAGATGTAATGAACTATCAAGGTGTTCTTCTTAATACAAGAAAGTGGTTAGAACTTCAGTCTGCTCTATCAGTATATGGTGCTATGATGTATGGTCAAATGGTAGAGATTACTGAGAATGGGGTAAAGAAAATGATACCATACATGGAGGCTTGGGTACTAGATGATAAAAACCAAATCAAATTAAGAGATGGTATAGATAAAGAATGGGGTATTGGTGGTACGAAATATAAAACCTTCATTAATAGAATGCATGATGTACAGAATAAAGTAGCTGGTGGTAACTCTGCATTTGAAAACCCAGATGCTCAAAGATATCTACTATACAGATTTGTTGCCTTCTTAAAGAGATTCATCACAAGAATATTAATGTCACGTTTTCAGTTTAGAGGTAATGTATGGGATCCAATGCCTAGATATAATGTAGCAGCTACTGATACAGATATGGGATGGTACTTAGAAGGTATGAGAAATATATACCGACTAATAAGAACTCAAGGTCAGTATAGACACATGATGGATACTAGAGAAAAACTACTTACCTTTAGAATGTTTGTAGAGATGTTTACTCTATATGGTATGATTGCTTTATTACCATTCTTATTTGGTTATGACCCAGATGATGAAGACAGATACAGAAAGCTTAGAGAAAAGAGTGGACCTATGCCGTTTTTATTTGCTCCTGAAGATGACAGATATGAGTTTAACTTAAAAGGATGGTTAGAAAACCATGCACTACTTATGATGATCCAGGTAAGAAGTGAGAATGAACTCTTTAATCCTATACTAGGAAGAAGAGAATTATTAAACATGGCAAAGTTAGAATCAATTGCAATAGGTGCTACAGTAGAAAAATGGTCAGATGCAATTACAGATCTTTATAGATTAGCTACAGGTGATGAAAGAGCATTCTATAAAAGAGATGTTGGACCATATGAATGGCAGAAAGAAGGTTCACCTAAAGTTCTAAAAGATATATTATCTACTTATGGATTTACAGGTAGTACACTATCTCCAGAAGAATATCTTAAAACTATTACATCTATAAGAAATAGATAAAAAGAAAAAAGGGTAGGCTATCAAAACCTACCCTTTAATCCAAACACACGAACAATTATTATAGAATCTTTGCTTGTAACAAGATCTCTTTTAATTTCTCAGCTAGTTCATCTTTAGTACCATTATTAGTAACTGTATAGTCAAACTCCCAGTTATCTAAGTCATGCTCTGAAGGATGATTGCTATTCTCTACTTCTGGTAGATCTCTTTCTATACGGATAATAATACCTCCTAGTTGCTTTACAGCTTCAGCTTCATTCTTGAATCTTACATCAGAGATAATCCACTTACTTTTATTTTCTTCCTCATCATAATCTGCAAACAAGGCATTAACCCACACATTCTGATGAATACCATTTCTCATAGCTTCTGTTCCTACTCTTTGTAAGAACTCTCTATAAGTATATTTCTTTCTTCTATCTTCTAGTTTTACTATACCTCTACCTATAATCTGTTGATTATCATGATCAATAAGATCATAGTTATAGTCCCAGCAATCTGGCATCTCCATAGCTTTGATCTCTTGACTCTCTAGATAGTGTAAAGGAGTTCCTGTTAAGATAGCCGTTACTAACTTTAACTTGTTAGCAAACTTCTTGTTGTGCCACTCTTCATTGTTTAAATCATAGAGTAGCTTCATCATAATTACTGCAGCTGTGTCCTTACCAGAACCCATTCTGCCACTTAAACCTATTATCATTTTTGTTAGTTTTTACAAAGATACTTCTTGTTCTATAACATCCAAATCTTCTTGTAGTATTTCCTCTAAAGGTCTAAATCTAGATGCTCTGTAACCGGGCTCTACTTTAGTACCTAGTTGCTCAATATAGATTGGATCATTTTCTATCTCTTTTAAGTATACTGCATACTCTCCTAATAGAGACATAAACTTAAACTCTCTTACTGTATAGATAGCATTCTTCTTAATCCAGCTACTAAAGCTATTAAGAACTGCAGTAGGAGGAATGCTATCATCTACACATACTATTAATTGTCCTGTTTTAAAGGCCATAATCAGTTAAATCAAAATAATCTTTTTGAGTTTCTAATTCAGGAACTAACTCAGTAGTATCCTCAATCACATCAAATATAGATAATTGACCTGGAAGTTGATCATCATTTGTTGATAATTTACAATAATTTGTCATTACTAAATCATGTAAGTTACACTGATTATTGAACCATTTACTTGGGTGTGAGGACTTTATACAGAAACTAATCTTAGTATATAATTCCCACAAAGTTTCTGTTTTATTAAAGATAGAATTCTTATCTTTACTTAAATTAATAAATCCTGTTGCTTGATCAGTAGATAATATTTCATGAGTAAAGTAAGCTTCTCCCATAATATGAGCAATATCCTTTTCAGATACTTTTACCCGCATCATGCTATTTCTGTCCTTAATAATTGCAGTGAAGTAATCATTAGCTATGTCTATCTGATTAGTTATATTTAGACCATACTCTTTATCAGCTTCACCTCTGTGTCTTCTAACCCAAGATGATATATCTCCTTTGATATAATACACATCTTTATTTTTATTATATGCTCCTACTGAACATGTAAATGCTCTAGACTTATCATAACTATTAAGCCAGAAGAAGATTAAACCTAACTCTGGATCATCTATTAAATCTGACTTTAAATGATATACTGCAGAAGCTACATTACCATTAAGTGTTACACGGTAAAGTTCTTTCTCTACTACTAAGTTATTAGCAGCAAATGTCTCATATACTTTTTCTATTACGTCTTTGTGTGGTATTACTGTATAAGTGCTACCATGATTAGGTAAGGGGATACTTTCTATATATCCCCTTGTTGACCATCCAATTTTTGTTGGCATACTAAAATAATTTTAATTGATTTTTACTAATTGTGATATTGTGAATCTCCTTATTAATCTCTTTCATATAGTAATCAAGATTAATATGATATTCTTCCCATGGCTTCTTCTCTAGAGTATTAAACACTGTCTGTAACCAGTTACCACTTTCTAATTGGATAACTCTATTATCAGTTTTGTGCTTCTTAAGAATCTTACATCCATTATCAGATATATAATATCTTAAGATGTTCTGTAGATCCTGCTCTATAAGCTTGCCATTCTTGTAACATATACTTTGAAAGTGCCAGTCTCCTTTTATTTTTACACCAGCACAATAATCATAAATATTTCTATTCTGTTCTAGATAATCTGTAGGAGCTATACTATGAACAAAATAGTTATATACTGCTTTTCTAATTACTAGATAGCTTTTATTCTTGTGTAACGGCAGACCATGAAACTCAAATCTACCTTTACATTTAGTAGCTGCATAGAAATATTTACTAGATTCTTCCTTGAATAGATAATGAGGGCTGCTAGATTTTACTTCCTCATACACTTCTTTAGATACTTCCTTGTAGTTATTTACAGCAATATAATTATTCACATCTGCTAAGAATAGTTTCTGATACTCATCATGCTCTAATTGTAGCTGAGTCATATCTTCCCACTCTTTGCATATCTCTAGATACTTCTCTTTGTACTGTCTTGGGATTATCATCTCTAGACCATCTGTATTCTGCATCAAAGGCTTAGACTCTGGGATACCTGTAGACAACATCTCATACAACATCATCAGACTCAATTGACCATTAATGGTAATCTTCATTGTAAACTCTGGATCATATAGAAAACTATTACGGTCATTGCTCAAACCATAAGTTGAATTCAATATAATCTTGTATACATAATTTCTTGGATCTTTCTTGGGTATCTTTTTTCTTTCCTCAAAGAACCATTCATACAACTGACAAAATACATCTTTAGATAAGTGTGCTGGAGCCCATTTATTTCTAATAGCTAGGTTAGGATAGAAGCTAGTAACATCTGAAGTCATGATTATCATATCTTCACTTGCTGCATATTCTCCTGCTTCCTTTGCACCATGAACACCACCTAGACCAAAATCAGTTCTTACTTTCTTGTGAGTAATTGAATACTTGAATCCTCCCTTAGTATTCTGTGGATCAATAACTAACTTGTTAAAGTTTTCTAGGATACTCTGAAACTCCGGGGTTCTAAATTTTATATAAGGTAATATTATATCTTTTACTTTTATCTTGCTTCTATTAGTTCTGTATTGTCTTACATCATACTTAGGAAGTTTAAGATCTCTACATAACAACTCCAGGAATATCTCTTTAGCTATCCTTGGTTCAGATGCACTATAAAGTTTAAGATTGTATTGTTCTGTTAATGCTTTTCTAAGTCCTACCAAATCTTTTGATAGGTTATATATCTGTTTAGTAGACCTAACATCATTAATACAATAACCAATAATAGTTTCTAGATCTTTCATTTTATCTATATAACTACTATGATGGATAGGCATCTCTTGAATATTATACCAATCCATACTATATTGTATCCACTTTAGACTAGATCTCTTTGCTGGATTATCCCAGTGATTAAGTTTAAATACATCAATCTGTGGGATGCTAAGCTTGCCTTCACTAAACTCTAAAAATTCTCCACGTTCTTGAGATGATATTATCTCATTAGCTTTCTCATGGATCATGTTGGCAATATATTGAGGATCACCTTCTATAAAACTCTTCTTGTTATTTAGTATAAACTCAGTTATCTGTGAGTCAAATCCTAAACCATTGAAAGATATGTGATACTCTCTATTAGCCTTGTTTCTTTCTAGGAACTTGTATAGCTCCTTTATATCATTTCTTAGTCTGGATACTACAAATATCTTTATCTCATCTTCTTTATAGTGCTCAAATACAGCTACAAAGCAATTCAATAAAGTCTCATAGTCCATTACCCAATGTGACTTTTTCTCCATAATGTTTTATTCAGTTAAGCTGTCTCCCCGTTATAATTAAATAAAAAGGGGATATTTCTACCCCCTAGTTATCAGTCGCCAAACACATTAATTTAATACCAGTTATGGAGCAGGAACTTCTTCTGCTGCAATACTAGTAAGATATTTACTATAGTCAAATTCATTCATGTTAGCTGCAAACTTCTCAATAAACCACTTGATCTCATCTCTATTTGTAATAAAGAATTCTTCATAGTTTTCCAAGGTAACCTTGTGTTGTTTATAAGGAGATTGCTTCTGTTCTTCTCTAGCTTTAAAATCCTTTCTCAATATAGGATCTCCATTATCATCTAACTTATTAGTAAGATGTAAAGCTGCTTTCTTATTTAGAGATACAATACCTAGTACATTATACATAGGATTATAGTATGCCTCTACATATGGACACTCTTTAGTTAATGGGATCATTCTAAAAGTTGGGATGTTCTGGAATGTACCAGATACTAACATCATTGAATTCATATACTTTGGTTTTTAATAGAGCACAAATTTAAGTGATAATTTTATTTATTTGCAAATCTTTTACAGATATTTCTAACAATTCTTTGTTAAAATCTGGTTTATCACATAATTGCCCAGTAGATCTAAGAGTATCTTCATCTACACCAAGTATATCTGCATATATTCTATAATACTTCTCAGGATACAAATAACTATCTACATATACAGAGTTACTAGATGCTGAGCCTATAAAGTCTCTGATCTTCTTCTTTAGTGGGAAACTAAATTTAGAATACTCACCATTCAGAAAATGCTGCCAGTCTTTACTATACATGTCATAGTTAAATATATACACTCCTTTACCACCCTCTACTTCTCTAAAGTCTTCAAATAAACTACTCTTTAGTAACTTGGATTTCTCAAAGGTTCTATATTCTACATCATTTCTTAGATGATAGAGACAGATTAACCTCCGGTCTGTTTGTTCTACATATCCTTTCCAAGATATATAGGTTTCAATAGGAGTAACACTATTACCCTTCTTTATGTCTAATGCTGGATATAAAAATATCCTAGACTTTTGAAAATAGTTCCGATATAAGTCCTTAATTTTGCTCATATGGTATTTACAGTGTTAAGTTATCAACAGCTAAACTATAGGGTAAGTCATATCTTCTGTTGTCATAATGCCACTGAACCTTCTTAAGTACATCAGAGAACTCATCTAACCATCTAACCATAGTATCATCAGATACTTTGTAAGCATAGACCTGCTTGTACGGATCTATTACTACAAAATGTAAGTCTATAGTCCATGTACCATCTACATCAATACCAAAATGATTCTCTATATACCATGATACTAATCTGACATACATAATAGCTTGGAGATTGTACTTGTAATATTCTACACTTTCAGGAAACTTATCAATTGACTTGGCAGATGTCTTTAGGTCATTAATATAAATCTTGCGGTGAGCAAAGTCTATAGAGAAATTATCTACTATACCTTTAAACCCAAAACCGTGAGCTTTAGATTCAAAGGATAATGGATACTCATTAAATGTAGTTCTCCCATCATCATCAAGATTCAGTAACATTCTTACTTTAGGATCTTGCTCCAGTATAGAAACAATATCCATACATTTATTATACGTTGCTTGATCTATTATGTCTCTCTTTTCTTTTATCTTTAAGAACTCAAAGTAACTAGCTGTTTGATCTGTTATAACTTTCTCTAATCTCTTTTGGTCTCCGGTCTTTTGGACCCCTTCTTTATCTGCTTTCTTATCATCTGTTAATGCTTGATGCAAGTTTACTTCTACTAGAGTCTGTAAAATTATATCTGCATAATAATCTAATGTGGCAGTCTCTACTGAGAAGCCTTCTTTAACTTGCTGCATATGATAGTTATATACTCTATCTATTACAGTCTTCACACTATCAGTTGGAAGTTTATCCGGTGACAATGCAAACTGCTCTTCAAACTTATCTCTATCTAATAGAAGGCAATGGATAACCTTGCCCTCTATCAAATGAGATTCTAATTTATCTTCTCTTTCACCAAGAATATAGTGATTGTAAAATAACTTAGGTGAGAATAACAGTCTGTTAATTGCTGAATAACTAAAGTAGTGATACCTACCATAAAATTCTTCTTCTAGTCTAATAGCATTAACTTCTGTGTTTATCATAGTTGTTCTAATTTTTCTTCTACTACAGGATCTAGAATTATCTTACTCTTTATATCATCAGTAAAATCTATATCAGTAAAAGTAAGAGAGTTCATTGTCATATATCTATCTTTATCCTCTTTAAATATTCCTAGTAATTCATCTGCCACAGACTGAGTAAACAAACCTTTTTCAATTAAGAATTCAGCTGTATCATCTTCATGATATGTACCTTTATTCATCCACTTTACTAAATTCTTAAAGTTTACATGGTTTCTTTCCTTTCTATTATAAATTTTATTATTAACATAATGCATGAATAACCTGTACAAATATAGTGCACTTTTCTCAAAATCAGAATTTGCCATAATCTCCATAGCAACCACATGATTACTAGGATCCTCACTATCAAACATTAAGCATAGTGAATTATACATTTCTCTATTTATCACCACACCATTGTTAATAAATTTATTTAGTACATCTACATGATAAATATTATCAGCAATTAGTAAATGACTTACAGATTCATAAGCATCTTGGTCATATACATATTGACAAGTCCAGGTTTTAGATTCTTTACCGTTTACTAGTAATGGATTATTATAAAACACAGTTCTATTAGTAAAGAAGTATTCTACATCATGCATGTTCTGAATAGTTCTAATAATTTCTATAGTATTACTATGTTTATTTACTGAACTAGTGAGTAGTTTAATAAGTAATTGTTTACTCAAAACCTGACAATATAATCTACTTGCACAATCATAATCTTTTTCTGAATAGAAACAAGCATCTGCTTTACTAGCATCTCTTACTAGTTTTATATTATTCTTCTCTGCCCACTCTCTAACTTTAACTCTAGGAGCACCACAATGAGAACTAAGATAAATAGTTTTAATACTATTAATATCTATTTCTTTTTTAAAGTTAATATTATTTCTATTTAATTCTGATGTGTCAGGTTCTAAATCACCATCACTATCATACTCTACTTTAAAATCATTAACCATATACTTATCAAGTACAAGTGTATTACTTGTTGAAGTTACTTGAGTTAAATAAAACATTTCTTTAAACATACTAAGGAATTTTAAAAGTGAATTCTGGGTTAAACTTGTTAAACTTATCAGATAGTTTTACCTCTACTGTAAATATTTCTGAGTCAGTTATATGTCTCATATATCTTTTAGCTGCACCTGCTAGTAATTCATTGAATACTTCTGTTGTCAGCTGTTCAGGATAATTTTCATTTAAGAGTTTAATAATCTTATATGCATCTGCATCCTGTAATTTATAAATACTACATCTCTCTGCAAATAGTTTAGCATTCTTATTTCTATTATCCATAAGCTTCCAGACACCAACGTCTCTTACTAACTTATAGATATTATAAATAGAATTCTCTACATCACAGTTATACAAAATCTCTTGAGCTATTTTGTGATTAGATTCATCATAAGATTTAAACATTTCTTTTAGTGATGCTACCATCTCATCTGTAAGTATACCAGTTGGAGCTATATCTTTAACTAGTTCATCTTCTGATATCACTGTTACTTTATTAGCAAAGATATTGTATAGTATATCTGCTCCTAGTGGTGTAATTGCAAATGCATGATCCCCCATTAAGCTATCCTGGAATCTCATATTAGTAACAAAAGATTCATACTCATCTAGGTTATGTCCTATGATTGATAACTCTTTTAGTACTTTATTATTTTCTATATAAGTACGAAGATTTTCAGTTTTAAACTCTTTAATATAATATCCAAAGTTAGTAACCATAGACTTTATAGGAGTATCTCTAAACTCTGATCTACCTCTGTATCCAGATGTTCCAACTATTACTGTAGCTTTTTCATAGTTACTAGTGATTGTAGCTCCTACTGTTTTAGCATATTCTTTTAGTTTATATCCCGGTATCTTACATGCTGGTAAAATATAAACTTTATCTCCTTTCTTTATTGTACCTTTTGTTCCTGTGAAAATGTCTTCTATCTTTTTAACATTCTCAATTTTATCTGCAACAAACAATAAAGTTAAACTATTACTACTATTACCACTATGTAGATAAGGCAAAGCCCGTAAGAAACGAAGCTTTGCCATCTTTGTCATATCTACAGTGGGAAATAAATATAATCCCATAGGCTATTATTTTACTGCCATTTTCACAACTTCAGGGTTCATCATAAGCTTGGTAAACTTAGTCTTGTTACCATTTACAATACCCTTGATAATATAATACTTAAGATCATTAGTAAATACATCTTCATCTGTAGTAAGAGCTATGATTCTATCAATGATCTTCTGATCTACAGTATTCTTTTCTGCATAATTCAATGCATAGTTGATAGTTCTAGTAGTCATCACACTAGCAATGTCTGCACGATAAGAATCATCTTTACCAATAGAGTTTAGCAACTCACCTTTTACATATGCCCAGTTTGGATTATTAATGATATCCTTAGGATGTATCATTTTATCCAATCTATTATTGATAAACATAGTAAACATAGTACTGAACTCAGCTCCTACAGAACCTTCACCAATCATTTGGATCAATGGTAGATTCTCCTGGAAATCTGGTATAGAACTAATTGAGTTAAAGAATGTAGTAATACTCCTAGCATTAGTCTTCTCTGTAACTAGATCTGGATGCATCAATAAGAAGTTAATACATCTAGAATCTATATTAGCAGACTCAGCCCAACGAGCCCAGCAATCAATATCAAATGTTAGATTTACTGTAATAAACCTAGTCTTCTGAGCATCATCCAAGCTAGTAACAAGATAGTTACCATTATCTGGATTAGAAGTTAAGATAACATGCCAGTTCTTAGGTAACTTCCAAGAGATATATTCTTGACGATCTATGATCTCCATACATGCCTGCATGAATCTTTGATCAGCACGAGTATAGTCATCTAAGATCAAGAACCCACCTTCTTCCTTACCCTGAATCCACTCAGGAGCAGCATGTGTCATTCTCTTTTCTCCAGTTGGCTTGTACTTACTTTGTATGTACATAGGCATAGTAGATTCTTGAACCCAAGCAGTAGTACCATCTTCCTTAATCATCTCAAACTCCTTAACTGGAAAACCCACTAAGTCACCTATCTCCTCTATCTGAGATAAAGATAACTTAACCATACTCATGTTCAACTCCTTAGAGAGCTGTAATATACTACTAGTCTTACCAATACCCGCTTCACCTTCTATATTTACTGCAACAGGTACTTTACCTTCTGCTTGTATGTGCTGATTATTCTTTACAATGTGTCCAAAGAATGTCTTTAGTTCGTCAATGTTCAAATTTACTTGTGCCATAATGTGTTTAATTTAATTTAATTGTAACTCCTGGTAGATGATCTACCTCTTTTGAAATACTAGATAGTGCCCACAATGTCTTACCTTTAGGCTTAGGATCTGGTGCTGGTGCTTCACCATCAGTCAGATAAATAAGACATGTATATTTATTTAAGTTAGCATTAAAATACTCAATTACCGGATCAAAATCAGTTCCTCCTCTACCTTTAATTGTAATATCACAATTTGGTTTATAGGGTAATATACTACTAATGGCTGTATCACACTGTACTACTGTAATATCAGATCCTGTTTTATGTATATGATGTATCTCATTCATGAATTCTACAAGCTCATCATTGCTTACAGAACCAGAAGTATCTATTGCTACAAGGACATGTCTCTTTGGTTTAATCTTCAAACCAGGATTCTCTTCATATCTCCTGTTTATCTTTCTTCTAAGTTTCTTAGTATATACTTTAATAGATCCACCTGCAAATCTTCTAAGATAACCTTTCCAATCAAACTTAGCAGGTTCAGGATTAAGAAGTTTAGCAATATAATCAGATAGCTCTCCTGGTATAGTACCTCTACCTTTACTCATAGCATCTGCTAGTTGCTTTAAGTGAAAGTCTGTCTGACTACCAAGTAATTTCTTCTCAGCATCAGATAACTCATCAAATGCTTCCCAGTCGTGGTTAGGAACTAGAGTACCATCTCCATCTCTAGCCTCTCCATCACCCATAGCTTGCAGGATCTTCTGAATCTTTTGATTATTATCTACTTCTTGTTGAAGCTTATCATAATAATATCTTGTACCTTTCTTTGGTTCTAGATTAAGATCCTTAAACAATTCAAGTGTCATACCACCTTCTGGTAGATACTGGCTATCTATATACTGGTTAATCTCCAAGTCCATGGCAATATTAGCTAGTTGTTTATTTGGAAACTCATCTCTTCTAAGTAAATGAAAGAATGCAATATGCAATAGCTCATGCTTTAGAAGACCTATCTTATGGTTGTGTTCTAGACTATTCCAGAACTCAGCATTAATATCAATTTGATAGTTAATACCTTTCATATACACACCTGCTGTTGGTACTTTATCTGACCAATGCTTATTCAGCATCAATAGATATAAACCATAGAAGGGCTCTTTAAGCATAAGATCTTTACTGACCTTTGCTAGATTCTCATTTAGATTCATTCTCTAAGTTTTAAAGTTATATCTACTTCATCTATGAAATCAAATCCCCAGTCTTGTAAATGCTTTAATACATCATTAATAAAGCCTTCATTCATTACAAACTCTACAGCTTCTCTATCTACATGATGTTTTATCTTCTGAAATATTAATGCCATTCTAATAGGATTACTGGTTTGAATACCTATGTTATTTAGATTCTTCCAAAGATTAGAATACTCATCTATCTTTTCCCTATCTTGTCTGTTCATTCTCTTTAACAAAAGTAATATATACGGTAAGTTAGCAGTAAAATCTAGATTTTCTAGTATAGATAATACTACTGTAGTATTTTCTTTATCTGTAGAGTTAAGCAAGTTAACCATACTATGATAATCAGTTGGTGTTAGTTTGGTCTTTGTCATTTTCTTTTTCTATTTTAATAGTTCTTAGCATCCATTCTGTTGGATTATTCATATTCAATATCCATTCTTTAGCAGAAGGTATATAGTTATAGCAATCTTCTTTTACATGCTGTTCTCCTACATACCTAGTGTATATTCTCTTACCTACTGAATTGATAATGTATTTACCAAATACTCTTTCACACTCAAATATTCCTTCTGAGTGATGTCTAAACATCCTATGTAAACTATGTCCATACCAAGATTTGGTTTCATCAAACCATTCATGTATTGGTAGGTAATCTTCTACAGATCCTCCCCATTTTCTTACAGAGGATTTAGCATGCTCTACAGGATGACTCATTCTTTTAATTCTAAAGTTCCAGTATGTGTAAACTCTTCAGTATGTTGGATATAGATAGTGTTCTCAATATGATACTCACCTGTTCTTAGATCAAGAACCATTAGTCCATATCCTCCTTCATTATTCCACCAGTCTTCTAGTGTATTTAATAAAGGATATACCATATCTTCTATTTCTTCACGTCTATCATCTAGTTTTAGAACATTATCATTAGCATCACGAAATTCTACTTCATCTACAGCTCCAGAATCTCCACCTCCAGAGTAATTTATTACTGCTTTTACAGCACCTAGATCTAATAGTTCTAGTATCATTGCATTATGTACCATATTCTTTTATATTAAAAGATTTTACTTTTTGTTTTTTATCTTCCTGAAACAACCATATCTCAACATTACCGTCTTTATCAATCATTACATAGCCTTTATTTATCTCATCATCTGAGTATTTCATATAGTCTATTAAAATATCTACTATGTATCCTGTAGTTTTAGAATCAGACATATAACCAGGATATACTGAAACCACAGAAATATATGGCTCATTATAATAATTAGTATTTACATTAAAATGAAACTCTACAGTATTGTAGGCTATGTCTTGATGGATGTATAAGTATGTACAGAGATTGATTTTTAAATCATCCCAATTTACCATTTTGCTTATAAAATTTACCTAGTATGTTACCATTTAAGTAATCTGAGTTTTCTAGTACTCCATATACAAACTGGAGTTTAGTCTCCATGTAAGTAAGTTCTGTCTTAGAATAACAGATATGGAGTATCTCCCGTTTAATTTGAATTCCTTTCTTGTGAGCTTCTTTAAGAACATCATTGCTGCTGAAATAGTTTTGATAGTTTAATTTCTTGACCAGCTTATAATCTTTCATCCTCTTGTCATTTGGTTTTTCAGTCTTCTTAAGCTTAGTCTTTTTCTCAGTATAAAAGTTCTTCTTGCCTATGTATAGTACTGACTTACCATCTACAATGGCACTCATTAAGTATACAAAGCCAATAGCTCCATCAGGAATCATCTCGGGAGTAAACTCCACTCTGTTATATATCCAACTCATGTGTTGAAAATTTTAATAAATTCTTGTTTAATTGTATCTCTACCATGTGCTTTTACAGCATCTGATATATCTTTCTCTATGGGTAGGTATAGAGACTCAGTATTATACTTCTTTTGGTATTTAGCTGTAGCTGCTCTACCGGTATCATCATTGTCAAATAAGATACATATTCTTTGATAGCTACTCTTTAGAGTATCCATTATACTTGGTGAGATCAAAGTAGTTTCTGAGTTTGGTGCAATTACATCTAGATCTAGTCCAAAACTATATAGAGCCATAGCATCTTTTAGTGATGAGCATATAACCAGATTAGGTTTAGAATAACTTAGTTGATCCATACCCTGGATATACTTAGAATTAAAGTTCTTGAATCTTTTCTCTTTATTATCTAGTGGTACATATAATTTGTATATACTGCCATCTTTCTGAGTATATGCATAGCTCATGACTCTAGATATTTCTAGATACTCAATTCCTCTATTCATAATAATACTCTTCAGAGGCTTGACATTAAAGAACTCTAGTACATCAGAACCTATACCATATTCAGTCCAGTACTTAGCATCATACATGTACCAGCTTCTAGTTTTGTAATCTACAATCTTCCACTTTTCTTCTTCTACTAGCTTTATATCTTCATGATCATGATTTTCTAGATACTCTACATAGTCTGCTATAATTTTACATTCAATATCTTTAATTGGTATCTCTCTATTTAGTTGCTTCTCTAGTAGTTTCTTTACAAAGGATACTTTATTACCAGATATATCTGCTGAAAAATCTCTAAACTTATACTGACCATCTTTTACATAGAATACTAGAGATGGGTTTGTATCTTTCGGGTTAAAGATTGATTTAATCTTTGCTGACTGTCCTACCAGTTTATATGGTAATTGAGCATAGTACTCAAATATCCATGTAGATGGTATTTCATCAGTTGATAGTATGACATTGCTAGTATAGATCATAGTACAAATAATAAAGGGGAGCAATCTCTTACTCCCCCTGATTATAATAAATATTACAGGTCAAAATCATCACCAGACTTGGTGCTTACTTTCTTCTCTTCTACTCTTCCATCACTGCTGAATCCAGAAACTTCTTTTTCTTTCTTAGTATAGACATGTTCTGTTTCATTAAATACAGGAATCATAGACTCACTTGCTGGTACAGATACAGACTCAAATGGTTTATTCTTCTTAGTCCATCTGGTTAAGAACAAGTCATTATTCATATAACCTTTGCTCTCATACCTTCTAGAACCAATACAAACTCTAAGTGGTTTATCTTTAAAGAACTTAGATTCATTTACTGCTTGGATAAACTCCTGGATAGTGCTATGCTTACCATTTTGTGCAATAAACCAATCACCTGCTTCACATTCTAGTGCAAGCAATTTAATATATTTCAAGATCTCTTGATCTCTTTTAATTACTAAACCACCTTCATTCTTATCTGCAAAAGCATATTGATTAGCTTTAACCCATCCTACTTGACCACGGTGTCTTCCTAGACTAGGATCATTCTTATCAAATAGTAAACCTTGGAAATCATCTCCCATATCTGGGCCTTCTACAATAAACTTTAGGAAATAAGAATCTGGTTGAAACCTATTTTCATCTAATATTACTTTTACTACAGTAACTTCATGGTTACCATATTCTAATACTTTACTCGGTCCACCACCTGAACCTAACTCTACATTTACATCTAATGTGTTAATCATAACTATTTAAAATTTAATCAATAAATACTTTGTCCCAATATACTTTTATATTACCATTTTCTTCAACCTCAGAGATAACAATCTCCTGATTCTTTAAGTGATCTGGTCTTGCACCACATGCTACTTCATCAGAAGTCTTGAAACTAAGGATGTTTTTATTACCTTTTCTGTATAGGTAACCAATAGCATCAGACTTTGAGCTTGCAATTCTCTTAATTTTTCCTGTCAAATCCAAATCCATTGTGTTAAATTCTGCACCTGCTTTATCTAACTGGACATCTTTAATGTGACCAAGTAAAATTATATGAGGAGCCCAAGTCCTGATATAGTTAACTACTTTAACAAAGGCATCTCTAAGCCATGGATACCCTGCACCATTAGGCATGTTAAGGATACTACCATACTTTTCTTTACCACCTCCAGATTTAAACCAATTCATACCCATAGAGCTCTTAGAATATAATTCTTCAGCATAGCCTACACAAATTTCTTCTAGTGCTGTTATAGTATCAACTGCAATATACTTATAAGGATAGTTAGCTTCTTTGATAGCTTTACCAATTTCCTTAATTTCATCTACAGAGTTAGCCTGGATTTTCATTGCAGCAACATAGTCTGAACCTTGTTCTAAATCTAGCAACAAACAATTGTCTAATCCTGCCAGTAATGTAGTCTTACCTACCTTAGGCTTAGAAAAGATTATTAAGTTCTTAGGACTTTTAATTGATGCAGGTTCTATACCTGTTGGAAGTGTTATCTTACTCATTTACCTCTTATTATATTATTTAACCATTCTTTACTACTTACTGGTTGCTTAAGCATAATAGCTGCAAAATCCAGTATTGTCATTTCTGTAATAGGTGCATTAACACCATCTGTTGAATCTACTAAATTATCAAACATTTTCATCTGTGCTGTCTCTGCAGGTATAATATTCAGTCCTACAGGAAACAACTCTAGTACAGGTATTAGATACCTTACATTACCTTGGGCATCATGTTGTACTGTTTCATACTCAGTTTCCCAATATGGATTGTATCTCCATTTCCATAATCTTCTTTCTGGAAGATCTTCTGGGTCATACTCTCTGCTGACAAACTCAGTATAAATGTCTTGCCCTTTCTTAAGCTCACTAGGGAAGAAACTAACTACCTTATCATCCTTACCAGTAGGCTTGTAAGCCATCTTTGGTATGAACAAGGGGTCTTTAACTCCTAGTACATCAAACTTAGTCTGATGAAAACGCTTAAGCTCGGCTAACTTTATCTTCTTTTGTTCTGCAGTTAGACCTACTTCTTTTGTTTTTAACATACTCTATTTATTTAAGTGAAATTTTCTCTTGTCTTGGTGGGGGCTCTATCTCATGTATTCTGAGATTCTCAAAGTCTGCCCTGAAAAAGCTTATACGGGTATCACCAAATCTTACCTTTAAGAAGTGAGCAACGAGTATATTGTCACTCTCAATTATAAACTTATCTGGTCCATAGATTCTAATGTTTCTTTTAGAAGGTCTGTTAAAACCTACTACAAGATCTGCATGTTGAACCAAGGCATCTGCACCAAAGATATCTGAGTCTAGAATATAGTTACCTATCTTTCCTTCTTCACTTCTCTCTGGCTTATCTACATTTCTGTTAAGCTGGCTAAGCACAATCCATATTGCAGGATACTTTCTCTTAGTCTGTGTAATAACCTCACCTAGATTATATAGAGTCTCCATCTTATCTTTCTCATATGGAGCTAGCTTCACTAAGAATGAGTGATCTAGAGTAATGATACCAGGTACATATACCTTCTCACCATTTTCTTCTCTAGCATTAGCCTCAAACCAGTGCTCTACTTCTTCTTTAATCTCATTGACAGTACAAGGTTCAAATACATACTTTCTATTTATAGAACTAATCCTACTCTTAGCATAGTCTTTACATCTCTCATATTCAGCATCTGATAATGGAGATCCTACACTATTAATCTTCTTGTAGTTTAATCCTAGTGCAAAGCTAAGCTCTCTTGACTTAGCTGCTTTATCAACCATCTCAAACTGAAACTCTAGTACATTAAAAGGGATATCCTTATTAATAGTAATAGCTTCATTGATTAGTTGATCTTTAATAAAAGTTTTACCTGTACCTGGTCTTGCTGCAATTACAATCATTGAATTGAGCTCTAAACCATCTAGTGTTGCATCATTAAACTTAGACCAGGGAGTCTTGATACTTTTAACCTCACCTTTCTTTCTCTTTTGGATATACTTGAGTGTATTTACCCATACATCTCTTTCTGAGACTTGCTTTAAACTCATGTGTTTTTTGACTTAATATACAAAGATAGCCATATACATGGAAAAAACAAATTTATTAAACTACTTTTTCTCTGAAATATGGCAAGTCTTCATCCCCTCCTGCTAGAACTAATTCACAATAATCTGCCAGTACAGATTCCTTAATCTTTTCTGGTGTAGTCTTTACTATAAAATACTGTGATGTTCTGCAAGCCCGGTAGTTATCATTCTCTTGTTTATCAATATACATCTGGGTAGCTGCAAGAATAACCTGCCATGAATAATCATAGTTAGTAAAGAACCATTTAAAACTATCTTTAATAACTTTAGCTGATACTCTAGCAGGTTTACCACTTGGTAATACTCTTTGTGGCCATATAGACAGATAAGTTTTAATTCTAGCATCTATATCATCTGATGATATTTGCTCTGGTATCTTAGTTACTGTCTTCTTAACCATCTGTTCTACTTCACTTAGTATGAAATTTGCTTTCTCAGTGAGCACTACACTCTCTGGTTGTAGTAATTCATTGTTCTGCAAATTTCTTACCTCTAAGTGAGTATTCATTTTAGTAAGAGGCTTACCATTTTTAATCATCCACATCAGAAATAACTCATTTGGAGTTATGTTATTTGCTAGTAGTATCTTATATATCTGTTCCATGTTACCAGTTTATTGGATTACCATTTATACTTATGCAAATATCATTAATTCTCTTGAATATATTTCCTGAATCCCATTCTTCTAGATTATTATATGCGGCACTAGCTGGATGTGAGCAAGTTAACTTATGAACATTATCTGGTATCAATGCCATATATTCTTGTGCTTTCTTACCCATAAATACATATACCAACCCTGGATTATTCCATGCTAGATAGTCTAGTAAGTATACAATAAATGTTTTCCAGATATTCTGATGAGTACCTGGTTTATTTATTGTAGTAGTCAATGCAGTATTAAGTAATAATACACCTTGATCAGCCCATCTTTCTAAATTAGGATCCCACACATAACCATCTGGATAGAGATTCTTCTCAATATCTTTAAAGATATATTTCAATGAAGGCTGTGGATCATTAGTTAAACTACATGAGAATGCTATACCATCTGCTACTCCTAGCTGCGGGTAAGGGTCTTGTCCTATAATAACTACTCTGAGTTTATCAAAGTCACATGCTTCAAAAGCTTTAAATGCATACTTAAGAGGTGGAGTAAATCTCTTATTATCATTTGCTTCATCTACTAACTGGAGAATAATCTTATCAAAATCATCACTTAGTACAAATCCTTTAAGTGCATTATGCCACCCATGACTCTTTAAGTTTTGATATACCTTCTCCCTTATCTGCTGTATGTTTATCTCCGTCACCATAATATACTTCTAATATTTGTTTTATACCTTTATAAGCATTAACATATGTTATATCATTAATACTTACTAACTCTCTAGCTCTAGTCACTGCTACTACAACAGTTGAGTGATTATTATTATATGCTTCACCAATTGCAATTGTAGAATATCCCATATCTCTTAGTATTATCCAAGACACATGCCTAGCTATCTTTATGTTTAGTCTTCTACTCTCAGATTGTACTAGTTCAGTTTCTCCTATTGCTCTTAGCCAATCATTAGCAGCTTCTCTCACATCTTCAATAGTATATGCTACTATATTTTTTCTTTTAAGATCTTCTAGAGTTGCTAGTACCATCTTAGACTTCTGTCCTTTCAATAGGTCAAGCTCTGCTTTAAGATTGACTACAGTTTTACTAAGTAAAGAAAGCTTTCTCTTTAATCCAGCCATGTCTGAATCTATATCCTCTATGGTTTTTTTCTTATTTTTCATATATTTGTAAAAATTTTGTACTATGCAAGAATATGATGCAGTTGATCCTGAATCAGAAATAACAGTAACTCTTAGTGGTGCAGTCTTCATGAGACTAAATCAATTAGCCTTATCTGGTCTTAAAGAAACAGACCCTGTTAAGCTTATTGAAATATCCAAGAAAGTCAGAGAAGGCAAGGATATCAAAGAAAACTCTATTGAATATCACATGGAGACCCTTCTCTATATTTCTGGTATGCTTTCTCAAGCTGCTGTTGAGCAAAAGAAAACTAAGAAGATTACTATTACTAATACAGGGACAGCCCAACAAACTCCCCCAACCGAATCAAAGTCTGAATAGCCTGAGATAGTTCATCCTTTGAACACTTAGCAAATGATTTAGGTGTTCCATCTGGAGTAACTAAACCAGCTCTAAGCTTTACTTGATCTTTCATTTCTTCAAATGTAGATCCGGTTTCTGCTGCTAATTCTCTAATACCAGCATGTAATTTACTTATTTGAGCATAACTATGATCATCTTTAGCAATCTCTAAAGTCTGTTGTATCTTAGTACCCATAGGGATACTCTTTACAAACATATCATACTCAATCTGATCTGTGTTTGTTGCAAGCTCTAGACCATTCTCAGTTCTAATAAGCTCTACAGTAATTAATGGTTTCATATTCTTGGTCTCATTTTTTTGATATACTCTACATACTTCATGCTTCTGCTTGAACATGATATCCCATCTACATATCCATAGGTCCATAGAAAGTGGTAATAATCACACTCATCATATGGTGTATGTTTCTCTTGAAGATGTTTATCATACCATTTACACTGCCATATAGCATAGTCTTTTACAGATTCTTTCCAGTTCTTATAATGTTTATAACCTGATTTATTTTTAAAACCAAATAAGTTATTTTTAGTCTTGCCTACACCTTGACTACCACACCCTGTTTCAGCTATACATTGCTGTAAAACTACAAAGGGGTTTAAGATATTGTGCTTAAGAAGTTCAGTATAAACTTCCTTATGACTTGGTTGAAGAAATACCGGAGAAGAAAGGGAAAGGAGTGATATCAGTAGTATACATTTTCTCATTACTATTTGTTTGGTTAGACAATAACTCTCTTAGATGCTTAACAACTAAGACAGCCTTAACTTTACAAGGAGCTAGATGCATATTATACTCTGCTTCCCACAATGCACAATGCAATGCCATATCATAGTTCTTGGTTAACTTATACCATGAATCTATTAACTTTTTAGCCTTCTTTTCAATTTTCATAATTATAAAGATAACTATTTTTAAATAAAAAAGGGCCAGAAAAGACCTTTAAATTGTGATACAAAGAATCCTATAAATAAAGTATTAAAGAATCCATGTGTCTGAGCATACTCAAACCAGAATAGAAAAGATAAAAACTCACCAACAAATAAATAAATTATTATTGCTGCTAGTAATATTGTATTTAATTCTTTATTCATATCATTTATTTTTAGAATCTTTATAACCTAACCAGAAGCCTATAGCCACTATAACATTCATGCCAACAGAAGCTATAAGCTCATGGATATCATTGTAAACATTGAGGGAAAGATGAACATGACCTACTATCCAGAAAGGAATAGATAAGTTCTCAGCTACCCACTTTATAGTATACCTGAGCAGATCTTTCATTTAGAGTAGCAAATTTAATTCCTTCTAGCTCTATTACTTGGAACTCTACAGGAACACCATTTACTCCATTAAGAGCTAGATGTCCAGTTTCTAATGGATGTAAGGGATAACTTACAATCTCAAAAGTAAAAGGTTCTACAGTTTTTACTATTATTTTAGAATCTAATGCGTGTAATGTACCAGTCATGATATTGATTTTTTACAAAGATATAATTTCTAAGATAAATATAACTGTTCTAATAAGAAATCTGTCTGTTCTTCAGTCATATCACCTATAACTTTATCTTCATATTCTTTATTCACAAACTCTTTACCTTCTACATCTAATGTGGTAATAGTACATATCTCTAGTGCAGCACCTAGTAGTTTTTCATAACCCATACCAGAATCTAAACTACCATCTGCAAGAGCTTCAAGATTCATTCTTAACAACTCTTCTTTAGTATCTGCTTCAAACTTTCTTGCGGGATAGGAACCTTGTCCTCCTCCCCAGTAATTTCCTAATACAAAACCAGTGCTTCTATATCTCTTTGTCATCCTTTTTAATTTTAGTAATCATTGATGTACCTTCTGGGTTAATTAAGTCTATACCCATCTTCTTCCATGCTTCATCCATTCTCTTTTGTGCATCTACAGGAATAAAGTATTCTTCTGTACCATCACTAAAAGTTCTTTTCTGAATTGGAGTATAATCAGGTGGATAAATACTCTTACCTATACCCATAGGTTTAAGAGGTTCTCTTTTTTTACATCTTTCCATACCTACTAGTTTACTCATAACCTTGTAGAAGTATATCCAGAATAAATGTTTAGCTTTAATTAGCTTCTTAGTTATCTGTTTCATAATTAATAAATGTATTTACCTACCCATACTTTCTTACCATCTGAATTAGTTGTGGTGTTTATCTTCCATTTTACTTCTCCACCATAGTAATCCTCATCTACTTCAAAAGCAATAGGCATCTTTGGTTGTGATAAAGATTTAATAAAATCTCTTTGCATTTTTAATAACTTTTCTTCAGTATTAAGTCTATGATAATGACTTAAATCCCAACCATAAGTTATTGCTTTGGCAATATCCTCCTCTGTGAATCTATACTTCTCTTTGGCTTTGTTGTAGCCATCTTTGTATCTTGCTCTTGCATTATAATCATTGCCAAATAATTCCCAAGCCAACTTCTCAACATCATCTTCTAATGGTGGTAATAAATCTACACCTTCAAGTATAGGAGAATTGTTTAGTGGTAAATGGGTTATGACTTTTTTACAAGACTTCAAGTCATTTAGATGTTCTTTGGTTGTTGGATGAAAAATAGTGTATGAATTATGAATTTTTCCTACATCAATAATATTCAAATATGTAGTGCAATAATCTCCTTCTTTAATCTCTGAATCATCTACAACAAGTAGATAGTCATCTGTTTTAATTAAATTGTATTTCATCCTGCTGCTTTTTCAAGAATTCGGATTAAGTCTTTAACATCCTGAACATTATCTACTTTAAGATCATAATCAAAGATAATTACAGTCCAACCGTCTTCATCTTTAACTTCATCATTTGCCGGTGTAAGTAATGCACAATAAGTGTATTCACCTTTACTTGTAAAAATGTCATACTCATAAAAGTAATATGGTTTATCACCACTTTCATCTGCTTGTACTAGATGTTTCTTAAAACCTAAGTTTATAATATCTTTTTCTGTCATAACTTTAATCTTTAATTTTAAACGACATCATTTTATCTGCACCATCTTCTACATTGAAGAAAACTACCTGTATATCAGTTAAGGTAACATCATATACATTTCTACTTTCCTTATTCATTACTGTATAAAATACTGATGATCCTGATACAATAGTATCCATAACATCATATCTGGTAATACCGTTTGTAGTAATCAGTTCTATGTAATTAAAAGGTTCTGGTACAAAGAACATAGTAAGCTTATCTAATGTCCCATCATATGTATAAGATGATTGACCCGGAGCTTTTGTATAAAATCTGATTGCATCACAGGTAATAGTTCTCTGTGCATATACCGTTCCATATAGGAACATTGCTAAAAATAGTAACTTTTTCATTGGTTTTAATTTATTTGTTATAAGTTCTTCTATAATAATCTACTGCATCTTTTGTAGCATCAAGTATTTCTCCTGCTTCATCAGCTACACCTTGACCATAAGCATCCATGATCTGCTCTTTATGCATTTCTTTAGCTATATCAAACTGTTCTAATGACTGATCTGTTAAATAGAAGTTTTCAGTCATATATTCTATTAAAAACTGTACTGCTGTTTGTTTCATATTATTATTCAAAAGTTAATACCTTTACTACATTCATCTGTGCATTAAGTATTTCTCCTATAGCATGTTGAAATAAAGTTTCTTTTAAAGGGTCATTGTATCCAGGTGCTATATTCTTATTTTCATTATAATTATAAGGATTATTATAAGTATCATTTAATAAGTCAGCAAGCTCTGCACATAGCTTTTTTGCTTTTAGTACATTTTCATTACCTGAAGGATTATGAGATAATCCAACAAGTTGTTCTCCAAATGTTAATTCTATATATTCTGTCTGTTTCATAAGTTAAAAGTTTTTACTACACTAATTGTTGATTTAGAATAAAAATAAATTATATAATGTTCAGCTTCTTCAATAGTCTTAAAGGTCATGTCATAATAAGATACACCACCACCAGGTGTTATATTTATATCTTGTTCTGTTCTCCATCCATACCATTTTTTTACCTGTACCTTATAGATAGGATCCTTAAATTTTATTTTTTCCTGGATAATTCTTAGCTTACTCATGCTTTAACTAGTTCTATAAGTTTATCAATAGCTGCTGATTCTGCTTCTTCATAAGTAAACCATTTTAAGTCCTCATCTTCAGAATGATACAAGTAATCATTATCTGTCATATTATCTATTCTAACATACCAATGAGCAGGAGTAGAAACGTGTAAATCTATATTCCCAAATAAGTCATGTTCATCTCTGAACCATCTAAATACTTGTTGTTTAAGTGGTGCATAAGCAAGTAGTTTATAACTACCTATAGAAGGTTTACCAATATAAACACCATCTAATGATAAGGCTGCCGCATTATTAGGATACCATCCTAAACATTCTTCATCAAACCCTAGTTCTTTTAATGCTAGGGCTTGTTCATAAGATATAAATTCTTTATTCATAGCTTTTCTATTTCTTGTTTAACTTCTAACCAATAACTCTGTCTTTCTTCTATTTGAGATTCTATATTACCATAATGACACCACATTCCTGATAACTCTTCAATTATCTCATTTACTACTATTAATGCAAATACTTTTGCTATTTGATCCTTATGTTCACCTAATGGTGCATTAGGTATTGATAATGCATATCTATATGTAATAAATAATTCTAATGCTTTTTCTTTTGCTGGTATCATAGTTATTCTTCTAGATATTTAACTAACTCATAACCATAGTGATCAGCTACATAGCTCACATGTTTCCGGGTAGTTCTACTCCAGTAACCTAGTTCATAAACTCTCCTATGTGTATCATCTATATGTGCTACCTCTGTATTATAAGAGTATATACTGTCATCTAATTGTCTTAGATTATCTTTATATCTATCAAATTTTATCATATGCTTGTATTAAATAATTGATTTTCAATACTAAATATTATCCTAAATGTCCCTAATACAATAGAATGGTTATAACTATCATCAGTCATCCACTTTCTTATACCAGTATGATATACTGTAGATACTTCCTTAGCTGTTTTAGGAAACACATGAAATGTTAAGTAGTACTTCTTTGTTAGTTTAAATCTTTTATACATAACTTTATTTTAGTGGTCAGGACAGGATTATTTACTCTTTAATCTGTCCCTATATCTTTTAACCATCATATTATTGATAGCTTTACATTCTTCACATCTGCAGCCTCTTAAATAAGCACCTCTACTAGGATGTTTTTTTAATTTTTCAGTATTCCATCCTAATATAACTCTACCTTTATCAACAGCATCTTGATGATTATCTTTAGCTGTTCCTAAAAATAAATGTTCAGGATTAACACATTTTCTGTTATCACAAGTATGACATACATACATATTTTTTGGTATTTCTCCTTTATGTAATTCATAAGAAACTCTATGAGCATCTATGACTTTACCATTTAGTTTAAAAGCTCCATAACCAGTTTTACCTCTACTTCCAGCAGTCCATAACCAGCACTTTTCTGTTTTATTTATCTTGTCAAAAAATCTTTCCATACACTTATGTTTTGTAGTCACAAATATACGAACCTTTTATTTAAAAAGCAAAAGATAAAGAGAATATTTCTATTCTCTCTACCTACTTACTCCGTCAGGACAAGGATTTGAACCTGTAAGGGCTGTCATTATAGTGACCACACTCAGTGTACTTTTTTACCCATAGTGCTATAACCATCTATTGCGTCTACCATTCCGCCACAGGACTAACCTTTAAATTATATTTCTAAATACTACAGACACTCTATATTCAGGAGCATAAAGACTATGCTTATATCCCCATCTTAGTTCTCCTTCAAACATACAATATGAATATCTAGGTAATGTATAAGATACTATATGATTATCCCTTTTAAACTTTAGATCTGCTTCAGATAGTAAACTAATTAATCTTATCTGTTCTCCACCTGATACATGATCTATATGCCAGTCTATTAATTGACCAGGATGATACTCATTGATACCTACCATGTTAAACTCAAACTTATCCTTAAAAGGTAAGAATATCTCTGGTATATCTGTAGATATGTTAGACACTCGGTAGGGTCCATTATTAGAACCCCACCTTAATGTCTGATTAACTCCATTAGAATTCTTCTTATCTATCTTAGGTACCAGCTTAAGAACTTCTTGTTCAAATGCAGCATCTACATAGTTAGGAATAAGTTCTAGTTTCATATCTTAAACTTTATTAGACCCCAGAATAAACTTACTTCTCTAGACCACTCTTTAGTGGGAGTTGTTGTCTTCTTTGACTTTCTAGTTCTTGTCACCTTCTTAGTAGGTACCTTATTAGAAGATGCTTTGGATGCTTCTGTTGCTTGTCTGTTATACTCTAGATACTTGTTGATTAACACACCAGATACAGGAACTGCAGGACTCCATATAATAAATCCATTGTGACCTTTCTTGGTGATGCCATTATCTTTCAACCACTTGTATAATCTAGAATTACCACCTACATTACGAGATAATAAGTAATAACTCTTCTCAGGTGAATTAATTAAATGTTTCTGAATGCTATGCATTCTTTTTTCTACTCTTTTAAAGGACTGTGTCATACTCTGCTTTATTTGGTTTTACATAATTTATCTACATAGTTGTTCCACTTGTTGTCAGAGTGACCTCTAACCCATTGGAAACTAACTTTAAGCTGTGAATTAAGATCATCTATCTGATTCCATAACTCTTTATTTGACACTGGTTTCTTAGCAGAAGTCTTCCAGTTATTAGCTTTCCATTTAGGAAGCCATTCTGATATCCCCAGTTGTATATACTGACTATCTGTATGAATATAAATCCTTGAGTCTTTATGATGTCTAAGACAATACTCCAAGGCTTTCACTACAGCAGTCATCTCCATGATATTATTTGTTGCATCTTCAGAAGAAAAGATCTCTTGTCTAACTACAGTATCTTTCTCTATTATTGCATAAGCACAGGTACCTGGACCTGGATTGGGAGTGCAACTACCATCTGTGTAAATCTCTACTATTTTCATTCTATTTTTGCTGTTAATCCATTTTCTAATAGGGCTTCACATCTAGGTTTTAGTTCATCAAAGGAGCCAGTTTTAACTGCACACTTACCATTATTATGTACTATTAAAGTAGCTTGTTCTGCTTGTTCTTGTTCATGCTCACAATATACTATTAAACACATCATTACATGAAAGAATGTATTTACATCATCATTGTATAACACTATACATTTAGCAGGTTCAAGCAATTCATCTATTGCTGACTCAATCTCTGTCTTGGTACTCATCTTCATAGTTGTCATAGATATCTTCTTCTTTACAATTATCACATAAGTCTAGACCATCTAGTACATATTCCATAACTAAGTTATAGTCAGATATAGAAGTATCATCTCCTAGAGTGTTAAATACTTCATTCTCTATATCTTTTATGTCACATACACGACATGCACCTTCAAAATGATCTATAATGTCTCTTGATATACTTCTTGCATTCATAACCATATTATTTTATTGTCATCAAAATCTTCTAAAGCATTAGTAACCCACAATGTATCTACCGTATTTTTAAAGCACAATATATGAACTATTGCTGTATCTTCAGGATTCAATCTTAACAATCTACCAATCCTTTGAGCAAGTTTACGTTCATTACCATAACTATGCATTATAATACCTTCCTTAAGATTAGGTATATTAACACCTTCATTAAGCTGTAACACACAAGATAGTTGTTTAATAGTTCCTTGTTTAAAGTCTTCTAAGTTATTTTCTGAACTTGAATTACCACTATGATAACTAAACTCACATAATCTATCTGCCTGGTCTTGTGTATTAGCAAATAGTATACACTTGTTTTCTGAGTTAGATAAGATATTAGTAGCTACTTGTTCCTTAGACTTAAACTCCATCATGGCTTTCATTCTCATAACCCGGCAGATCTGTAGATCCTTTTTACTACTAGAGTTTTCTATTCTATCTGTCCAGTACTTATAAGTTTCTTTTTCAGACCTATAGAACTTACCACCATTCTTGGTTTTAACTTCTATGTTTCTTGCACCACTTAAAGGTATAGAATGTACATATATCTGATAGTTGTTTAATATCTTATCTTCTATAGCATTATCAGTAATATAATAATAGTCTATAGGACAATACTTTGCAACCATCATACCTTTCTCTGAACTACCTGACTTAGGTGGGGTTCCCGTCATACCAAGGATAAAACCTTTATAGTTACGTAGACCATCATCGTGAGTATCTTTAAGACTATGACACTCATCAAGACATATAGCATAGTAATTACTAAGGTCTAACTTTGGTAGACTAAGATATGTAGTAAACTCTATCCGGTTAAGAATGTGTTCTAAGTTAAAAGTTTTAGCATCATCTTTCCAACTCTTAAATATAGATCTCTTAGGTGCTACAACCAGTAATTTTACATGATCCAGGAATATACCTTCAGTAAGATAATCAAAATGCTTTAAACCTATAAGAGTTTTACCAACACCCATACTTACAGCAATACCTATCCTGGTTTTCTTCTTAATATACTCAAGAGCATCTTGCTGTATTTCATCTTTAGTTTTCTTCATTTGATTCTTTTGTTAATCTACTTATACTTAATCCTAATTCTTTTGCTTTTTCACTATTTAATTCTATCCATGTATGGCATTCTCTACATACTGCAATCCAGGTAGTGGTATCTAAATAGAACTTACCTCTACCAGCTTTATGATGTATATCAGTAGCTTTAGTACTGCAACAATCTAGATTAGCCTGACATATAGGATACAAATCTAAGAACTTCTTACGCATAGTGGTATAGAGTCTATCTAGTTTTGCTTTTTTGCCAGAGACCTTGGGAATAGTGTACTGCTTCTTTGGTTTTTGTGTAACCTTACTCTCAGGATGGCAACCCCAGCAAGCTTTGCAATACTTCTTCCCATTGTGATTCTTCCAAATCACTGTCTCTTTATGGCAACTATAACATTCTTTCAGCTTCATTTTATCTGATAAAAGTATTCTGGTAATAAACCTTCTTTAATTAACTTATTCACAATCTGAACCTTGGATATACCTAAGTCCTTAAATTGCAAAGTGTTAAAGTAAGAAGGATCTGTGTAAGTACCAAAACAATCAGCAAAAAATCTGCTCTTTGGAAACAAAGTTTTCACCAGATTATTAACAATCTCGGCAGATAACTCTTGCTTCCATACATTCAGCACATACTGTGCTTTACTGTGCCTTTTCTTAATGGCTCTTTTATCTTCTTGAGTCATACTTTTCAGTGTGCCCTCATCTATACCGTTAAGTCCACATAGGACTTTCTTGTACATTTCATTCTGTGTTTTACTGAAAACATAGTTATCAGATATAACAGGATCTACAGTTTTAATTTTATACATAAAAATAAATTTAATAAATTAAAATAATAAAGGGAGCTGTTACACTCCCTTCATCATCTTTAAACCATGAAAAACTACAAAGAAAAACTCTCATCTTCTGCCTTAGCCTTCACAATACCAGCACGGATATCTTCATTGTTATTGTGCTGAATCTTCTGATCTAAAGCATTTGGGTCTTGCTTATAGATATTCTTCCTATAAATAGGTTGACCATCTAAACAGCATACAATACCTGTTTTACCAGCAAGTTTATGATCACGCTGTGGCTCACGGGTATTAAATGGTGTCAAGGAATCCACAACTACAATAGTTCCTGAAATTTCCATACCACTTTCATAACCTAAAGCTTCTAAATCAGATACTGCACCCGGTATTTGTGCTGTAACATTTCTGGATCTTACCCATCCAGTATTATCTACCCATGTTCTCTTCTGTTGTACCAAGATATACCCAAATTCTGAGTTAGACTCTGATACATTAATAGGCGACTTACCTACTTCTCCTAAAACTACTACACTTTTTGACATAACATAAAAATTAAACAATTATACAATATGAACCAATAGATAAACATCTCAGTGATGTGGTTCTTTCATCAAAGAGAATAAATTAATAAACTAAAATTACTATTCTGGGGCGTTCTCCAGTAGATCACTCAGATCTGGTAGATCATCAAGGAAATCATCTGAAGTATCTATACAGTTGGATAAATCTTCTTCTGTGTATGTGATATCAAGATCATCATCATTGTCTGTATTCTTTATTTCACCTTTGGATAAATGGGAAGCATACCATGGATCAGTGATAACTTCACCATAACCTATACTGATTAAGTATTGTTCTTCTTCTTTTGTCAGATCTAAGAATTCTTCAACCGTTAGATAGACAGTTCTTCCGTTGGGTAATTGATACAGCATTAAATATACACATATATACAAAGATAGAAATAACCAAATATTATGAGCATGTTGTTTTTACTTTTATGGCACTATATGGCTAAAGCCAATAGTCCTATACCCACTAGTATCAACCATGCAGCAATAAAATAGGCAGCATTCTTAACTGAATCTTTCATATTAAAGTTCTGGTAAAGGTGTAACATCATCATTTAATACACTACTTATTTGTTCAGCATTTACATCTGTTTCATAAACTCTCTTATCACCTGATGAATTAATTGCTTCTAACTTAACAGAATATTGATTATACTGCATAGGTTGAAATGCTGTCACCGAACCTTTAATGTAATCACCTTTGATAAACATCCCTTGATCTTCCATCTCTTTAATATTGAACTTCCAAGAAGATAATCCATCTTTATGTACATATATATCCTGACCTACCTTATATAATGGTTTAGGATAAAATCCATTCATGGCTTGAAACAAAGTAACATAACCATTAGGAACTCCATGAAAACCAGATATAATAAGATTAGCCAGTTTACTTCCACTAACAGGATCACCATTCTTAATAATCTCAGCAAGTTGCTGCTCTATAACACTTAAATCTATATCCACTCTTATACTTTTCATTCTATAAAACTTTTACATAATATCATACCCTTATATTCAAAGAACATATTAGTTACTCCAGTCCTATTAATTACAAACATGTAAGTTTTATCTTCAGGCTTAACATGAAGGTATAGAGACTCACCATCATCAGACTTGTAAGATTTAAACACCGGGCTATAAAAGTAAATATCTTCTGAAGGACAATAGAAAGATAAATGATTATAGTCATCAGATATAGCAATTCTATAGTATGTATTCTTTTCAGTTCTCATATCCCGTAAACTATTATCTTCCATAATCTGATAGTTTCTAGTAAACGTATACTCTAAGACCTTTTGGGCCTGGGCAGACAATGTCCACCCAAGCACTAAGGTAACAACCATTAACCAATACTTTCTCATAGGTTAAATTTGTTTATGAGTATTCTTGTAATGAGATTCTGACAATAGGTTATATCAGCATCTGTGATCTCACCGGCATGCTCTTTTACCATCTTGAGATGGAATTGCATTTTACCATGTAGATCATCTAATGTTATAACCATGTGGTTCAATGATGTCTGACCTGTAATTGTCTGTATCTGTTCATTAATAACATTAACATCAATTGTAGGTTCAATCTTCTTAGCAGTTTTACGTGGTCTACCAACACTTTTTTTCTTTGGCCTTGCCATAATTTTAAGGTTTAATGATTAATAAATATGAAAAAGGTGGGACTTTCACCCACCTGTTGTTTTAAACTGTTACCATAACTTTGGTACCATAATAGGTTGCTTCTTAGCAATCTTTTTGAAATAATCCTGCATGACATGATGTTTCATAGTCTCATACATAAATTCTTTCAACTCATCAGGAGCACCACCATTATATTTGCTTTGAATCTGGTCTATTACATAATCATCACTATTCCATGCCTTTTGTATGCCTATGGTATAGTTCTTATCATTATAATAACCATGAAGACAGAAATATTCTTTGTCCTTGATTCTATTCCAATAGTTAGTATAGATACAATGATGTTCATGCTTACCTATCTGAAATAAGTCTTTCTTACTATTAACTATACTAAACTTAAAGTTAGCATCCTGTAATAAAACTTCTTTCGGGTAATCAAGTACTTCATCTTTTAAAGACTCAAGTTCTATCTGCATTACTTCCTTAGTCCATTTATCATGCTCTTCCTTTAATCTATTTTGAGACCAAGTATGATCTACCTTATAGTCAAGCATTTTAGCAAGATGAAGAGCATCATAACTTATAGAAGACTTTTCAGCACCAAAGATGGCAGTAACAAAATCTCTGAGGTTAGAGTTTCTGTAATCTATAAGAGCATGGTCAAGATTCTTAAGATACTTAAGTTTATGAAGTATATCAATCACTTCATTATACTGTAAATTCTTTTGTGCATATGCCTGATATAGTAACTCTGGAGATACATTAACTTTAACATGATACTTAAGATAGTGCTTTATAAGATCTCTGGGATTTGTAATCTTCCCGGTAAGAACTTTAGCAAACAATGCTGGCTTAAAAGATATTAAGGATAAGGACATATTATCACATGCCCACTCAATATCCCGGTAATGCTTACTAATAGTTTTAACCATATTGTTATCTATCATTAAATACTTACCAAACCAGTTCTTTACTTTCTTAGTCTTAAAGTCAAAGGTAAATCCTAAAGAATCTTTACTTTTAGTATATAGACTCTTAGTACCCATATAAACTTGTGTATGCCTATCAGATATACATAGTTTATCATCATCCATATAAAAGGATACTGTTCTATAACCTGCTGTACCACTTTGATAGTACTTAATCTTACCTGCTTTAAATGGTAGGGATAACAATTCTTCAACATTAGTTTTACTTCCCTGTGAAATTACTTCTCTAATCATAATTTATATATTTATTTGGTTTATACTACTTAAGATACCCTAATACCTGCAGGACTTGAATGTTAATTCGGATTATAAAAAGAACGAGTGTGCCTGCAGATATAGGATAATTAAAAATCATCAATTTATAAATCTGTAACCAATATTCATAAGATGTAATTGGTTTTCACAAAAAAAAATAACCCTAACTACAATGAGTCAGGGTTACTTAGCCATATTATCAGCATCAAAAGGGTAAGATATCTAAATCTTGTTCCCCTATAAAGTGTGTAGGATGTTCTGTATCAAAAGGATCTTTAACTATTTCTACAGAATATCTACCTTGATACATCTCAAGTACCCATTCAGGCAACCCGGATTCTTCAAGTCTCTCTTGTCTAATAGTCCATACTCTCTGATAGTATTCATCTTCACTCTCATATTTAATAGTATCCATATACATCATCATCTAATAGGTTATCATATTCATCTTCCGGGAAAGAGTTATTAAACTCTAAAGCCATATCACCTTTAAGTTCTATCTTAGACTTAAGACTTTCTTTAGGTTTTTTATAGTTAGCATTTCTAACAAGCATCTTTAATGTATTTCTAAGATGACTAAGAGACATAGAGTCTATATCTATCTTAGTACCATCTCTCTGTATCCAGTATTCTTTAGCCATAGTATTATAGTATAGTTATTTTGAATAGTTAAAAAAGTTGTGAGTTAGTAAAGACAATGAGATAGGATAAGTCTGTGTATCACTATCTCATTATCAGTTACTTACATGAAATTATAACCCATCTAATACATCATCTGCAGTATCATTAACTACTACATTCTGTATAGCTCTAACAGGTCTTTTAGTAGACAGTTCACTGATCTTTTTCATCAGCATTTGTTCACCTACAGTACCCATTCTACCACACATATCAGCAAATCTACGTAGTTCACCATTGTCAGCATAGACTCTATTGTTCTTACTAATAGCAAGTTCTACAGTATTGCCGTTAAACTGTCTAGTAAACCACAAGTCTTTGCCTGTTTCTGGGTCTGTAGATTTAGCACTCTCTGTATTTCTAAATGCTAATAACTCTTCAGCTGTTCCTTCTACTTGATACACATTGTATACAACATTGTTTTTCATGTAATCATTAATAAATAAACCTTTCATAACTCTTTGATTTTTATACTTTTATAATTAAACTATCCAACTACAAAAGGGTTTGGGTAGGAGAAGAGAGAGAGGGAGAGGAAGAGAAAGAGAGAGAAGAACAGAGAGAGCACACACTATAAATCTATAATTTTCTCAGAGCAATAACTGTAAGATGGTAAGGATCTCTCTGAGCAAAGCCTTGTAGCTCTAAGGCTAAGACAATTTTACAGCCTTTATAGCCCTGTATCCCGCATTCTACGGTAGAGCCCTTGTCTCTCTAGGGTTGAGACACTGCTGTAAAAAAGAAATACCCTACCGTTAGGCAGGGCATTCTTTGGCTGTTATAGCCCGTCAAGTTCTTCTGTCTCTTCAACCTTGGTACTGACAGACCTTGATACCTTGGTAGGTGTAGTAATCTGTATCAGACCTTGCTTGGCTAATGAGGTAATACGCTTCTGATGATCCCAGTCTATATAAGGCTGCTTGGTTTCATCATCAGGTATAATCAAATCTACTACATTATCAATGCTTGCTACTGCATCTTGATAAATAGGATTACCTGCTAAATTGGACAATTTGCCACCTGTATATTCAGGGTCATGTGCCCATTCAGAAATACCCTTGTAGCATCTCTCACGATAGAGGTCTAACTGTTCAGGTGTTCCGTCTACAACATAGTGAAAGTAGGTCTTTGGAGTTCCGTCAGCATTCTTTGCTGTTTTGCTGTTTTGTGCCTTAAGATAAAAGGCTTTTAGAATTTGAGGCATAATTAAATGAATTAAATAAATGAAATTAAACTATCTGTTACCAAAAGGGTTTAAGTATACAGGGAGAGAGAATTACTCTGTGCACAGGTGTGTGATTAGTACCAAAAAAAAAGACCCATTAGGGTAGAGATGTGGACAGTAGATACCGCAATATGCTTATCTTCTGAACTTTATAACCGAAGTCACACCTCTCTTACTAATACAAAAGGGTTTAACACAGGCCCATAAAGTAGGACCGAAGCCCTACTTATAGACTACACAGGAGAAACCGTCTTCTGATGCAAAGTACATTAGTGTATCTGTTTCCCACTGTAACCTGAATCTTCTTCTACCATAAGTATCTGTATTAAAGATATAGAACTGTTCTCTACCTATCTCTATATTAGTAGTAGGACTAAACACTGTCCCGGAGATATTAGTAACTGCTTCTACTTTCATAACATTCTTATTGGTAGTAAGGAATTGTCTTCCTAACTTATTGTAGTGAAAACTACGCATGTCATACATTAAATCCATATAGTGTGTATTAAATTTACAAAAGGGTTAAGAGATAGGCTGTTACACCTATCTCTGTTTTTTACTCTGATAGATACATTTCATACCCGTTGAGTCTTCCTTCTATCTCACATTGAAGATGGTCCATTAATAACCTTAACTGATGGATTGCTTCTCTTTCTGCTAGTATAAAAGGGTCTGTCTTATCCCTAGATATTAATCTTTCTTCAAGATTACTAATCTGATTTTCTATCAGTTCTATGACTGACAATAGTGTGGTAGTGTCCATATGATTTATTTGAGTGTGCAAAAGGGTTTCATAGACAAACAAAAAAAGGGGACAGGATTTATCCCATCCCCCATTGTTAATTAATAGTTAGCCCTACATGTTCTACCAGTTAATAGGCTGTGGGTTAATCTCTTCAGCATTAACCTGCCTAATGCAGTTGACAGTTTCTTGGAAGGCTATTTCTTGCTTCATGAATTCTATGATACCATCTATTGAGGTACAAGTCTGTATAGTACTTGTGATTCTGAATTTAATAGTATCCAATGAAGCCTTTGGTAATAGATCCGTTAGCTTATGTAGCACGGATAGGTGGACAATGGCCAATTGCCCATTAATTTGTGGTGTGAACATGAGTACTTCCTGCTCAATACCATTGATGTTAATTTTCTGCATAATGATGTATTAGTTATTCAAAAGGGTTTAACTCACAAAAAAAGAGCACAGGATATACCTATGCTCTCAAACCTAAATACACCACTTACTCAATATCTTCTACTAAATAACCTATAAAACAGAACCAGATTATCCAGTATATTACAGTTATTCCCCAAAAGATAGGACTCTCAAATACTTCCCGGAAGTTAACAGTAAATGCTGTCATTAGAACTGATATCCATACTATCAAGAATGGAATACAGAAAGTACCAAATAGTACCATTAGTTTCTTTGTTAGTGTGTTCATATATATTAGATTACTTACACAAAAGGGTTTACTATAAAGAAAAAAACAGAGCATTATTGTTTAGCTCTGTAAGTTGCGACCAGGATTGCTGCCTAGCACTATTGATGTGAATTACATATAAGGGAAGATAAGTTAATAGCAATTACATGGTTCCCCTACCCATGTTGCTAGTTTGCCGTTATGGTATATATGAACTACTGATGTACTATCTTGATCATCAGTAACTCTCCATTCAGCCCCGTTATTAGTATCTCCAATGAATGTCCATACACCATCATTGGTAGTTACTTGTGCTGCAGATGACCTACCTAACATAGCACCTGCACCTAATCCTATCCCTATTATAAATGATACAACAGGAATTAAAAGCAATTCTGGTTTCTTCATATGTGTATTAAGTAATCAAACGGGTATAGTATATATAATATATAGTATAGTATTCTATATACATCTTCCCTTGCTCTGCTTGCTCCTCTCTTTCTACTTCTTCTGCTTGCCTGCCTGCTGCACACCACACTTCTTCTTCTCACATCACACACATCTTCTTTGCCAAGCATGCTTTTTTTCTACAACACCCCCACCCACCCCTTGCTCTCTCTCCACAACCATGGGGGTAGCCCCCTCTGAATTTTTTTGCTGGGGGTTGTTAATTACCACCCCTTCTCTTTTTACTACATATATAATTCCTATACCCCTTACTAACACTTTATTAACATTCAGATTTGGTAGTTATCTAGGGATGTTGTATATTAGCAGTAGATATTATTATTTATGGCAAAACCGACATGGGAGACCAAGAATGATGGTGTAATTATTAGGGTTCCTTTTAAGAATACTAAAGAATGGTCACAGTGGGTGCTTCTTACTTCTGACGTACACAAGGATAATAAGAAGTGTAATACCCGAAAGCTTAAAGAAATACTAGATCAGGCAGTAGAAAGAAATGCTATTATTATAGATAATGGAGATTGGTTTGATGTGATGGGAGGTAAGTATGATAAAAGATCTACTAAAGGAGATATTAAGCCTGAGTTTCAGTTTGGTAATTACTTTGATCTTGTTATAGAAGACTCTGTAGATTTTCTTAAGCCTTATGCTAAGAACATTGCTATACTAGGTGAAGGTAATCATGAGCAGTCTGTTAATCAGAGACATGAACGTAACCTGACTAAGCAACTTATCAAGGAGTTAAACAGAGAGACCGGAAGTAATATCCAACATCAGCAATATGATGGGTTTATTAAGTTTCAGTTTGAACAGCTTACTAGTGCTGGAGAAATTACTAAAGGGGCTGCTTCTTTACTTATGTATAGGAATCATGGACTAGGGGGAAATGCTCCGGTGACTATGGGGGTAATCAATACTAGCCGGACTCAGACTATGATAGATGCTGATATATATGTGTATGGTCATATTCACCAGAAGTGGGTAGTATATAGGACTAAGAAATCTCTTAATGCTGACATGAACTACACAGTTAAGGATCAAGCTCATATCCAGTTGTCTACATTTAAAGATAGTAAAGATAGTCAGTGGGAAGTTAGTAAAGGATTTAATGCTCCGTCTTTAGGTGGTGCCTGGATAAAATTTTCTATAGGGACTAATGAAAAGAAAGGAAGATTTCCTAAATTTGAGATAACTTTAATAGAAGGATAGTATGATTACTGACACACTTATATTTTTTGAAGAGTATGATAACTCATACCTAGTACAATGTAAAATCAACTTAAATATGAATAGTATATTCATGGTTAGAGAAGCATGTGACCTAGACATACCAGATATGAGAAATATAGTGTTGTCTAATACATATACAGGTCCTAAGAAATTAGTCCCTGAAGATTTCTCAGTTATAGTATTAAACTCTGGTACTGAAGTTATAGTAAGGATACCTTATTATGAATTGATGGTATTACTTACTAAGGATGCTACCATAGAAAAAGATGTAGACTAATGGCAGGTACATTTTCTAAATATCAACAGGTAGCAACTAACTATGCATTTAGTACACCATCTCTAGTAGGTGATGTTAACTATGAAGATGCTAATATAGCTAATGCTTCATTTGTTCCTGTTAATCCAGCATTAGCATGTACAGTAGAAGTATCTATTATAAGGAATAGTGTTAGTACTGTTATTCTTAGGGAAAGTTTAGCTGCCGGGGATAAGTTATATGATACTACCCTAAGAGTACTTAAACCTAATGACTTTTATAATGTTGTTGTTTCAGCACCCTGTGATATTAGTATAGTAGGAACATGGTCTTAATAATTGACTCAGCTGGTAAAATAAAAAAAGCTTACTTGACCGGGGGGATACTACTACCTGGATCAGGTGGTGGGGGAGTTACATCAGTTACTGCCACTACTCCTTTATCTTCTACAGGTGGAGCAACACCAGATATATCTATTACTCAAGCAACAGGAGCAACTTCCGGGTATTTATCGGCAGTTGACTGGACTACCTTTAATAGTAAGCAAGACGGATTAACTGCAGGAATAGGAATTAGTTTAGCTGGTAATATAGTTACTAATACTTTACCAGATCAAACAGTAGCACTAACTGCTGGTACAGGTATTGGAGTTGCAGGTACATATCCTAATTTTACCATTAGTAATACATCTCCTTCAAGTGGAGGAACTGTAACATCTATAGATGTAGATGCAGGAACTGGTATAAGTGTATCTCCTCCAGGACCTATAACTACATCTGGCACATTTACTGTTACTAATACAGCACCAGATCAAGTTGTAAGTTTAGGAACTACAGGTTCTGGACTAGCAGTAACAGGAACATATCCTAGTTTTACATTACAAAATACTCTTCCTGATCAGACTGTTGCTTTAACAGCAGGAACTGGTATTGGTATAACTGGTACTTACCCTAACTTTACAATAACTAACTCTAGTCCATCTAGTGGTGGAACAGTAACTGCAGTAACAGCATCAGCACCTATGGCTTCTACAGGAGGTACTGCACCTAACTTAAGTATGCCACAATCAGGAGCTGTTCAAGATGGATATTTATCTTCTACAGATTGGAACACTTTTAATAGCAAACAAGATGCATTAACACTTACTACTACAGGAACAAGTGGTGCTGCCACGTTAATAGGTAGTACATTGAATATCCCACAATATTCTGGTGGTGGTGGAGCTTCTATAGTTAGACTTACAGGTCAAACATTAACTGCAGCTAGTTGGACACTAGTATCTGGTTATTACACATATACCTTTTCTAATGTAAACATAACTGTTAATACTAGGGTAGACTTTACTCCAGATAATACAAGTTATTTAGAAGTTACTACTTGTGGTATGCA